TATTATTATTATTATTATTATTATTATTATTATTATTATTATTATTATTATTATTATTATTATTATTATTATTATTATTATTATTATTATTATTATTATTATCCGGCGTTTTTCTGTTTTTAACTATATCATATTGAAGTTCTAATTTTTTTAGACGTTCTTTATGTTCTGCTAAAATCTTCCTAAGTTTTTCGATGTTATCGTCGCTTTCTTTAATACGTTTTGTTTTTTCTTTGGAATCCGGTTCATTATGTATTTCTTCTGATTTTTCTTCTTCTTTTTTTAGTTTTTCCGATAATTTTTTTGTTTTTGGGTCTCCTGTATTTTTTTTATATTCTTGTATTGTTTCTCCTTTTGCCACTAAATCTATCGCCTTTAATATGGCAAGATTCTTTTTTAATGTTTCTATGTTATCTTTTGTACTTTTTATTATTGCTTTTATAGATTCAATATTCAGAGAATCTTTGGGTTCGTGTTTAAGATCATATTCGTGTCTTTTTAAAAGCCTTTCTTCTAATATTAACTCTTCCTTTACAATTTCTTCTGTGGTCACGACGCCTTCATGAATAACTCCTTCTATAAAAACCCATGCGTGCGAACCACTATTATTCGATTTCCATCGATATGCTCCTTCCGGAAGAGTCAGATTCCCCGCGTTAATTTCCCGTTGAATCAACTCTTCTTTCTTTCTTTGTTCCGGACTCTTGTTTCTTTCCGCTTCTTCCTTTTCAAAACTTGCGTATTTCTCTTTTTCTTTTTGCAATTCTGATATTTCTTTTTCCAGTCTTTCTAGCTTTTCATCTCGTTCTTTGGATTTTACCGAATCCGGATCTTGTCGAATTTTTCTGAGTTCATCTGTTTTTTCTCCTAGTTCTTTTTTGATTTGAGCAAGTTCTTCTCTTAATCTGTTTATCTCTGCTTCTTGTTCTGAGGATTTAATTCCTAAACGTTCTTCTAATTTTTTTATCGCCGCTTTCGTGTTTTTTATAAAATTAACATATGGTTTTTCCACAAGCGAAAGAGCCGCGGTATGATTAGGATGATCTTTTTCATACTTAGCTAAATCTTCTTCTGCTTCTTTTAAAGCCGCTTTTTCTTTTTCTAACTCTTTTTCCCATTTCTTCCTTTGAGGGTCGTCTGCGGCAAGAGGTACAGGCTGTGCTTCTTGAGAAGGCTGAACGGCGGGAGGATTGACCAACTGCGCTATCTCCTTCTGGAGCTGTTCCTTCTCCTCCAAAAGGGCTTTTGTTTCTTTCTCCTGATTTTCAATTTCATTCTCTATGTCTTCTACTTTCTCTTGTTGCGCAGGGCTGATTTCTTTTACCTCTAATTCTTTCTCGTCGGAAAACGCGTCTTGATTGGCGTCTCTTATTTTTTGCATTTGCGCTTTGATTCTGTTGAGTTCGCTCAAAGCTTCTTTCGCCTCCTGATGCTTTTCCATATCAGGATTTTTTCCGGTTCCGCTTGATTCCGCAAGTCTTACTTCCGCTTCCTGAATAAGACTCTCTACATTGTGCTCGTTTGTTAAAACTCCTTTGGAATATTGCTTCCCTCCCAATACTATTTTATCGGGCACATGAAGAGTCCCGTTCTGCAATGCTTCTTGGATGACTTGCGTCCTTGTCTCCGCCCTCTTCGCATTCCTTTCCTTTATCTGCGTATTCATCTGGCGGTTGTTCTCGTTCTGCTCCTCTTGAGCCAGATTTCCAAGTATGCCGGACACATCCATGAGTCCGTTTGTCGCCGGAGTAGAAGGAGCTTTGGGCTGTTGCGTCTGCTGAGGCTGAGAATTGGCGTTTACCGCGTCTTCCGCTTTCTTAGGGTCTCCCGTAATTTTTTCGACTTTGTTTATCTCGTCCAATTTTTCCTGAGCCACCGCCACTACGGCTTGATTTGAAGACGTAGCCGCAATCTGCTCTATCTCGCCTTTGGTCTTTGCTAATTTAAGGGCTTCTTTTTCTTTGTGCGCTTTGTCTTTTTTTACCCTTTCGACTAGTTTTTCATCGCCTTGGGCAAGTATTTGAAGCTCTTGTTCGTAAAGCATCTGCTTCGACTGATCTCTCAGAGCCATCGCCACCAACATATTGTTCCCTACTCTCTCTGCCCCCGCCGCCACTAATGCTCCCATGAAATCATGGTCGTTGTCTTTGTAGCTGTCGTAATTGACGGCATGGTTTTCGTATTGCGGATTGAGAGCTTTGAAAGCAGTTAAAAAGGCATCAAATTTTTGTCTCTCTTCGGGGTCATTGATTTGTTCCTCCATCCCGTTCAACGCTCTTTTGATATGAAGGCGTTTTACTTCCGCGTCCACTAATGCGCTTCGATTTTCGTGTTCTGAGTATTTCTCGTCTATCTGTTCAAGTTCTTGCAAAAATCCCAATGCCGTAGCCGTATTCTTTTGAAGGGCGGGATCGGTAATTCCTTTTTTGACTTGTCTTTCGAGGGTCTCTCTGAATGTGTCCAGACTTCCCGTTCTCAATGCCATCAAAGCATAGTTGTGAAACATGCCTCGCTCTATCTGGTCTGCTTGTTTTGTTTTTCCGTTGGCTCTTAAATCGTCTATGGTATTTCTTAAATCGTTTGTAGTATAATGAGTATCGTTTACGCTCATCATTATTTGCTCCGCTCTCTTGGGATCTTTTATATGACCGTCAATGGTATTGTACAATTCTCTGAGAGCTTTTTTGTCTGCTCCGATTTTTCTGTAATATTCTCTGTAATCTTTGTTTGTCGCCAATGATCCCGCATGTTTCAAATAGTTGAATCCTGCAAATCCTCCTCCCATCAATACCGTCTGGGCCACTGTGCTCAAGAGAAAATCTTTGGTGAACACTTCTCTCCATTGCTGATCGTATTCTTCGGCGGAATCCATTGGATTCGGCGTTATTCCCACCATTATTTCTTCCGAAATTTCTTCGGGTATTCCTTGTATTAATTTTCCTCCTCCGGTATGAAAATAGGCGTTCTCGGACATGTGTCCCACCATGTTTCTGCCTGTTTTCTTTGCCCAGTTGTTTATGTTGGCAAGTCCTCGAAGCGGACTTCCCACAGCCGAAAAAAGTTTTCTGGCGTTTTTATTGGTCACTAAATCAGAAATTTTTCCAAAACCGAAGCCTATTCCCTTTTTCAAAGGGTTAAACAACAATTTGCCGGCTATCTTTCCTCCGTACATTTCTGCGACGACTTCTTTTCCCGTGTCTATCATTCCGCCGACCCATGCCGCGTAATGCCCTACGTCTTTTATTATTTCTTGTTGTGTTTTTCCTTCCGGATCATATATAGAACCAAGAATTTGTTTTATTTCTGCTCTCTTTCGTTCTATCTCATTTAGTTTTTGTTCTTTTTTTTCGTCCTTGTCGTTTTCTTTGATTTTTTTCTCTTCGGCGTCTAATTTGTCTAATTGTTCGGCCGCATTTTTGGCATATATTCTTCTTGTGCCTTCGCTATACACCATTTGTTTTTTTGTAGTTCCGTCGGGATTTACTATTTCTACTTCTTTAATCTGACCGATGTATCTTCTGTTCTCGGACGTATAAGTCATGGGCATTGCGGCAAATTGAGTCGCTACTCCCAATGTCGGCCCGATTACCGTATTATTCACGCCTCTTAAAACACTCATGGCTTTAAGTGCTTTAAGAGACGGTTTTACCCCGTTTTTAAAGACTTCTTTTATAATTTCTGTACCTATTATTCTTTCTCCTGCCTTCACTGCGGCTTTTTTTGTCGCCGCGGTGGCTAAAGCTCTTACCCCGCCTCCGACTCCTCTTGTCATAGCCATTTGCGCTATCATTCCGATAGATTCCGTCATGCCTTGACCTAACGTGTACCAAAATTTATTTTTTCCGAGTCCGAGAGCTTGAGTTTCTTGTTTGACGGCTTCCAATTGAATAAGCGCCGTTTCTCCGGCCGTCAATTTGTCTTCTCCTAGTTTTATTGCTTTTTCTTTTGCTTTTTTGGTATATTCGCTTCGCATTAAAGATTTTATTCCTCCCATCAAATCTCCGGCATTTTCCCATAATCCGCTAAAAAGATCTACATTGCGTTTTTTATCGGTCAGATTTTTTAAATTTTCCGATTGAATTTTTGCTTCGCGTATGGCATTCTGCGCGGCATAATATTCTCTTGAATATTTTTTTAAGTCTTCCAAAGGCAATTTTTCTACTTCTTCCTTCGTGGAAGCTATGCTTTTAGGAACAACAATGTTCACCAAACCGTCCGTTCCTTCTACAATGTCAAATCCTTCTTTATCTTTATTTGTTACTTCTGTTCCTAAATGGTCTTGGAAAAATTTTTGTCCTAAATATTTACGGACAGGCTTTGCGAGTTCTCTTTCACCTTCTACTTCTATCCCCATACGGATATGAAAAAATTCTTGTTTTAAATATTCTTGGAGAGGCTTTGTAATTTCGTCTAATTGTTTTTCTTGTCTGTCCGATATAGGTTTGACAAGTTCGTCATGCCTGTCTTGTAATTCTTTATACCTTTTGCTTGTTTCGTTGTCAAAACCTTCTTTTGCCAAAATCGAGGTTCTGTCGTCTATGGTGGTATAGTCATACCATGTTTTGCTTATCCATCGAGGAATTGCATTTATCCCCGAAGACTTATCGTATCTTTCATTTCTTGCCTCTTGTTCTCCTATTTGAAAATTGGTGTCCTCCACCGCTCTCAATTGCTTGGCGTTTTCTATAAATTCTTTTGGATCTATCCCATATTCTTCTTTTAGTTTTATGGCTGTTTCTATATCCTCCGGTTTTAATCCTCTTATCAGTTCCTGCGCCGCGGCTTCTTCTTTTAACCTCTCTGCCACAATGCTGTCTATTATCGACTGACCCGTCAGAGTGCCTTCTATTTCATGATACTGCGTAGGATTGTTCTTTTTGAAATCGGCGATGACTTCTTTCTCCATTCTGGTTTTGGGAGGATCGGAACGGTCTGCCTTTACAGGCTCTTCTTCGTCTCCGAAAACCCAATCCCATCCTTTGGCAAACCATCCTTTGGCGTCGTATTCTTTTTGTCTTCTTTCTCTTTCCGCTTCTTCTGCTTTTGTCGCTTCGCTTTCTCTGATATTTTCTTTAAGTTGTTTTTCTTTTTCTTTTTCTATGGCCGCTTCTATTTCCTGCTGTTTTATTCTCTCTTTGTCCCTTTCCATGAATTCCTCACGTATCCCGTCTGTATTGCCGGCCATGTTGGCAATGTCGGAAGGAAGCAGAGAGCGACTTTTTCCCGGTATAATGGTATCTCCGAACATATTATCTTAATTTTATTCGTTTTATTGTCCTCCTTGCATTGCCGTCATTATACTTAATACATCTATCGGAGCTCTATTTTTTTCTGCTCCTTTTATTTCTTTAAAATCCAACAAATCGTCCAAATTGAAATCTTTATTGTCCATAAATTCCTGATCTATCGGGTTCTGTTTTAGATTCAGATTCATTTGGTTGCCCAATGATGCCGCATTTTTTGCGGCTATCCTGTCCTTAATATAAGCTCTATATTCTTCGAGATTTTGAAATTTCTGAGAAGAAGATTTAGCCCATCCCTGCGCCGTAAATTTCTCATTGCTTTTTCCTTTGAGACCTGCTCTTTCTACGCGGGTAATTCTTTTTTCTTCTGCTTTTAATCTGTTAAGTTCGCTGACCAATTCCTCTTCTTGGTACAGCGGATTTCCGTTCTCGTCCTTTAATCTTCTCAAATGTCCGATATAATCATGGTCAAGAAAACTCGCAGTGGGAGAAAACTTGCCCATGCTCGAATATACCGGAACGACGATGGGCACATTTTGGTCTGTTTGAAATTCCACCACCATTCTAAAATAATTTGCGCTCGAATTTACTCTGGACATTAAAATAGGCTGTATTAAGTCTTTCTTTATTTCTGCCGACTTTATTCTGTATGCTTCCTTTGTTTCCGGATTAAACAATATTTGCCCCACCATTCCGTTCACTCCCGTCTCTCCGGTATAAAATCCTTTGTCCCTTACGTTCATTCCGTTTATCATAAATCCTCCCAAATCTACCACTCCTTCGGTTGCCGCCGCTTCGTCTCCGTTTACATATGCTTTGGCTTGCTCTTGCATTTGTTTTACCAGCTTTTCCGGAAAACTTTCATAAAAAGGTTTCCATGTGGCATTGCTCGCGTTGACATATCCTTCCTTGTCGTTTATCAAATTAGCTTTATAATTCGAGAATTCCATTTCTGCTTTTTTTGCTTCTTCTACTGCCCTTGTATATTTATTAATTAAAGTTTGATCTTTGTTGGTCGTTGCAGTATTAAGTTTTGCTTGATTTTCACTTAACATTTTTTTGGCGTCGGCTTCAAAATCTCCCATCTTCTTTACGAATAAATCGTGTATATACATGGGATTTTTCGAATCAAAAGGCTGTATAGAACTTCCGGTAGCCGCTTTATAGGTCATTATTCCTTCGTTTATCTTCAATGCCAGTCTCTGCAAGGGTCTGGAAAATGCTTCATATGTGTTGTCCAATGAAATTCCTTCGAGAATGTGTTTGTTCACGTCAGACTGAGTCGCATTTGCTCCCAATACTCCTTTAAGCGTTTTTGCCGAACTTTTTGTGGCCGCCAAGCGATATGCGTCTGCTTGTCCTATCTCGCTTTCTTTCTTGTGGGCATAAGGCAACAAGTCATCCAATTCTTTTTTTAATCTTGTGCCTTCCGCAAAACTGACTTGTCCTTTCTCGTCCAAATATTTCATCGGATTTTTTCCGTATTTGTCCATGCTTTTAAAGTATCCCGGCAATTCGTCGCTTCCTGTTATAAAACCTTCATAAGCTCTTCTTATTCTTTGTATATCCAGTTCGTTCTTTGTTTTAGAAAAATCATACCAATTTCCGGTTCTGACAGCCACTTCAAATTCTGTTTTCTCGTTGTCTTTTAAAGCCTCGAATGACTTTGAACCTATAAATTCGGCCGGCAAATTTTTGGTTTCATACATCTGGTCAGGCTCGAAAGGAAGAAGTCTTCCTTGTTCTCTCTCAGCCTGCTGATGAAGCAAAGGAATATCTCTGTACATCTCTTTGGAAGCGTCGGATTTCAATTCTCCCAGACCCTTTTCGTATTGTTTGAATTTCTCGGCGTTCTTTAAAATCTGAGAAATAGTGCCGGAAGAAAAGTCTTTCCCCACGTCCCGTATAAGAGAATTAAGCTGAGAGCCGTATTGCGGATTCAAAGGGTCGGCATTAAATCTCTCCGCCAATTCTTCTACTCTGGGCACATATTGCTGTTTGGCTTGTTCCGCATATTGAGCTTCCCACGGCACATGCTCTATGGGCACGTCTCTGTAAAATTCGAGCTTGTCCAGAGTATTGCTTATTTCTTCGTCTTTTTTCAATAAGCCCTCCTTCATCAGTTCCCACGGAGGCTGATACTCGAAGTTTTCTACAAATTCCGGCCTAGCGGTCTGATAAAACCTGCCCATAATTACCCGTTTTTAGATTTTGCCGTTCTCGCCTTTTTTCTTTTTCCGCCTTTATTTACATACTCTCTCCGATACCCTGATTTTTGAGAAGGAGTCAGAGCATCCCATTGTGCGGGGTTGTATCCATATTCCTGAGCCAATTCCGCGTCTGTTCCCGCCACCCTCGAAGCATCTCCGACGGTAGGCCTGTTTTCCTTGACAAAAAACTCTCCCGTCATTGCATTGTATCCTACATGGTCTGCAAGGTTGTTCAAGAATTTTTGAGTGTTGTTTCTCTCTTTAAAGTTGTTAAAAGAATTTCCGGCTTGAGCAATGCCCCTTCCTATATCGACTTTATTTTGTCCCAACTGCTTATAGTAGTTGTCGAGGTCTTTGCGATTGTTGGTATCTCTTTCGTAATTGCCCTGCATTACCATCTTGTCTCTGTCGTTTTGCATGGCGGCTTGTTGTCCCGTCAAAGCCATCATTTGCTGAGATGTGTTGTTGTAGATTTCATTCATCTGACGGTTTGCGCCTTGTCTGGCAGCCATGTTCAAAGCCCTCATCGTATTGATGCCTTGTGCGCTGTTTCTGCCTTCCCGTATTCCCGCGTTGGTGGAATATTGAAGGTCTCTGAGCTTAGAGGCTTGTATCTGATCTATGTAGCTTTTGGAATTTTCCAAAGTAGCCAATCCCTCTTTTCCGTAATTCTCGTAAGGATTGATGTTAGGAGTATCCATAGCCCTGTTTTCAAGCGTATTGAAATACGGAGCAAATCCTTGATATAGATTTCCTGCCACGCCCATCATGTCTCCGACGGTAGGCATATTGCTTCCCCATTTCTGCGCTCTCTGACCAAAACCCCCGTTTCTTTGACCTGCCATGTTGTTTTGAGCGGGATTGTTTTGCTGAGGAAAAGTACCCGGAGCGAGTTTATTTCCAAAGGAAGGAACGGGAGCGGGATTATAACCTCCCAATCCTTTTGCCGCAATGTTGGGAATTGCCCTGCCGCTTGAATCTCGAGGAAGGGAAATCGCAAGTTTATTGCCGAAAGAAGGAATTTGAGGAGAAGGAAAAGAACCCTGCGCCAAATGAGGGACAGTCCTTGCCTTTTGAGGCTGTCCGTAACTTTGCGCGAGAGGCAACATTCTCTCGTCTATGGGAGGCTTTTCGGGCACTCCTCGAAAAAACGGAGAGGGAGTGTATTCCTTATTTTTTATTCGATAAGGAACAGGAGGTTTTTCAGGCTGGTTAAAAGGTTGCTTATCCCACGGCAAATTCGGATCATAATCATCAGGCACAAGAGGAGCATTAGCCAAATTTTGAAAATCTTCTTCTTGCTCTTTTGTCAAACCGAGAGGAATGGTTTTAGAATATTGACCAGAAGGATACTCATATTCGCTTATGGCTTTATTGCGATCTATGGGAAAATTTATTTTATTTTCTAAAATTTGATTTATTGTCTGGCCGGGTTTTCCTATTCCCGAAAGAGAAAGTTCTTTTTTGTAATCGGCGGGAAGTATGGGAGAGTTAGAATTTACTTGTTGCCGTTGTGCTTGATTTCTGTCGCCGAAAAGAGCGGAAATGGCGTCGTGATCAGCAGACATCGGAGCAGAATTAGGAACGTAAATGGCAGAAGGATCTCTGCCATAATCGGCGGGAACGCGAAGAGGAACGGAAGGAGGATCAACCGACTTTTTATTTACCGAGTTTTCTGTAATGCCCAAATGGTCTCTGAATTCTTGTTCTTCCGGACTATGAACGCCCAAGAAATCCGTCATTTCTTTTTCTTGAAGAGACGCGGAAGTTTTAGGTTTTAAATTAAACGGCTGTTTCTCCCATGGCAAATTCGGATCGTAACCTTCCGGCACCAAAGGCATGTTGGCAATGTTTTGTTTGTCTTCTTCGCTTAAATCGGGAGGAATGTTTTCAAAGTATCGAGTTTGATTTCCCGGTATGTTCGGTTCAGGAATAAAACTCTGATTGTTTTCGGAAAAATTAAGTTCTTTTTTATAATCAGGAGGAAATATAGGAGGATCAAAAGGATTCTTGATTAAAGGAAGTCGAGCATATGGATATGAAGAAAGAGAATCTCCTACGGGAGGAACGTCTTTTATAATTGCGTTTGGATAGTTTGGAATTTTAGAAGTTGTATCTGTTCTTGGTTTTGCTTTTGAATATCTACTTTTTACAGAATTTTCGTATAAAGCCATCTGACGCTTTAATTCATTTAATCTGTATTTTTTATTCTCTTTATTTTTCTTGAAATAATCTGCGCTAAACGGTTTACCTTTCATATATGAATCATAATCTTCATATGATCTAAAATCCGCGAAATGTCTAATAGGATTTGAAATAAAATAAGGAACAGGATTTTTTTCTTTTAAAAATTTATCGACAATAGAAGAACCGTCCGGAAGGGTTTCTTTTCCTCCGTTAGCTTGAATCCTTCTGTCAAGTTCCTTTTCATATCTTTCGCGAATATCTGAACCGTCCGGCAATCGATCAGAATATCCGTTTTCTTTCCATAGTTTCCAAACTTCCGGATGTGTTCTTTTGGCAAGTTTTCTTGATTCTTCTTTTTCTGCTTGAGCCTCATCCCATCTTCTCCATGCTTCTACCTTTTTAAAATGCTCGTGGTTGTTAGTTATTACTTCTCTGGCGAGTTCTTTATGGTATTCTTTATTGTTGAAAATTTCTTGCCAAATTCTTGACCATGCTCCTCTTTTACTCCCTTTTTTGGGAGGTTCTGGTTCTACTCCGTATGCTCCTGTCCCTGCGGCATACTGAGCAAAATAAGGATACAATCCTTGACTTCCAGTTCCCATAGCCTGCATCTGCTCCGGCATTTGCATCTGACCCATCTGCTCCTGCTGTTGCAACAGATTACCCACCAACTCCTGCGTCTGCAAATCATTCTGTTCTTCTACTTGGTTGGCTTGCATCGTCCTCTTCAACGCATTCTCCATCAAAGCATCATTTTTGTTCTTGGCCAGAAGAGCCTCCAGACTCATTCTTCTCTTCTCCCTCTTTCCTTTCCTGTTTGCCATGGAGACTCCGTCCACGCTTACCCTGTTGGAGTATATCTTGGTGGCTTCTGGAAGGTTGGCGTCTATGCCTCCCTGTTCGTGGCTCGGTCCCTGAAAGCCCATCATTTGTCCGTCTGGAGTCTGAGCCAGTTCTCCTCCTTCCGCTTCGATAGGCACTTGCTGAGGCACCATGCCTCCGTAGGCGGCATACATGGTCTGATTGGGATTTTGACCCCAAGGGTTGTTGTTGAAGTTGCCCCATGCCTGTTGGTTTACGGGCTGACCTGCGAGGGACTTCTGTCGTGGCTGGAATCCGTTCTGGGCAAAGTTTGAGTTGCCGAGTATTCCCATACCTATCCCCGCTACCGTCTCCAAACCCATTATCCACGGATTTGTTTCTGCCGCATATTGCGCTTTGGCTTGCATTATTTGATTCTCCGCCAGAACGTCCTGCGGGTTCGGGATGACTCCGTTTATGGGAGAACCCGACAAATACTTCTTCCTGCGAGGCTTTTTCATTTTTTTCTGAATTAATGTTCACCGAAAACTATCTGTATGACGGATATTCGTTGTCTAACGTATAGTTTAAAATTAACTTTATGTTGTTGTTAAAATTCGCTACATCGTTAAACTCAAATTTATCGAATATAAAACGACAAACCAAAAATTTGTCTCTGAAACTTTCCATTTGAGTCCAGTCTTTATTTATATTTAAGCCTGTTTCGTTTAATATTTTGTCGATAAAATAGATATTTTGCCTGTCCGCAATATTAGTTTTGAACATAGGCAATTCGTAATTCTCTCTGATGTCCCTGAGTTGATTTATTTCCCAGTCTCTTTCATTTCTATTGACGGTTATCGCATTTGCATAGTTGTCTAATTCTTTCGACAAATACTCGGCGTCGTCGTAATTTTTGCTTCTCGGCACAAGCATGACTATTCCCGTGCATTGCCTTCCGTTGTAGAACATCGCTTTGTTAAATGTAACGTTTCGGAGTTCCGAGAACGAACCCGCAGAAGGATTATATACTTTTGCCTGCGAAATCATTTTGATGCCGTCCCATATTCTGGTCGCCAACGGATTAGACACAGATACGTATTCCACTATGAATTTGAAATTCTGTCCGTAGAAGTTCTGATATTTGTAAGGCACGTTGTGTTTCCATATGTTTCTGTCATAGTTCTTCCATGAGAAGAAACCCGTCGGCGCGCTGAAATATACGTCGGGCATATAATCATAGAAGGAAACCCAATTGTCCATTTTCATGGAATATCCCAATGTCCAAGAATAATTGACGTACCCCGCAGAGTCATTGCCCGTATATTCTTTTTTGGTGAATATAATCCTTTCCTTGCGGTTGTCATATACGGCGAGAAATCCTTGTCCGTAGGGCATGTTCGGAGCATTATTTATTCGTCCCGGAATAGTTTGCAAAGGAATGTTGTTGTTGAACCAGTTGTCCATTCCTTTGTTCAAATTTCTCAGAGACTCCCCGTTAAACTGATATATCGTTCTTTGTTTCTCGGATACAAAGAATACTCCGTGAGGCGTTTTAACGGTAGCCCACTTCTGGTTTGTGCCTCCCGAGTTTCCGGTGGCGTCATCCACTATCCTTCTGGGAGGAACAGAAAAGTACGAACCTGTTCCGATAAAAGAGACAATGTCTTGCGTAACCCTCTCTTGCATATGCTGAGGCAAGTGCCACAAACCCTCTTCGGTGTGCATATACAAGTTGTTTCTCATAGTAAACAAGTTTGTGATTGCTCCCGTCATGCCTTCTATGTCTTTGTAGTTATTAGGCAAAAACACTCTAAAATTGTCGGTCAGCTCTTCTTGGAAAGATTGCTGAGAATAAGCGATGCGATGAGGAAACGTTTCTCGACATTCAGAACAGCACGTATATTCCAGTCCCAAATGTTCAAACCATTTCTCTCTTTCTCTTCTTCTGTAATCGGGATTGATGTCGTACATCTCGGCTTTGGCTATTCCTTGATATGTTCTGCCTTGATTTTTTTGAGTGTCTATGGTAGTCATTTTATCTACCATATATTGCTTGGTTTCGGCTTGATTGTCGGGCAAAGGAGAATCCATAAAGTCAGTCATCCCCGCCGTGTTTCCCATTCTCCAATTTATATTTACTCCGGATTCAAACCATAAATCATTCAATATGTCATGAACCCACCGCATGTCGTCATCGTCATGTTTATTGATTTTGAGACGATTGGAGTCCCAGTCGTTTACCGTATTTTTCAGTCCTCTTTCATATTCTTCTTTATATACTTTGGTCGCCTGTTCCATTTTTATTCCCGTAATGGTCATGGTTATTCCGGCATACAACAAAGGCAATGCAAACCCCTGTCCTCCGGGAATAAAAAATAAAGCTACTCCCGCGGCGGCCGTAAATATTCCTCCCACTATTCTCCAAAAACCGCTTTCTCTTGCTCTGTCTCTCGGAAGTATTTGAAAGAACATGGAAGAAACATATTTCATGGAGCTTATATATGTATCTCCGTTGTATATGCCTGTTCCAAGGTCTGCGCTTGTACTTGTTACTTTTATCTTACTTCTGTATATTTCGGGTATTCCCGGAGGAAGCCGTCTGTTTCCTATATTAACGGTAAGATGAGTTTCTGCTTTTATATAATTGAGAGTTTCTTTGTAATATGGCAATGTTCTAAAATTAGAATATACATTCGCCAGTTTTCTTTTCATTATTACAAAAAAGAGTTTAGGCCAGTCTCCCGTAGCATTATCTCCTCCGGGTTCATTGTCATTGGTTTCGAAAGGCAGAGTCGGATTTTGATCAGTATATCGAAAATTCGACAACCCATCCGTGTTTTTAAATTGAACAATGCCTATCTTATTGTCGGAAGACAAATTATATACGTCAAATCTCGAATTATTTTGATCTTTTAATGTTCTATAAAATAAAGCATCTAAATAGAAAGGTTTGTCTTTAATGTTATTTTCGTTAAGAATCAGTCTTGGAACTAATGTCGTATATTGCAAACTGTTATTTCTTATCAAACTATATAAATCCCACCCGTCAAAATCTTTTTCCGAGTCTTTGTCAGTGCTCGGATTATAGGTGGTGCCCGGAGAAGCATCTTCCGTTCTTATTGCATATCTGGTTTTATTGACAGGTCTGTCAAAAATCGCTTCTATTATAAACTCAGCGGTGTTTCCATATTCTTTTCTGTTAAATTTAAACTCTGGATGAATCAGCGCAAATGTGTCTTTTTGAATTCTGTTCGCGTCTCTTCCTACCGGAGAAGCCGCCATTTGAGGCATCAACATTCCGTGCGCGGCAAAAGTAAATCCTTTTCCGTTTATGTCTGCCTGTTCTCTCAGCAAAGGACATAATACTCCCGTGTCGAGAATAGTTTTTGTATCTTCGGTTCTTTCGTTCCTGACGATATAATAACCCGTTATTTCCTGTCCTCCCAATATTTCTTTCGGCGGAATTATTATGTTTCCGAAACGTATTCCGAATATCCATGATCTAAAAGCCAATACGGAAGAATCTGATTTGCTTACTCCCGTTTTTACGACTTTTGTCAGATTGGTTACCGCGCCGACAGTATTAAACGACCCGGAAGGAGCCACAGAGCTTACGCTTACGTCAAAACCGCCTAAATTTCCTTCGCCCAACTCTTTATAGTTATACGTTTCAATTGTTTCATACTTGGTTATTTGAAACGGAATATATTTGTCTATTCGTCCTCTGATGTCCGAGTTATATGAAAATTTAATGTTTACAGTGGTTATTTTCGGATCAGGAGTTCTGTTATTTCTGGTATCTTGATCAAAATTAACTCTAAAAGATACGTCTAAATTTATTTCTGTCAATGTTGAAACTCCTCCGGAAGATGAATTAGAATCATCTTTCCATACCATTAGTCTGGAATGAAGTCTTTGATTCATTTCTCCCCTTGTCGGAAAACGATGATGTCTTATATTTTGATTTTTTAAAGGGTTTCCTGTATGATCAGTGCCCCAATAATCGTCGGCGCAGTCGTTGTTTTGAATATATTTGTCATCTATTCGATTATCGGTGCTCATAAGAAATCTTGGGTCAATATCGTCGACTTGCAACCCTGATTCTCCCGGTATATGATATGCGGGAGAAGTCGTTCCGTCTGAAAACACATACACTATGCCGAAAGAATATATTTCCCCGGGCATGTATCCCATCATGTTGTCTGTATGAAGTTCTCCTCTTTTTTGACATCCCGGGTTTTGTATATTAGAAAGCAAAATTTCTTTGCTGTCCATATAACTTCTTATCATAGAAGCAAACTTTTGAAGTTCGCAAAAATTAATTTGCTTGTTTTTTGTGTTTCCCAGAACCAGAATATTGTCCAACTGCGCAATGTTTTCCGCAGAGTCTATGATGTTGTTGAACCCTTGTATCTCTTCCAACGTTCCCTTTTCATATGCCTCGCTTCCGTCATACACAAAAGTTTTGTTGTATATCGAATATTCTTTGGAATACAATACCTCGCTTATCTGACCAGAACCAGAATTTGCCGCAATTATGGCTATTCTGTAATACAAAAAATCTTCGTCCAAATTGCCCAGTTCAATTCGTATTCCTTTATTCGTTCTTCCGTAGTTTCTATATGCGTTTTTCTCGCTCGTAGAACCTCTTATCTGCGCCAAAGGTTTCTGATAGCTGTCGTTGTAAATGATTATGGTGTCAGTTACCGTAATCCATTCCGTGGGGTTCATGTCCCCGTCCAGATATTGTATGGAAAAATTATACGAACCCGGCCACAAACTTCCCGTTTCCTGCACTTTAATAAGCTGAAACTCAGGTATGCTTTTATAAGTTTTGAATAAATTGAATTTCTCTTTTGCAAACGAACCGTTCTTTTTAAATTTGTCGGGAGTGTCAAAACAATATATCATCGGCTTCGGAGTCACGAAATAGATTACTCTTTCGCATCCTCTTCTCATCCTGAACGTAGCTTGTATCGGGAAATCTTTCTTGAAGCCCAACTCGGTATTTACATGTCTGACGTATGTTTTTGTCTTGTCGTTGTATATCCCTATTTCGGAAAATTGTTCGTTGTTAATGCCTCCTCCGACGGAAAAAACAGCAGTTTCGTTATTGGTCATATATACCCTTCCGACTATGGTATATCCGTTTTCTATCTCTCCGGCTATTTCATTTGACTGCTCATTGGAGACAAAATTCATGTCCCCGTCTTCGGTCTCGTTCACTCCGTTAAGAACAAAGGACGCCATGCCGTCTGGCTGGTCATGGTATGAAGAGTCCGTGAACATCCCCTTATAGACGCGCTGTATCCCCGAAGCCTTCTTGGCTTTCTCCTCCTGCTTCTTCTTTCTCAAAGCGTCTTGCTGTTCTATGTCATCATGCTCTGCCATTGATATAATGGTTTATGCGTTGCTGTCCGGGGTCGTTGAATCTTCTGTCTTCTCTCCTTCCCAAGTTGCCGAAGAAACCGTAATACAAATTCTGCTGAGGGAACAAGTGATGCGTTTGCTCCAACATGTTTTGCAATTGGTCTATCGAACTCGGCATTTTTAAATCGTTCTTGGCTTGCTTGATATACCTCAGCCACAAGGCTTGATATTCCTGCGCCAGTCTGTCGTAACCTTCTCTCGCGTTCCAAGCATACATCTCCGCTATCTTCCATTTCACGTAGTAACCTATGGCTGTGATGCAATAGATATTGTCGGGAACTAAAGGATACCCCGTTTCTTCGTCTATGGCGTTTTTCACATAGGAAAGAGCCACATGACCTTCTTTGAAGGAGAACCTCAGCTTCTTTTCCATGACCCCCGCAATGGTATATTCGTCAATGCTGTGGTTGGCATGAAAAGGAATAGTGTCGGGTTGCAGACTATACGGACTCTGGTCTCTTTCTTTGCATACCAAAGTATTGAAGAAAGTGTGGTTGGCAAGCCTTATCGGAGTGAAGTTCTCTCTGTATTGAGCGGAATTTTTTAAGTCGGGATACAGCCACGGCATGTCGAAGTAGAAATGGGTTCTTTCGTCTACGTCTATCTTTCCGTTGGCGCAGGGGCCGCAATTCTCTTTTGCTTTTGAAACAGGAGCAGAAACAGTAATGTTTCCCGCACTGCATTTATTCCTCTCCAAGTCTTCCTGTATCGAGCACGGCATCTCGTAAGGCTTGGCGTCGGGCTTGCCGTTGAATTTGGCAAGCTGAGTAACCATCTGAAATCCTTTTGGAATGTCGGTCTCAAATCCCGTTACTTTCAGAAAAGCCACATGATGCTCGAACATGGCGGGAGCTTTGATAAATTCCAGAGCTTCGCCTATCCATTCTATGAGATTGGTTTCGTCTATGTCCGCATTGTTCGTATCTCTGTATATCTTGGATATAATGCGGTTTACCCCCGTATATTGCATGTTATGGCTCATGTATCAGACGATAAGTTTTTCCTTGTTTTATCAATGCGGAGGCTTCTCTCTTTCTGCATCTGGCTATTCTCAGAGAATAGTAGTCTGCGTTTACGAGCCCTAGATCCTTTCTCCACCAGAACCGATAACGAACACCGTCGCTGTGTTCGTTGGTATTGTAAACCACTTTCTTTTTTTCCTTTGCTTCGGGGTTTCTGTCTCTGAGCAGTTTGGTTTCTTTCCAGTTTATGGACATCCTTTTGGGCTTCCCTTCTTCGTCTAAAACGATTTTCTCTTTCTTTCCTTTGATTATCAAAGAGCCGACTCTTCCGGGAAGATACACCTCATGCCCTTCCATTACCTTTTTCATCGCAAAAAGATTAAATTCATAATTCATTTTCATGAAATCTTTCTTTGAAACCGGGTCTCTCTCCTGTTTCTGATAGGCTTTGTATATGTCTGAAAGGTTGTTCATTTGCTTTGTTCTATCGTCGAGTCTCTTGAATTGTTGGATGCGTCTTCTATCGCCTGACTAAACATGACTATCAATTCGTTTACGCTTAACTCAATCATGGGTTCTATCAAGGCGTTGTCCATCGGAAATGTCATATCCAACGGACTCATGCAGTCGTTGCAATTATCGTCGGTACATTCACAGGAAGGATATTTGGCGGCTTCAAACGGATCTTCAAACAGCCCCGAAATCGTAATCACTCTGGGACCGTCTTTGTAGGTTACGAAGATGTTGTCATTTCTGATAAACCAGTCGGGTCTGAAAGCAGTGTATTTGTTGGAAGATTTGTATTTCTTCGCAACCCAAGAAGTCTCGGAATACACGGTGTTGCCGTCCAGAGAGGTAACATATTGAATCAAATGGTTGTCGTAATTGCTCAAAGGCTTGGGCAGAGGATGTTTGCTTTTCAATATTTTGCATCCGAAGGGCACTGTGCATTGGCAGTCGTGTATCGTAGCCTGCACAAGTTCAATGCAGGGAATGGCTTGATAGTTCCCCTGACTTACGAATTGCTTTTTCTTCGACTGCTCGGAAAGCAGTTTAGCCCTTACCGTGAGGAGTTTGTTGTAGATATGTCTGCTTGTCAGTCTGGAATCGTCGGATTGCGCTCCCTTACTGTACAGCGACTGTATCCTCTGAATAATTTCCCTGACGAGCATATTTGTATTTTAGATAAGCCGTTAATGACTTCGTATAATCTTCCGCGTCGTGTATCTCGAAATTGCCGTCTGTCCTCAGCCATATTACTTTGCGCGAAGAAACATGTGCTCCGGTTTGCTCAAACATCATCTGATACAGAGACAGTTGCAGTTGATATTTGTTGAAGTCGCACTCTAACAGAAATTCAAAAGGAGAAAGCATCGTTTTTGTATGCCAGTTTTTGAACAGGTCTTTGTTGGTCTTGTAGTCGCATATCACGAAGTTTTCGGTCTCTTCGTTGTGAAGCACTAAGTCGCATGTGCCGGCATACTCAAATTCCTTATGGTACATCTGATACTCTCCCAAGAAAGGAACTACGTGTCCGGGAAGGCTTTTGACAAAATTCAATGCCGCCGTTTGATATTTGTCTTTCGGAGGTTTCTCTCCTTCAAAAGCGCATTGTCTGGCATATTCGTGTACTTCCGTGCCTTTCTGAGCCGCCGTTATTCCCTTCTGTTTCCATTCTTCCTGCACTTCTTGCTGAGACCTTCCTTCTTTGTTCGCCACTCTCAGACTCAATGTATGAAGGTCAAAAGGTTCGTAGAACTCTTGCACCAATTTTGTTACGGACAACGGAATTTTAATCCCTCCCGCAAAATATTCGTGGGTCTTTTCTTTAAAGACGAGGTCTTTGAAGTATTGAGATAAAAAAGGTTTGGCTCTCATTATGTTTTTTCCGTTTCGTCGGTTTCTTCTGTTTTGTCCTTTTTTTTCTTTTCTATCTGTTCGTCTATTTCTTTTTCTATTCTGTCTCCGTGTCTTGCAAATATCTTAAAAAACCGCAACTCCATCAAATCAAACAGTTTGTCCACCACCGTGAACATGTAGGATTTGCTTCCGTATATGACCGACAAATTTTCTCCGATGCTGATGTATTCTTTGAGAAGCGTCAATGTAAAAGGGCCAAATACGATGGAAAGAACTATGTAATTGTCGGGCATCATGAGCATGATGAATACGCTGAATATCATATAGAGAAATACGCCGAAACATTTAGAAACCGTCATTCCCCATTTCTCGCTGGTGATGACGTTTCCCTTCTTCTTTGACGCGGTTACTCCGGTGACGAAATCAATCCACATGAATACGTGAATGATGAAGACGATGACAAACAGAGCCGACAGAGACAGCATGGTGTCATGGGCGTCTATGCTCTTATAGACCTTCTCCATAATATAGGCGAAGGACAATGAAGAGGCGAAGCTGAATACGATGTACGACTTTTTGGAAGTCGCAAACAGCGCGGAGAGGTATGCAAATCCTAGATTATTCATGATTATATGGGTTATGGAATGATTGTGCCTCCGTTGTTTACTATTGTGTTCGGAAGCGTAAAGCCTCCTTTGTTTAATGTTCCTTCGGACTCTATCGTAATAGTGCCCGTTCCGAAAGCATTTGCATGTCCCGCGGTCATCGTTCCCGAAATTATTTTGGTGCCGCCGTTATAGTTGTTGTTGCCACTCAGTTTCTGTTCTCCCGTGCCGTTCTTCTCTATCCTCAGAGAATTTGACCCTGTGGCAATGGTGATGCGTCCTTTGTAGTCGGCGACAATGCCGTCGGTCGTGATTCCTCCGTTGTTCCATCCGATGCTCAACAGGACGTTGGAATTGTTGAAGGTATGCCATTGAGAGTTGGCATCCCCGGAAATCACGTCGCATTCAAGAGTTCTCGTCGGGAAGTTGTTGTACACCAATGCGCCTTCGTCTAATATGATTTTGGCGGTGCGATAGAATACGGACTGACCTTGCAGTCTGTAATCAATGCCGTGCGAATTCATGAAGCGTATATTGCCGGAGTAATTATACGTTCCCGTGCCTCCCTCTATATGGAATATGGCTCCTCCGTTGTTGGCGAATTTCATCACCTCTCCGGAAGTCGTGCCTCCCACGATGCCGTTGAAACGAACTCCTCCCCATGACCCCGTGGACATTTTGCGAAACAGCGTAGAACCGTAAATCTGACATGACTGCGTAAATACCACCAAGCCCGTGCCGGTGGGATACATCCTGAATTCCGTTCCCGTGGCGTTGTTGGACACATTGATTCTTTTCAACGTTCTTTCCGAAGGCACGGTCATCTGAAACCATCTGTCCTGAGCCGTAGAACCCTGACTTCCGATATTTACTTCCACCGCGGAGTTAAGGCTTCCCGTTACGTTTATAGAACCCGAAATAAGGTGAATTAGATTTTGGAAAGTGTTGTTGGCGGAAAGAGTCAATGCGCTTGAACCTATGTCTATGCCGACGGTTCCGGAACTTCCCGATATAACTCCTCCCAATGAATAAGTAGTGTCTGACCCTACCCTCGTGAAGGCAGTTCCTTCCGTGTTCAAAACGATGGGCGACGAATAGTTAGGAGAAGAAATCGGCACTAACAACGTGCCGTTAAGATACAATCCCTGATTAGTCGCGGAAGGAGTAGGCGTATTTGTCGGAGTAGGACTGGGACTCTCCGAGATGCTCGGAGTAGGAGTTGCCGTAGTCGTGGAAGTGCTTGTGTTTGTGGTACTTGGCGTAGGCGTATTGGAAGCCGTCGCGGTAGGAGTAAGTCTGGGCGGAACCGGAGAGCCGTCCACAAGCATTTTTATATAAGTCAAACCGTTCCTGTTTCTGTCGGTAGTGAGCGTATTGATGTATATCTGTTCTCCCGCCTGAGTTTCATAATATATGTTGGTCGCCTTTTCCCTGACTTGAATATATTTTCCCGCGTCGGAGGGAAGTATGATAAAAGAGTCTCCCGTAACTGTTCTGTCAAATACATATGAGTCCGTCGGGGTCGTTATTCCGGTGAGACTTGTCCATACCTCGAATACGACGGCAATCGGTTTTCGTCCTCTGAAAGCTCCGTGTCGGAGCGTGATTATGTTTCCTTCTCTTGCCGTGCCGCTTACTATTGCGGGAGCCGTTACGTTCACGGGACTTTGCACCATGGGAGGCAAGAATATGCTGTTCGGATCTTCCATTATAATGTCTCCCGCAGGGTAGTAAGGAGCCGCCGTAAAATCTAAAATTATATTTTTTTTCAACGTAATGGTTCCCGTTCCCAAACCGTCTGCCGAGCTTACAAACATTCTGTTCGCGTTATCCGACAAAGAGAATCCGGTTTGCACTCCTTTTTGATATTGTCCGCTTAGATCCGTTCCTCCCGTATAAGTATTTGCGTTGTTAATCGACAAAATCGCAAAGCGACTATAATCTCCCGATACTCCCGAGAACTCAAAAGTTACTTTATAATCTCCCGATATGACTCTTCTGAGTTCTTGATTCATTCCCATCGAAGGATAATAACAAATCACTCCTATTCTTGTGTTTTCGGTCAATGCCAATTCGTCGACGTTGTCAAAGTCTTCTTGTATTCCCGTATCATAACCGATTATTCTTTCGTCTCCCACATATACTCCGCTCAATCCTATAAAACGACTTTGCGTACTTGCCACTTCATCGTCTAAAATGAGAAATCTTGTTTTCGCTTTATTGAGAAAAGTAACGGGTTCGACGTCTATTGTTCCGGGAGAAACCAGAGAAAGGGTAATGTCGTTTAAAGCAGTGCAATTAATATAGTTGATTCTCAATGTGTCGGGATATTCCATGACTACCGTCAAAGTTCCTATGCCGGAAAGAACCCCGGTAAGACGATATTCCGTTTCTCCTACCGTGTCATTAAAATGTCCTCTTAAATTAATAATTCTGTTTGCCATCTCTGTATGATTATAGGGTGATGTTTCCTGCAAATGTGCCTCCTATCGGAGCTATTCTCACATTGTCCAAGAACATTCCCGTGAATATCATGGAAGGAGAAGGAGTAGGAGTGGGGGTAGCAGTGGAAGTGCTTGTGGTGCTTACCGTAGGAGTCGGGGTAGCCGTAGCGGTGGAGGTGGTCGAAGAAGTCGGCGTCGCGGTGGGCGTGGTAATCTCTCCCGGTTCTCCGCAATTTGCTCTCAATCGTCTTACTTCATCCTTCAAGTCGCAAATCTTTCGCTTCATCTTTGGGATGTTTCGGACGTCTTTGTCCGTAATGCCGTCGGAATAATTGAATATCATAGCTTCGTGTTTAGCAACCCTAATGCACAAAGCTATGATTTTTATCCGATTTAACCGATAGGTCTCTCAATTTTATTCATCCATCCTTTGGAGATTGAATGAGGCCAAACAAGCCATTTCTTCGGTTGTATTTTGGTGTAGAACGTCCTCCAGAGCTTTCCGTAGCCGTCAGGATCTCTTTTTAAGTTGTCTATTTCAGGCTGTAAAGCGTCTAATCTCATGATTTCAGTGCCGTCTTTGTCGAAGAAAGCCACCGCGAACACGTCATAATCGTTCTCAGGAATGTCGGAGAACCCGATGTCCAAACAGTGTTTGAAGATGTGTTGAAGGTCTCTGTTCCAAGTTTTGAGGTCTTTGTACGGGTTCGGACAGTATTTATTGTCTGCCGTCTCCGGCTGTATTGCTCTCTGAGAAAACGACAGTCCCGCATACCTTTCGTAATCTTCAAGAGTTCTTTCCTTCCCGAAACCGTATATGCCGAAGTCTATCGAATTGGGGTCGTTCCCGTCCATGCCGAACAATATCCTGTTGCGGGCATGACACTTGTTGTTGAGTTCTCCCTGCAATACGCCGTGGTCATCCCAGTGTTTAAGCCTTCCTCTGCGGGTATATTCATGCCATACTACGGGTTCTACGGGGTGAAACAGGTCATATCCGTGAGTATAGGCTCTGGCGGCAATGGATATTTCCTCCCCGTGAAAATAATACTCCGGGTCGTGAGGTACTTCTTTCACGAAAGAACCGTCGGCAAAACAGAAGTGGGCGGAATAGAAGCGGGAAGGAATAGGCATCTTCATGTCCTTCCATCCTTCGATGTTCGCGGGAAGAAAGAATATCGCGCCTTCGGGGATAAAGCGGTCAAATTGCATCCACCATGCCTCTTTTACTCTGCCGTTCTGGGCAGTTTCGTTCTCTATGTAATGCCATTTTTCGCTTCCGACTTCGTAGTTTTCTCCTATTTGAAGGAGGTTTTGAGGCACTCTGCACTCTTCGGGAACGTAACTCGGCACATAGGCGGTAAGCAGAGGTTTGGGAAATCCCGCCGCTTTCAGCTTATTCAACTCTCTGATGAGGGTATAGTCCCATCCGAAGTTGAAGCGGTGATGCGAATCCAACTGTAAAGTATAATGTTCTCCTTCATAATATTGTTGAAGGAGGTTTCTTGCCCAACATGCGCCTCTGGCATGTTTGTAGTCTATATCTACTATTCTGAAACGATCGTCGTCTTTAAATTCCGTCATGTCGTCCCACGTGTCCTCTTTGGAGTTTTGCCATGCAATGCCAAATCTAAGTCGTTTAGGATTAGAGGCTTTGAATATGCAGTCCCTGATTGTGGGAAGCAGTTCCGGGTCTCTGTAAGAGGCGATTTGAATGAAGATTGTTTTTTCTTCCTCCGGGATGTTTGGTGCGACGATCATAACAGTTTGTTTAAATTATTCACAAATTTAAGTATGTTTTCTAAATATAAAAGTTAATTTTGCATACAAATTATTTGAATATGAACGCAATTATTGTTACCGGATTGTGGGACTTGGGTCGCGGAAAAATGGGCGAAGGATGGTCAAGAAGCTATGACGACTACCTCAAGAAGTTTGAGGAACTGCTGAAAATCGACAACGACATGATCATTTACGGAGACGAGCAGTTGGAATATTTCGTTTCCGAGAGAAGAGAAAAACACAATACTCAGTTTATCAGAAGAGACTTGGATTGGTTTAGATACCAGTCGCATTACCCCATGATTCAAAAGATAAGAGAGAAAGAAGAATGGCTTTCTCAGGCGGGATGGCTCAGAGACTCTACGCAGGCAAAATTGGAGATGTACAACCCGGTGGTTATGTCCAAAGTGTTTTTGTTGAATGATGCGGTTATTTCAAATAGTTTGGGAAGCGACACGGAAGAGAACTATTACTTCTGGCTCGACGCAGGCATTACAAATACCGTGCATCCCGGATACTTTACCCATGACCAAGTCCTCCACAGACTGCCTTTGAACAACAGCAAAATTCTTTTCGTGTCGTTTCCCTATAAAGCAGAGAATGAGATACACGGCTTTAACTACGAGGAGTTCAAGAAGATAACGTCGAAGAATACGCAATACGTGGTACGCGGAGGTTTCTTCGGGGGAAACAAAAGAAACATTTCATGGCTGAACGAAACGTATTACAGACTTTTGAACAGCACATTAGGACGCGGCTTAATGGGCACGGAAGAATCGATATTCACGATTATTTCCGAACTTTACCCTTACAAAGTCGATAGATACAGGATAGAAGAAAACGGATTGCTTTCGACTTTCTTTGAGAACGTGAAAAACAGAACCACAAAGAACGTGAAGCATAATTCTCTTTCGGTATATATATTGAGTTACAACAGCCCGTTGCAGTTTGAAAAGACGGCTCGCTCCATAAAATACTATGCAAACTCGTCTTTCAAGAACGCAAAGAAAATTCTCATAAACAATTCGACCAAAGAGAGCACCTTTGAACAGTATGACAAGTTCTGCAAGGATTACGACATAGAAGAGATTCACAAAGACAACATTGGAATATGCGGCGGAAGACAATTTGCCGCAGAACACTTTGATCAAAGCACCTCAGAATATATGGTATTTTTCGAGGACGACATGTGCCTTTATTCCGAGCCTCAGCACGGTTATTTTAACCGTTACGTCGAAAGAATATTTGAAAAATCCATGGAGATAATGACCAAAGAAAATTTGGATTATTTGAAATTGACTTTCAAAGAGTTCTTCGGAGACAACATCAAGCAATGGGCATGGATGAATTTGCCCGAAGACAAGATGAAAGATTATTTCCCTGACTACGGAGGGCATAGAATGATAGATTTGATGCCCGACACGATATACGACAAGATAGGAAAATACGAGGATTTGATGTATGCCACAGGAGAACCTCACTATTGCAACTGGCCTGTCCTGTTCAACAAAGAGGGCAACAGAAAAGTATTTTTAGACACCAAATGGGCGCATCCCTACGAACAAACATGGATGTCTCACGTATTTCAGTTAATGCGAGCAGGGACTATAAAGGCAGGAGTGCTTTTATTAGACTCCGTAGTACATGACAGATTTCAACATTATCCGGCATCTGAAAGAATAGAAAGCGTATGATTACCGCATTTACTCCGACTCCGAGCGCGAGTCTTTGTCCCGTCAAACCGAGAAGACCTTCCGAAGGAGAAGATATAGAAGGCTTGACATACATCATAGACCCTTCGGCTACCGTAACTTCTACGGGCACGAGGACTGCTACTCCTACGCCTACTATTTCAGATTCAAGTACTCCGAGCACTACAAGCACGGGGACGACTACGGCAAGCACTACGAACTCGGCTACCAACAGCAGGACTCCGACTACTACTCCCAGTGCCTCTAATACAGGAACTCCTACGTCGAGCATCAGCCTTACGCCGAGCAATACTAGCACGGAGACCGCTACGCCCAGTAATACGGGTACTCCGAGCAATACTCCTACTTCAAGCAATACTCCTACCAGAACTCCTACCTCCACGGGTACTGCGACGGGGAGCGCAAGCCGAACAGCCCAAGAGCCTTCGGCAAGCATAATTTTATGGTATGGAGATTGTCTTACTTCTCAAGGCGCGCCTGACGGAGCTACTACTGTATATTTAGAAAATGCGACTGCAGTCAATACATTATGTACGCACGGAGTTCTTTCCGGTCGTTTATATTCTGATCCGCAAAAAACAAATTATTTTAACGGCGGATCCGGAAACTACACTCATTTTTGCAGTAGCGGAAGAGTCGTAAGCGGAATAATTGATTCAGGCGGCATTTGGCAACTAGGCAAAGTTTGCAGTGATACGTCAGGAAGCGGTAATCCTGCGCATTAAGATGAAGGACAAGGAGAAACATCTCCGGTATAGCCGTCTCCGTTTATTTTAAATATAGGAAAATCGTCTCTGTTCACAAGATGATTATAACAATGCGAAGACATATATATTTCGTTATCTCCTCCGTTCCATCCTACTCTTAAATCCGGCCCGTTATAAAATCTGCTAGGCACATTTGAACGAACACATGTTTGTTGTACGGTACTTCCGGCAGGAGTTGTAGCATATCTTTCATATTCTTCGCGACTGACATAGAAGCTAATTGTATCAGGAATTATTACGCCTCCGCAATAAGATTCTTTGTTAATCCACATCTTTAATTCTATTGCAACTCCTTGATTTGCGGCTCGGCTTGCGCTCCCCGTCGCAGTACCCGTGGAGGTCAGCTCGCCTCGACCTCCTCTATCCCCAACACCACAGGGCAATCCTCCGCATCGTGAACGCTAGGACTCGGAGTAGAACTGTTCGTAGGAGTAGGCGTAGCCGTCAAAGTATTGCTCGGAGTCGCCGTAGCCGTGCTCGTACCCGTGCTCGTCGGAGTCGCCGTAGTCGTACCCGTCGAAGTCCCCGTATTCGTCGTGCTCGGAGTAGGAGTGTTGCTCCCAGTAGCCGTGCTCGTCGTGCTCGGAGTCGCCGTCAATGTCTGACTCGGAGTAGGCGTAACTTGCGCCGTGCTCGTCGTGCTTATAGTAGGAGTAGGCGTAGCAGTTGCTGTACTCGTGGAAGTAGTCGATACAGTAGGAGTAACGCTCGGAGTCGGACTATTTGAAGGAGTAGCCAAATAATGTCTGACAGCTCCGAACCTCTGTAACCCGGTGTGCTCTTGCAATATCGATACATAACCTATAATCATTTTTTTTTAAGGACAAACCCGAATATTGTTCTGATCCACAGAACCGTCCGCCAATATTTTAAATATCGTCCTCTTTCCCGTAGCCCGGCAGAATATGCCTCTCAAGCCGAACCAATCAGATAAGTCAGAGCCGTCGGGAACATAAGGGTTGCCCAATTGATCCGCGTAAAGCCGGGTAAGAGCAATGTTGCAGTTTGACTCCATCGCTTGCGCTTCGTCCGGATTTATCCATATGTCTCTCTCCATTATCGGAGCCGGATCTCCTCCGATTTCTCCGAACCTGCATACATTGGCCGGTATTTCCGCCACTATAAATCTGGCTTGCATATATCTGACGGTATTGCTCGGAGAAGGCGTCAATGTCGCCGTAGCCGTTCCCGTCGCGGTGGCAGTCGCCGTAGCCGTCCCAGTATTCGTCGGAGTCGGCGTATTCGTAGGCGTCTGAGTCGGAGTAGGAGTAGGCGTGGAAGTAGGCAAAAATATGGTTATGGTCTGTGCGCTTGTACAAGAAGAACTGTTGCTCTTCACCGCCACGGTGTTGGTAAGCTGGTCGTCTAAATTGACGACAAAGCCCGCCGAACCCGTCAATGTCGAATAGGGAACGTTGTCGTTTATCACGGTCATCGCTCCGGTGACAATATCGGCGTAGGACACCGTATAGGAATGGGAAGCATTGCCTCCCGACATTATCCTCAAGGTGAATGAACGTACCATTTTATTCTTTGAATTTGTGCAAATATACTGTTTTTACCATCGCGGAGGAAGATTTCTTCTTTCAAAAATATGAAGCGTAAACTCGCAGTTTACTTCTTCCATGCTCAATACGACAAAGCAGTCGGGAGCGTTCCTCATGGTGGGAGTTACGCTCGGAGTCGGAGTAGGCATGGCCGTAGAAGTGGGACTCGCCGTTTTCGTAGTCGAAACCGTAGGCGTAGAGGTAGACGAAGGCGTGGGATGTATGCACGTCTTTACCTCCTGATAGGCAAGCATCTGAGAGAAGTTGAAGATCATCTCATTACGGTCATGTATATCTTGCCTTGACTCGCGTTTACGATGACGGGAGCAATCATAGAAGAGGATGCGCTTATCGAACCTCCGTTAACAGCCGTATCCGTGCCTTCTATCGGAAAAGTAATTGTCACTCCGTCCATAGTAATGTCCACTGTGCCTGTTATTACAGTATAAGCCAATGCTCTATAACCCGTATAGGTCTTAGACGTATTTTCCAATATTTCATGAGAAGGTCTTTGCACATCGGTCAATATCGCCGTTCTTCTAGTATTCTCTTCTGTGCTTCTTTGAATGGGAAGGGATGTGTCGGTATTGGCTTTAATCGCATCGACGGCTGTTTTGACCGCGGCTACGCTCTGCCTTATCTGCTCTATGTCTCTGGATATTTCTCCTTCCAACGCGACGGACGCGGTCGTACTCTCTTTTATTGCGTCCGAGTCGTTCTTAATGTCCGTCAGTATGATATTTGAAGAACGCTGTAAGTCCACCAACGCCTGATTGCTGTCTTTTATCGGAGTCGTGTCGTTCTTTATGGTCGCCAATATCGCCTTCGCGTCAAATGTATTGGTCTTTATGTCGTTGGTATTGGTCTGTATCGCGTCGTTGGAAAGTTTAGTCGCCTCCGCCGCTATTTTTATGTTGTCGGTGTTGTTCTTTGTCCCTTCCGTCGCCGTCTTTATCGCGGCAATGCTCCCCAACATGGCGTTGGTGTTGTCTCTGATGTTCGCGCTTGTGCCTTTTATCGCCGCCGTATCGGTCTTGATGACTTCGTTGCTGGTTTTTATCGCCGTCTCTTGGTCTAAAATCTGCGTCAGCTTTCCGCTTATCTCGTCTTCGACGGATTTAATCAAGCCCAAGTCCACGTGAATCGGTTCCGTCTGAGTTTTGATTGCCTCGTTGGAAATGCGTATCGCGTCCAAGTCATCCTTCATGAGCACAATGTTGGCGTCGGAGGACGTAGCTTTCTCGGACAAAGTCGCGTTGGTGTCTTTGATGTTCTGAATATTGCTTCTAATATCCTGAATGTCGGTTCTGATGCCGCTTGTGTCTGCTTTCAGAGAGTCGGTGTTGGTCTTGATTACGGCCGTGTCTTTCTGAATCGAATCCAAGTCAGACGTCATCAAAATAATGTCTCTGAGCTGTTCGGCGAGAGTCTTATTCGTTACTTCAAGCTCTTTGATTATGCAATCGAGTTTCCTGTGGGTGGGTTCGCTGTTCATAAACATTTAGGATAGGTCTCGGTCAATTTATTTATCTGGTTCTGTATTCTGTCCAACCGCGTCTGGAAAACAGGATTGAACTCGGTCAGTATGTCAAGGAAGTCTCTGCTCGAAATCAATGCCTCGAGCAACAGGTATCGCCGGGTATCTCTGCGCCCTATGTATTTTTCATGATCCAATTCCGCTCTTGAACCCTGAATCAGCTTCTGGTAATTTTTTGTACGCATAACCCCGGTCTGTTGTTCTCCACGTAAATCAATATATGAGTATCTTTTTCTTGTCCAAAGGTACAGCAATTTTCGGCGGCATCCTTGATTCTGTTGAGCATTTTTGCCGCCAATTCGTATTCTTTCTGCAACAGGGTTCTGTAAATCTGACCCAAAAGCGCGTTAATGAAGAATATGGAGTTGCCGCAGTCGTCTTCTATTTCGTTGCATTTCTTTCTCTTGGGAGCACTGTGGTTGCCGCAGTCGGGACAATCGGGTCTGACCTGCTGACAAGGATAGCAATCGGCCCAGTCATCGTCGTCGGGACATTCTCCTTTAAACGTCAGCCTCTCTTTCTCTATGTCCACCGCCAGAAGTTTGTTGATGAGGCAGGTATGGTATTGCGTGAGGTTGCCTATGGCGACGACGTCTTTCAAAGAACTTCCCGTAGCGGCGTTTCTCGCCGTCGCTTCAAAGAAGTAAAGACCCCTGAAATCGGGAGTCGAAGTTTGAAGAAAGGTAATATTGAGAGACTCTCTGTTGTCGGTCTTTCGCATCAGATGGGTAATGTCCAACGCCGTCGTATAGCTTTTGTAGTTGTCTTCGTTCCACTTTTTGAGCGAATCGAATTTGTACCCGTCGGGACTGCTCAAGTCCATCCTGATGCTCTTTCCGTCGTCGGACAGTTTGACTATTTCAAAGTTGATCATCCCTTTATGTCATTTAACTGCAATTTAGCCATTTTGACCTGATAGTCCGCCGCCTGTATATTGCCGGTGGCTATCAAGGCGGCAATGTCCACGATTTCTCTGTGAGTATGGGCGGGAAGTTCGCAGTCCAAAGTACCCGTCAAAGTCGTCATCTCTCCGGGAAGTCTGTATCCTCCGCTTCTGAAATCCTCTGCGTTGTGCATCCTTCTCGGCTTCTTGACGTAGGTCAGATAGATGTTTGTCAGAGTCAGTCTCGTCCCTTTGTCAAGCAAGGAAAATTTCATTCCGGCGGAGTAAAACACGGCGTTTACAGTTTCCCAGTCGTAGGAAGTCTCGTCGAAAGGACTGTTCTGAAAGTCGTCGTCGTGCTGTCTTATCTTCGTCTCTATGATTTTGTTTCCGCATCCGGGTTTTGAAATCACGGACTTGCATGCCAAGTAGTACCAATAGTCGGCGGGAAGATATACCGTTTTGTCGTAGTTGTTGTCCGTTACGGGAACAAGCTCAACGTCTTGCATCACTATCGATCTGATGTCTTCGGTGCTCCTCTGACTTGTCTCAAACCCCGTAATCGACTTGCCCCGCGGCTCGGCTATCATTTTTACGAACAATTCCTGAGCCTCATTCAGCATCCAGTCTATCTCGGGAACGAGAAGATTGCGATACTGATTGCTGTCTATCTTGTTCAGCTTCATTTTAAAATCGTAGTGCATCTCTTTGATGTTCATGACTTCCGATTTTAAAATGAGTTAAAGCAAATTAAGAGAACAGCCCGTTTATGGTCGTCGAAGCAAGGCTTCCCGTCTCCGCGCCTATGATTATCATCATGCGCTTCATGTCGGCAGAACCCGCTCTCTCCGTCTTCGGGGAGTCGTACTCGAAGGTCAGCACGTCGTAGTTCTTGTTGTTCTCGAATTGGTAAATCAATTCGGGAGCGGCCAATCCGTCGGAAAGCTGAGTATAATGGTTGATCTCGGAGTAGTTGCTCATGTTCTCCCACTCTTCGTGCCTCATGTCGTATCCCGCTCCGTTCTCGTAGCGTATATCTTGCGTCTCGATGAATTTCACGGGCACGTTGTCATTAATCAACCCCGCAGGATTGAGAACGACTCCGCGAGGATAGACGTAGGAAGGCTCTAAATCTCTATACACCTTTCTGGTCTGCGGCAAGCCTTTGATGACCAATACAAATCTGGGACCTTCGTTGGTCAGGTCTGAATCAGTGTTCACGGCTTTGTTGGCGTCGATGACGGCCTTAATGGCGGCGGAAGTCGCCAGATTATCGATTTTTGCTCCCCCGTCGTTTATCGTCCAAACTTCTGCCGTATAGTACGGAGAATTGTTGGCTTTAATCTTGTCGAAAAGCGCCTTGGTGATGACGTTGTTGTCGTACACGGCTTTGCCGTTGCAGTCGCATAAGCAGGACAATTCCTGCGGAGTAATTTCGAACACGTAGTCGCGGTGCGTCCACGTCATGCCGTCTCTTCGCATCAAAGCGTCCTCATTCACATGAATATTCAGGTACACGCTTTTGGTGCAGTCGCAGGAGGTGAACAGCCCTTGCCATACGTTCACCGTCTCCGGATTATAGGTTTTGAAGGTCTTGTTGAAGATCTTGGTCTTGTCTATGTCCTCCAGACTGTAATTGACTTTGTCGTTGTACTTGGAGATGATGCGAAATTTGGCGGGAAGCTCTGCGAAGGTATCCACGGAAGTGGCAATAGACGTATTTCCGTTTACGTCGTAAATCCCGAACTCCCCGTTGGCGAGCTGATCCGGAGTCTTTCCGTAGGCGATGGTCTTCGCGTTAAAAAGTTGTCTGTTGTCTGATATGGTGCTTTTCATAGTTACTGAATTTTTGCTTTAATGGTCAATAAAATTTCTTGATTTTCGGGCTTGGCAAGGAACTCTCTCACGTCGTCCTCTCTGAAACCCAAGTTGCTCTCGTAAAGGAATATGCCCTCTTTGGTGCGCTTCAAAATATTTTTGTAAATGGCGGATTTGATCATGGCGGACAAGGACACCATCTCTGCTTTGGCGGACAAAAGCGTCTCCAGTTCGTCGAATTGCTTCGGATTGGCGAGCACGTCCTCAAATCTTACCGTCAGATAATCTTCGTTTTTGTTCTCGGTGGTCTCGTTGAGAAGCACCAATATCAAATCTCGTTTGCGACTCAGGGACAGTTCCGAAATCTTGCGTATAACCTTGTTCCTTCTCTGTACTTTGGTCGCTTTGATTTCGTTCTCTATCTCTTCGTTGTAGATAAAGTGCGTAGCCTGCGGCTTGCACCCCGTCTTCAATTCTTCCTGCGATCTGTAAATGTAGTCGTTCACCGTCAAATATTTCCAACGGACGAAGTCAATGTCGCTTTTGGACGGAAACAGGAACGTAGGCGTATTCCTGAGCTCGGTCTTTACCAGATGACTCTCCCAGAAAGGATGCGGCACTCCCTTTACATAGTCGTCGCTGATGTCGTAAGGGAATTTCCTGACAACCTTGAGGTAATGAATGTCGTCTGCGCTCAGTCCCGTCCTGTATTTGAGGCGCGTGGAGTCCACAAAAGGAGCAATGATATGCGATTGAGAAAAATACTCCAAGTTGGACGAGAATTTCTTGATGCCGTCCCTGTTCGGGATAGGGCGTATCTCGATCTTCAATTCCTCGGGACCTTCAAATCCGGATTCTATCCCTTGAGGCTGAATCGGAATCTTTACTTCTTCCATTGTTTCTACTATGGTTTCCATATTAAGCGGCTACCGTTTTAATTAGTTCTCCCGTTACCGTCGGGTCTGCGATTTCTACTCCTATGCTGTCGGAAATATCGACTCTGTAGTAGTCGCCGGGATGTTTCGGGTTGGAGGATATAGCTCCTCCCGGTCCTACTCGACCGTCTAATACCGTCGTGCCGGCCACTTTGTTTTTCCTCACCAGACAAATATTGTTGCCCGCGCTCAAAGACTGACCGTTGCCTCCGGTTACGTCCAAAATCGTGATACGCTGAGACTCCAACGGATAACCGTTGAGCGGGTCAATGTCCCTATGAATTTCTTTGTCATCGTTTAAAGGGTTGTGAATGAGACGGAAAGAACCTCCGGTGGGAAGGTTATATACCGTGTATTGATACCCCACGCGCAAGGAGTTCTTGTTCATGCCCTGCGAGTCTTTGGAGGTAAACTGGTTGCTGTCTCTGATGATGGCTTTGCCTCCCATCCATTTGTCGAGGGCTTTGGCAAATTCTTTCATGCCGTAGTGACCGGAGAACCCTACCACTTCTCCCAAGTCGCCGGGACTGATGCGGGCATATACTATCCTGTCGAAGAAGGCTTCAATCAGCTCCGCGCTCATAGTCGTGTAACGCTCTACGTTTCCCCCGAAGGAAATCTGCTGTTGGATTCCCGCGCCGGGCATAATGGGATAGCCTGAATCGGGGTCCGTAACCGGCTTGTCGCTGAGTCTGGAATACATGGCGGCAATGGCAATCTCTTTGTTCATCGCCATATGATATTGCGCCTCTTGGGTATCCATCCAAGACTGGTAAATCCTGCCGTTCTCGTCGGAGAAGGCAATATCCAATACTGCCTGCGCTCCGAAGTCGGTTACTTTGTACTGCTTGCGAAGTTTTACGAGGTTGTTCTTGTATTCGATGTCGGTGAACATCTCGGTATGCGAACCGCTCTCGGCGGCTTCCCCCCTCATGGTGAAGTATCGCGTCCATTTTGTGCCCGGTTTCAGGTACATGGGGTGAATGAAATGGTCTCCGCTCTCGGTATAGGTTTTAAGGGTGTACAGATACCCCCTTGCGCCTTCTTTCTGAATGTCGGTTACCATGGCCACCTGCGATTTGTCGGAAGAACCCGGAGACCATGTCTCTCCGATAGCCGACAAGTCGGTGTCCACAAGGACTTTGATGGGCTGACGAAATTTGCCGGGAGCAGTAGGGTCTCCTCCCGTAGTGCGGTTTTCCAGAATAGTCAAAGGACGATAACCTCTGACGCCTATTTTCCACGACCAGTTCAAACCGTCAATGTATTTTGTCTTGTTCAGCCCGAAGAGGGGTTCGAGGATGTTGCCCTGAGAGAGGTTGAGCTGGTTGGTTTTGGAGGCAAAAAGCATTCGATGAGCATAATCAAACACCTGAGGTTTGATTGCGCGGGCTTTAGTCCAGTGATTCAAGTCCGTCATGCGGGTAGAATCGAAGCGTCCGCTTCTCACTTGCAACTTATTAATAACTTGTGCCATGTCTTGAATATTTAATTGTTTTCTGTTTAATCAAAATAATCCGCCAATGATTTCTGCCCGTGTTTGACCGAAAGTTTAGACTTGTCGGGCATTCCGCTCTTGGCTCTCCTCACGTTGTCTTTCACTTCTTTGGCCACCTGCGTTTTGGCGTCGTTCACTATCGCGTTGAAGTTGAACGTGCCGTCTTTGTTCCTGTTCTTCATCAAGACCGCCAACTGCAACAAAGCCTGTTGGTTCTGGTGTATGTCGAAGTAAAGGTCTTTTTGAAGCTGACTGATGACGTTGCCGTTGTTCAGCCTTACCGTCTTGTCGTTGATGTAGGAAGGAAGTATTCTTTTGTCGTCTTTGTTTATGGAAAGCTGACCCAACGTATCGTTCTCTTCCAAGTAAGCCGACAACTTGTATTTGTTCTGTTTTATGGCTTCTTTCTGCCTTTCGACGCTTTCTCTCTGCCTCTGCAGGAGCATCTCTTTCTCCCTCTCGTTGTCGGATTTCCATTTCTCGAATTTCTTTTCGGCCATTAATTTGAGCTTGCCGTTCTCCCTGAAATAGTCGATTTGGTTTTCGATGAACTCGGGGTCTTCTCCGTCTTCTTCCATCATTTGACGGAATACGAGTTCTTGGTTCTTCTCTTTGGAGAGGTCTATGTCTTCGGTGATGCCCTCGGCTTGACTCTTTGCTATCGCCTGAAAGTACTCTGCGGGGTTTCCTCCGTTAATCACGAATTTGTTGAGCTGTTTGACGTCTTCCGGAACGCCGTTGAACAGTTCTTCTATCCTCTCGTTTACCTTTTTCTCGAAGGTCTCGGAGAATTTCTCTGCCATAAATTCTTCGGCGGTCTCTTCGTCTATGTCCTCTTCTTCGTCTTCGGGGATTTCAATCAGTCCCTGCGTCTTGAGGTATTTGTAAACCCCCAGTTTGGACACGGCTTCCCCCGTTTCGTCGTCTTCTTCGTTCCCGCCTTTTATGTCGGGCACGTTGGAGACTTTCTTGAACATGTCGGGTTCGGGTTTGACCTTCGGAGCGGGAGGAGCCTCCCCCTCCTTCCCCCCTCCCGACGTCACGGCAGGAGGAGGGTCGGAAACCTTGGAACTATTATCAAGAGGAGCGTCGTCTGTTTTTTCAATCTGAGAGAAAAAGTCTTTTTCGTCGGTCATTTCTTCCCAACCCTTGAAGTCGTCAAGGCTGTTTAGGGCGATATTTTCTTCCGGTTTGTTCATGGTCGTACACAAATTAAGTTTAAATATTAATAATAATCAAGTTTCAATCTTAAAAACGCAAAAAATATTTTTCCTTTACTTCGCTTTCGCTCTTGCTTTTGCTTTATCGGCCTTCGCTTTTTGCTCCGCTATCTTAATCTTCTCGTCTTCTTGTTTGGACTTTACCTTGTCCATTTTCATGGTGTGATTGAGTTTTTGTTCTTCTATTCCGAGCTTTCTTCTCTTGATGTCGGCGTCTAATCCGTCTCTGGCAATCTCCAAGAAGTCGTTTACTCCGTCGTCGTCTGCGTCTTGGTCGGGATTGAAAGATTGTCCCAACAAGGATACTTTCATCAGTTCTGTCTTCCTTCTCTCTTCTTCTTTAATGACGGTAAGCTCTTTCTGCTGTTCAAACATCTGCGCTTCATGCTCTCTCTGCTTGTCGGCTTCTTCGGCATTTGCCTGAATTTGCTGTTGCTGTGCCTGCTGTTCGTATTCTTTTCTGTTGTTCTCGGATACTTTGAGCGTCTCTTCGGCTTCTACGATAGACTCTTGCCTTAATACGGAAATCACGTCGGAAAGCTCTACCTTCTGGTTCTGCAACGCGGCTTGAGTAAGCTGTTTGAGTATCTCTTTGGTCTCGCTTATCTTGTATGCGTTGGAAACGAAAATGCCCAATGTGTTGTTGTCGAGTATGCCCATGTCCACCGTCAAAGTCTGAATGGACATGTCGTCCAAGACGTATGTCAGTTTCTTCTCCGCCTGTTCTCTGTATGCTATCTTGGCGGTTTCCAAGAGTCCTTGTATGATGTTTTTCTTCATGTGGGCATGAAGTTCAAAGTAGGACTCGAGAATGGTCGCGGATTGATCCATTACGGCGTTCACGTTGGAGACGGCTTCTCTCTGGGAGACCTGCCCTTCTATCTGGTCGGGTATTCCCACGCTTCTTCCGCATTGCATCCTGAGATATTCCGCTATCTCCATATACTTCTTGATGTCGGACACGAGGGAAAGGTCAATCACTTTGGCGACGGTGTTCGCGTCGTTGTAGTTGTTGCCTTCTTCCGAAGGATTGTACCACATGATCGAAGTAGCCTCAAAGAAATGTTGCCATTTCTCCACGTCAATGCCCATGCTTTCGGGTATCGCCCCTATATTCATGAGCACTTTCTTCCCTTTGTCCGATGCCAGAAGCAATTCCAGCTTGTACATCACTATATTATAGTAGTACTGATATACTTTGAGCCTGTCCATCATGGAAGTAACCTCGGAGTTCATGTTGTCATAGACCACTCCGTAGTACGGAAGTTTGCAGTAGTAGAGGTTGGCAAGGTCTTTGAATTGTCCGGGCACGGGTTGCATCTTGATATAGACGGGGTCGCTGATTTTTATCTTCCACGTCTCATAGACTTCGGGTATCCATTTCCATTCTACCTCTATGTCCCCCGCGTCCGTGTTAATTTTGTAATGCTCATCGACTATCTGCTCCTGAATCTGCCCGTTTTCGTCCTGATAGGTCAGAAAACCTATCTCTCTCAGAGATTTCCACGTGCAGTGAAGCACTCCCACCGTATTTCTGTCGGTGTTGTACCCCTGCATCACGGAAAAAAAGTCGGAATTGTCGGTGCTTCCCACCGGCATGGTCTTGTATATCCTGTCTATCTCTTCTTCTTTGAGTTCGTCGCCGAAGTATTTGACGATTTCGGAACGCGTCATCCTGTATTCGCATACCGCCGATTCGCCGTCTTCGATAAATTGGTTGTCGGGGGACATGTCGGGAGCAAAACGCATCGGATTGACTACCCACGTAACGGGTTCGTCGTTGAGGATGCCTATGTACATGACCTGAACCCCCGAAAGAAGTCCGTGTTTGAAGGCGTCGATGAATTTTCTGGGCAAGTCTTCTTTCTTTTCGAGGTATTTAAGGAGCTGGTTGCTCATGACTTCGGCAGGGTCTTGGTAATCCCTTTCCATGTATTTCTTTACCTCTTGCGGAGTCTGCATTTTGACCTCCTGCTCTATCTGCTGTTGTATCTGTTGTTGCTCTTCTTGCGTCAGTTCCCTTCCTTTCATCTCCTGCTCGTGTTGCATGGCTATCTGTTGCTTGATAGGACCCATGATAGAGTCTATGACGAAGTCTTTTATCCTTTTGAGGGACTCTTGTTCTCTTCTGGTGGTGGCTTCGGGGTTCACCGCCACCGCTTCCCATATGAAAGGACGTTTCATTTCCATCCCCAAGATAGCTCTTATCTTGCCCGAAGAGATGTCTCTGTTCACCATCGAGGCGGGAAGCTCTCCGGCTTCTTTCCCGAAAGGTTTGCAGACGTATTCAAAGTTCTTTAAGTCGAGAATGTTGTTGAACAGGTCGTAGTTCACCTTCATTCTGTCGAATGTGGACACCGCGTTGTTGTAGTCGGTAGAATAGGCATATCTGCCGTGCACTTTGTCGAGCTTGTCGGCATTGCTTTTGTACCATTGCTTTTTGTTGGCATTCTTCTGCGCCATAGTCAAGCGTTGGTCTCTGTCGGCTAAATTCTGATATGACTTCATCTTACTGCCATTTGTTCAAGCGAAAAGTTATTTCTCCTATATACTCTGTCCAACATCCTCAGCATCCTCGTTCCCTTCGGATCAACTTCGTGAGAGTCGTATTTCTTGCCTAGTTCTTCTTCTTGCACCTGAAACATGCACATAAACAGGGCGGAAACCAAGTCAAAGTTACCCTTTCTGTTGTAAGCAATCAACTCTTCCAATAAACGAATGGAATAAATCTTGTCTATGACCCTCACTTTGTCTCCGTTTTCGTCGTAGTCCAAAGTAGTCAAAAGCCAGTCTTTCACGTATCTTTCCCCCGCGTCTTTGAGCGGTTCCGCCATATGGCATCCATAGACCCTCGCCACTTTTGAAAGTTTGACGTTCTTGGATATGACGGCGTTGGGCTGTCCCGCCAACAGGTGCAGTTTCTTGGTTCTTTGAAAATAAGTCTTTACTCCCGTAACCTCGTTCTCGTGCATAATCTGGGTGTTGTAATAGACCGCGAGCATCTCGGCAAGCCTGTCCATGTCTTCCGCCGACTCCATCCTGCCTATGTATTCAGCCACCAAAACGCTGTGGTATTGAGTAGAAGTATGTACTCCTTTATATACCGCGATGCCGGCGAGAGAAGTTCCCTGATCTTGCATAACCGGGTCGTATCCTATTTTGTAAAGGTTCTTGGGCGGGTCGGGCACTACCTGTTCGTAAATCATTACGCATCCCGCTTTGTTGAGAGGTATGTTGTAATAGGAAGTAATCGGCTCTTTTTCATTGTTGAGTATGGGCTTGATGACCACTTGGTCTTCGTTGTACATGATGTCCACCGGCATCCCCTTCACGAATTGAAGGTTGTTGGCTTTCACCTTCTGGAGCTGATGTTTGAGTTCCACCACCGGGAAGTTATTGATTGCAATAGCCCCGAAAGCCTCCGAAGGAGACAAAGGGTTCTCCTGCATCCTCTGTTGTATGTCGGAGTACAAAGCCCCGTTCTTGACTAATCTCTTGCGAGTCAAAAGCTCCAGTTGCCTCGCCGCCTCTTTGTTCGAGTTGCCCTGTTTGTCGTAGAGACCTTCCATGTTCCAGTCGATGGGATGAAAGAAACCGGTCTTCTGGTTTAGGGAATCTTTGTCCCATATATTAAGGAAGGGGAGCAGGTTGAAAGCCTCCGGTCTGGAGTGCATGTCGGCATAGTCGGCAGTGCCGCCTTCCATGTCTCCCGAGGTTCCAAATAGAGTTATCATTCCCGTTTTAATCTTTCCCGCCATTACGCATGGCTCGGAGGCGGCATAGGACGATTTGAGCAGTCCCGGAACGCCGAAAGCCCCCGCTTCTTCAAAGTAAATGTCTTTGGCGTTCTTCCCCCTCAAGGCATCGGGGTTGTCTTTGAAGGATACGGCTTGTATCTCTGACTTAAACCCCTTCTCAAGTTTGAGTCCGTTGATGTATTCATAGTAGGAACTTCGTATGTGGTCGGCTCTCTTGAGCACGTCGGAAGGCATGACCCATCCGGTGGAAGCATTGATGAAGTTGAGAAGGTCTAGCGTGTAGGAGAAGATAGCTCCGGGATATAGAAATCTCTTTTCATAAGCGGCCAACGCAGTATAGCTGTTGGGTATGGTCAAGAAGTTGTTAGCGGCGATAGACGAGTTCTTCAAGGAGTATCCTTTCCTTCTGGATTTGCCCACTATCAAGTTAAACCCGCCTTCGAGATTGTCTTTCGTATATTTCTGCCCTTCCAGTTCTATGGTGGTGGAAGGCGGTATCTTCACCTCGAGTTTAAGGGATTCGAGAAGTTTCTCTCCCAAGCCCGGAAAATTCTGAGGATTCTCCGAAAACGCTTTAAACTTTTCGGGAGAAAGCAAGGATTGGTATATGCCGTTCTTGGCTATCTCTCTTATCCAAAAGTAGTTGAAGTCGCCGTCCCAGAAGTCGGGAAAACCCTCTACTTTGTTGGCTCGGTTTCCCATTATCACGTCCACTTTCTGAATGGGCGTGTAGTTAAGGTAGAAGTAATGCTCGCCGGTAATCTTGACCCCTGCCACCGTATATCCTTCGATGCACCTTTTTCTCTCTTCTTTCCAGTAGTCATACCATGCCGCAGTACCCCACGGGTCTGACACGTAGTATCCGTATTTCTTAAAGCATTTCGCGGCGTCGGTAAATACCGAAGAGTTAATCCAAATGCCGTCGGGATTGCGCACCGCATTGACTTTTCCTTCGTCATATGATGTATCGAGGATCATACGGATTCAGGCTCGGCGAAAGGACTGATTTCTTTGTTCCCCCGTATCCTGCTCTCTTCGTAAAGCTCTTCTTCTACTTTCTTTTCAAGGGATTTGAGGTTGGCAAGAACCTTTTCGGTGTCGTTCAAAGCGGAGGTAATGTCTCTGGGTTTATATACGGGAAGCCCTTTGCCGTTTCTTTCGTTTACGTCCACTTCGCGAAAGAACTCCTGCATCTTCTCCGCCGCCATTTTTGCCGCCATATAGTAGTTGTAGGTAGCCGACGCTTCTCTCTGAAACTTGATTACAAGCTCCATGCCTTTTATGATAAGTATGTCCGGAGTCCAGTCCTCTTCTTTGATTATCGCTTTCTTGATTATCGTTTCTTTTATGTTCTCGGGATACTGACGGTAAGGATTCGACTTCTTCATCGAAGTCATAAACTCTATGTAGGCAAATTCCTGAATGGCTTTGTTCTTGTCTTTGGACAAGTCTCTTTCCCATATCTCTTTAAACGGAGAAATAAGCAACGTCTCTTCGTTTGGAAAGACGATCTTTTCGTTTATCTGAAAGAGATATGCCATACAAGGTTAAAATTCTTTAATCAAACAATAACTGACCGTATCCTGATGCTTCACTTTGTTGAGAATTTCGTAGTACATTCTCACATGGTTTATCACCTGACATCCCGCAGACCATTGTCCTATGTTGGGTCTGAATATGTCGTTCCTCAATTCCTGTTCCGTGAAATCATAGAACACGGTGTGAAAATTAATGCCTATCACCTGATTGAACAACTGACCTGTTTCGTCGGGAGTCTTGTCTCTGTTCGTATCCCGATAAAACTTAATGGGATGTATCTGCTTTAACGCGGGCATCTTGTTCCTGTGCAGTCCGTATGACCAAAGATTGAAATAGAACTCATTCGTTTTAATCACCGCAATCCCGCTTTTGTTAAACTGTTCGTAGGATTTCAGTCCCGCCAGACCCGCATTGGTAGTGCCGTTTGCGACGTTCTCCAATTTATCTCCGTTGAATAAATAAAAGAGATCATCGAACTTGTCTGGAATGTTGGCTTTGGACTGTACTCCCAAGATCCAATAATCGGAAGGAAGCTCGTTTCCGTGAACCAATGCGGGGAGAGCCCTTACTCTCCGTATGAGCTCCTCTTGCGAGTACTGCTTTTTTATGCTTGTTTCTTTATAATTCATATCAAGGATTAAGAATTACATGAGCTAAAATAATTTGATTGCGATATTTGAGTCGTACTAGAAGGAACAGAACCATTACACGCCAAATAAGATATTGCACATGTGCCTCCCATACTATCTATTCGCATAAAATGTACTCTTGCCGTTTGTCCATTTCTTGTATCCGGCACATTGTTATATCTATGCGACATATATAATTTATTTTGTCCGTTATATAAGTCATTTGTTTCAATACTAGTAAACATAGGTCCGCCCATTATATAACGACGATCTCCTTCTGCATTAGCATAATAATCAATCTCATCTGCATAAACATTTACAAGAGTATAGTTATTTTTATTTTGACAATATGCGGTAATTGAATCATATTGACGCAGTTCCCACCTTTCCCGAGGACGACGACTTGAAGTCCTCGTAACAGTCGGAGTATGAGTACTCGTAGTACTCGAAGTAGGAGTACTCGTAGCCGTCATCGTATTTGTCGGAGTAGGAGTATTCGTAGTGCTCGGCGTCGGAGTATTTGTAGTACTCGGAGTCGCAGTATTTGTCGTACTCGGAGTAGCCGTCATCGTCCCGGTACTCGTAGAAGTCCCCGTATTCGTAGGCGTCGGACTATTCGTGGGAGTCTGACTGTTTGAAGGAGTAGCCGTCATCGTACCAGTACTCGTGGAAGTTTGACTCGTGCTCGGAGTCGCAGTCTGCGTCCCAGTGCTCGTAGAAGTCTGACTTGTACTCGGAGTAGCCGTCAATGTCCCCGTGCTCGTAGGCGTAGGAGTGTTGCTCGGAGTAGGCGTATTGCTCGAAGTCGCCGTCGCGCTAATCGTAGGCGTCTGAGTCGGAGTAGGACTGGGAGTAGGAATAACTCCCATGTATCTGTTATAGTGACTATGTCCTGCAGGCATATCTTTAGTATTTAATTTTTTCCCAAATTTAACGCAAAACCGTCACATTAAAACTCAACTGCTCCTCCCCGCCCCCTCTGTAATAAACTTTTATCCCTATCGTCCTATGTTGTCTGTCCCCCTGAAAACCCGCCGATATGCTCGGATGATAAATGAATTTCAATCTCTTCGTCTCTTTCTCGTACCATACCTCTGCACAGCCGCATCCCGGAGATATGCCCGCTATTTCGGAGATGCCTTCTTTGCCTTGAAAATAACTCGTAACTTTCTCCCCGGCTTTTCTGTTGCCGAGAGACAAATCTTTTTGCTCCCAATTCGTTTCCATTTGCTCTCTGTTTGTATTAACGTATATACCTTTTCCTCTTGATGAACTTCTAACCCAAATCCGTTCTTGAATACCACGCCGTCCCCGTTCTTGTTCACGTCAAACATGTACACATCCAAGTCTTTCTTGAACGTCAAGTCCCCAAAATTATGCAATACCGGATGGTTCGTAACTATCGAGTCCCTCATCACTATCTTGGCGCATAACGAACCCTTTACTATAAAGTGCGTACACTGCCGCATAGAACCCTTTTTCCTCATCTCCTTATGCGCATCCTCCCCGAAGTATTTCTCTATGTCGGTCAATATCTTGTCTTTGGCATCCAAAAAGTCCCTTAACTGAACTCTGTCGTATATGTCAAAGCCTGCCATCTCCAACTGCTTTTTGTATATAGTCATGTATCTTTTCTTTTGCAGTATGCTCATGTAATGTAAAATTTTGACAAGTCATGTTTCTTGGAACTGTCGTACATCTTGCTCACGTAGTCCCGCCATTTCTTCTTCCCCATCAGCGGAGGATAGCACGGCTTGTCGCAAGATTTGCTCGAAAATTGCATCGCGGGAACGTCGCATCCGCAAAGTTTGCAGTACCCCTGCTCTCTGCATTGTCTGTCCATCGTAAATAATCTGTGTTGTATCTGGTCTCTTATGTGAGACCTTATCAGCCTGTCAAAAGGAGAGTAAAACAACGTCTTTCTGTAATGCCCCGTCGCATAAGCCCATACATCTTTCACAGAAGGAAATTTACCTCTTCTCATCTCCCGCCAAACCCTTCCCAATGTCATCTTTTCCATATCGTCTCGTCTTTAGTATCCTTAGTATATTCGCCTTGTCTTTTTCGCTTAATGTCTTGTTCTTCTCGGTCATCCTTATGTATTTCTCCAACGTCCCTCTGTATGTCTCAAATAACCCGAAACCTTTAAGTCTCACCGACTCTAACTCTTCTTGCGCCATCGTGTGTTTCAAAAACCTCCACTGAAACTTAATCGCCTCTCTCATCTGTCTGAAATCACATCCCGGATACTCCTCTTTCCGCAAAGTAACAAATTCTTTTATTAATTCCGCAGGCGACAGTCTCATCCTTTTATCCTTTTAATCATTATCTGGTAACCCTGACTCTCTGAATTAGGCAACAAGTATGGCCTTATCTCTAATTTATTATATATGTTCCGCGTCAGCACTTTCTTATCCAACATCGATTTCAAGTAGTTCCCCAATCCCCCCTGCGATATGTTTAATATTTCTCTGACCCTTTTCCTGCTCAAGGAATTGAACATGTCGTTCATCGTCAATTCCCCGCTATAATACAAAAACAAGGACAGCACCTCTATCTCTTTATCCGTCAGATGCGTAGGCAGTAAGCAACTGACTATCGACAGATGTTTCATGTAGTATTCTTTCGTGGAAAGTTTCAGTATTTGTTGAATGGGCTTCATATTTTTATGAGGTCAAAGTTAATAAAATTTCTTTATGAAAAAATTTTTTGAGTTGTGTGTTTAGTGAGAGCGTGAGACCTCCTCAACGAAGCCCCGCCCCGATTCCCAAATGGGAAATCCCCCCGCGGCGTCAAGGAAATCTTCGATTTCCCGCCGCGAGAATAAATTCTACGAAGGGCGAAGGTCTCTCATGCTCAGTCCTCGTTCTCTCACGCATAAACTTTACTTGTTTTTGGTACTGTGTTGGTTCTCTCTCTTGTTTGTAGTGTTGTGATGTTCAATGTGTAACACATGTTGAATGTTGCAAGTGTACATCAGGCGAGGGGCACGGTATCATTAACAATTTAATTATTATCAATTATGAAAAAGTTCATCCAGAACATCCTCATCACAATCTTAGGTCTCCGCCATGTAACGCATGCGTCTCGCTTTCAGTACCATATGGAAGGTATGGCAGAGGCACGCTATTTGGGTTTGACCTACCAAGAATACATTCGCATCAAGTTCTCTCCCAATGCAGAGCAGGCGTTGGAGAACCTCAGATGGCAGGCATGGTATAACGAGCAATGCGCATATTGATTGCACAGAACAGAGGGTATGGCTTCGCGCCATGCTCTCTATTTTTTATCTCTTAATGCGGTACTCAAACGCATAAACTTTTATTGTTCTAGGCAGTACATTATTAACAACTAAAACCAAATACAGTTATGGAAACCATCAGAGAAAAACTCATGCTCGCGCTTGTTGCATTGCAAGCCGAAATGACACCAATCAAAGCTCGCATCATCGAGGTGCAACACCGTATCGACAACTCCGAAACGGACAACATCACGTTAGAGTGCGAGCGCGACGAAATCGAGTGGGAACTCAGCATACACGAACAGGAGTATGACAGAATTGAACAGGCGTTAATGCGTTTGGATATTCGCAGAGAATCTATACGGCATGAGGCAGAACAACGCGCCGAAGCCGAACAGTGCCTCCCATTCTGACGACTAAAGAGAACAGCCTTTCAGGCTGTTCTTTTTTATCTCTTCATCTCATGCTCTCCGACGCATAAACTTTACTTGTATATGGTGGCGCTATTGCCATCAACTAAAACCAATTCATTATGTTACATTTCATCACATTCCTCGCGTATGGGGTTCTCGTTGTTCTAGGAACGGCGATTGAGCAATTACGCAATTTGTTCCAGTCTATGCTTCCCTTCTTCGACGAGTCGAGGAGGGTATTCTTGGCTAGACTGGACATGGGCATCAGGCTTCGCCAGCTCTGGAGGCAATATCGCAAACAGCGGTATCTCTATGATATATATCATGCGGAGCAGAGCGCATATGACGAGCTTGAGCGCAATTATGACCAGAAGCGTCATGAGATTATTGATGCCGCGACTGCGTCCATTATGGGCATTACCGTTGCGGAGGCGACAGCCAGAAGGCTCTATAACGGCGAGCAATGGATTGTATTTGGCAAGAATATGGCGTTCATGTTTGCCATTATATTTGGCATCATTGCCATTGTCAAGACCATTGGCTATTTCACCGGCATCAATTGACGTTTCGTAGTAGGGAAAAGGGGACAGCTTCGCTGTTCCCCTTTTTTTTGCTCGGAACATTCTCTTACGCATAACCCTTGCGTGTATTTGGTTGCGGTGTGTTGCCGCAATAAGTTATAATCTTTTAAATTTTACTACTATGAAAAGTGTAATTGTCGATGGTTTTGAAATCGGGTATGAAGTCATTCCTGCTTCTGCTCCCGACTCTGTCAGAAGTATGGCGGAGGTTTCTGATTTGTCCATGTCTGCCCATCTCATAGGCGGCACGACGGTCTCTTTGTTTCTCACTCCCGACGAGTATAACAGACTCGGAGAGATTGACAAGTTGGTTGATTGTCGCGACACCATGGAACAGATGGTTGAAGAGATTGAGGGCAGACGTTCTCTGTTGCATGTCGAGTTCAACGGCAGAGATACATTGATTGCTCTGGATTGAATTGGGGAAGAGGGGAAAGGCTTCGCCTTTCTCCCTTTTTTATCTCGGAACATGCTCTATCGCATAAACTTATCTTGTACAGGGTGTCGGTGTGTTGCCGACATACGTTTTAACTTCTAAATTTTTACTACTATGAAAACTGCAATTGCAACCTCTAACCGTCAGTTCTTTGGGACTTATACTCCCGAACAACTCGCCTTGTACGCCAAATTCGAGTCTGTCGAGTATCCCGTCGACAAATTCGACGCGGCATTTGACTGGAACGCTGTCGCGACCGACGACAGGGACAAAATTGCGCTCAAGGACTACGTCCAGCTCAAAATTGACGCTTTGGAGTGTCAAATTGCTGAGCTTGAACGCGAGCGTGCCGTCATTACCTACGAGTACGGCATTTGACACTATTGGGGGAGGGCTTCGCCTTTCCCCCTTTTTTCATTATTTTAATCTATACTAATCCTCTCAAACGCATAAGCCTATATCGTGCCTGATATGAAAAATACAAACGAAACGTTGCCTTCGGTTCAAGGAATTGAAGGCAACAACAACATGTTCAATGGCAAACATTATCAATTTTTTGGGACTTATACTCCCGAAGAATTGGAATTGTATGCCAAGTTTGAAGCCGTCGACAGTCCTGTCGAGAAATATGAGTTTGCGCGTAAATGGAATGCCGTTGCGCAAGATTTGGCGGATATGATTGTCTCCGATGACTATATGGGGCTTAAAATCGACGCCTTAGAACAACAGTTGGCTGAGGTCAATGCCGAAATTGAATATCTCATCAAACGCGAATGTCCCGCCGACATGACCTATGAAGAGCATCTCGCACAGATTAACAAGTTGCGCAAAGCCAAGCTCGAGATTGAAAACGACTTGGAAACCATCAGGAAAGACTGGTGAACAAGCAAAACAAAAAGGGGAGAGCTTCGCTCTCTCCCCTTTTTTACCTCTTTTCTTTCAGGGTATTTTTCCTTGCGGGTATTTATCCTTTTGCGGGTATTTTTCAGGGAGTGCATCTCGCGGGTAACCCTCTCTTCCCCGTGACCACAGCGGGTAACGTTTGACAGTCATCAGGGTCAAGGTCTACGACAGCGGGTAACGTTTGCTCCCCCTGCGGGTAACGCTTGCCTCCCCGTGACCACAGCCCCCCCCCGCCTCTACACCTCCGGCCCCCGGGAAAGGGGGAGATAGTCGCCAAATTCGCCGTTGAATTTTGCCGCTCCCGCTTTCCCCGGGAGGCGGCGACTCCTTAAAATACTCCGCTCTCTTACGCAAAAGATGCTCTCCCACGCATAAGCCTCACTTGTTTTTGGTGCGGGCATTGTGTGTTCGCATTTAGTTTCTTTTATAACCTTAAATATTATCAATTATGGTAAATTTTGTGAAAGTCGCAGTCCATCCGGAAACCGGCAAAGTCGTGAATCCGACCAAGAACAAGGACATTAGCTCCATTCGCGTCGAATCCGTCGGCTTCGGAGTCGGAAATTCCTTTGTCAGCAGGCGCGTAGCGTTTATTAACGGCAATACCGAACTGCTCGAAAGTCTCGGTTTGAAAGCCGGACAACAACTCAAGGGCAAAATTATTGTCAAACAACGCTTTACGCCGTTCTTTCAGGGGCAAAAGTGCAAAATTAACCCCACTACCGGCGAACCTGTGCTTACCAATGGTCGTGAAGTGTTTGTCCAAACTCTCTTTACCGACAACGTAAATGCAGTCGATGAAATCGAAACTAACAACGTCGATGAAATCGTGTATTCCGGCGAAGAAATTGCCGACAACAGCGTCGCCTCTATCTTCTAGCGGCTCGCAAAAACGAAACAAAGGAGGGGCTTTCAGCCTCTCCTTTCGTTTTCGTTTTTTTAATACAGCCCGCCGCCAATACCCCTCCGCTACAGTCAAGTTCGACCACAGCGGGAACTGCGGGTAACGTAATCTTCCCCGTGACCAACTTTGCCTCCCCGTGACCAAATCTCCCCCGACCCTCTCCCACGAATAATTAATACCTAGAAAATTTGGAGCGAGTCGCCAAATTCAATACTTTTGCCACACCATCTTATACTTTTTTAATTGGTTTTAGTTAAGTTTGAGAAGCAAGTCTGTCATTTTAGTTTTTTGTCGTTTAACTGCTTATACATAGTCTCCCGACAGCAAGACCTTGTGTGAACGTTTTTAATTGATAAGCTCATCGCGTCTCTATTACGCACATTATCATGAGAAAACAACTAAAATGGGAAAGAGAAGACGTCTTTTTCCCATTTTTTAACATCACAGATTAGCCGTAATTAACCGGTCTCCGAAATAAGAATTAAATGGGCAGGAAAATCAAGAGAAAAAGCAGGGAAATTAGAGAAATACTGGTCAGGAAAACCACCAAAAGAACAACGAAATACTCGAACTAGCAGTGAAAATTTGATACATTATACAAATAGCGAGGGTACAATTAAAACAAGAGAAAACCATAAATAACACAGACATGAAAAAGAAGACAAAATTCATTAACGAAGAGTTTACGGCAGAGGAGAAGGCTATGATGACGCCGGAGGATTTGCGAATAGTGGCAGAGATAAGGGATTTAAAAACATCCATTAACAATGTATATAGCAACGGGAAGAATGAGATTTGGGCGGCGAAACTGGCGATGCACTCCTTAATAGACAACAGATACGCCGAGACATTGAATAAGGCTACGGGATTAAACTGCAAAGAAGAAGTGTTAAGAATGTGTCAATTGCACAACATTATAACGGTTACATATAGAAGGAGTCCGAACTGTTTATATGTATGTGATCCCGATAATTTTTTATTGGATGAGGGATGTACGGTATACAACTTAGCGAACAGGAACAGTCAGCTAATAAGATACAATCAGCTATTGATGATGATAAAGTAGACTGGAAAGGGCATAACATGCCCACATGCCTTTACTAAAGACGGATAGTTAAGAGAAATAAAGGGACTATTTAGAAAAATAAAAGTCAATTAGGAGGAATCTAAGAGACTGATATTGATTTTATTTTATTCTATGATGGCTCTGTGCCGGCTCTGTACTGACTCTGCAACCCCCCTCCCGTTGGAATTACGATGTGGCTCTGTTAGCCTCTGTTGGGCTGTAAACTGCTGAATGTGATTTGGAGGGGGTGCGGGGGAGGTTTAGCATTTGTAAGACGAGCCGCTTGCGGCGAGGCGTCAAATGCTAAAGTTCCCCTGCTTACGGGAATAAGTACTATCTGAAATTTTATGTAAAGTTAGACGAAAAAAATGATACTTACAAATTTGCGGTCAAGAAATAGTTCAAAAACTGCTGTAAACCCTTATAAACACTGAGAAAAATATTTTTTTACAAAAGAGGAAAAAGAGAGTCAAAAAAATACAACTATTACTAAAGTAAACAATTAAAACGGATAACACCATGAAAATGCTAATTAACGACACATCAGATCAATCCTTGTATCTTTTGGCAGAGAGATTAGACGGGGTTTATAGAAAAGAGAATACATCTACTCCTGCCACGTATTTCAATGATGCTTCTAACCAGACTTACAAGATTATTTCTGTGCCTTTAAAACTCAGAGACGGCATAGAACTGATAAACATTGCGGTGCATGAAGACGGAACATGGAACGCGGGTCATATTTCATACGACGGAAAATGGATGTCAGAGGCACGTCATTCCGATGCAGAGATAAAAGGTGAAAACGCCGAAATGAAACTCAACGCCATGATATTAAATATGACGTTAGAAGCCGCCAAATGCGGATTAGAAGCCGTAACAAACGGGAATTATACTACCTTTAAGACAAAAAGGGAAATATGAATGACAACTTATCGAAAGAAAGGGGGAATACAAGCCTCCTTTCTTTTGTTTTTATTTTAAACAAAATTGCAGAAATATGGGAACAAGAGGAATGAAACTGACCGTAGGACAAATGATAGAACATTTATCCCGATACCCCAAAGACCAAAGAATATTGGTAGAAGAGGGAGAAGGCTTTGTAGATGCCGTGATACTCAACAAAGAAGAAACGGTGACAGAAGTCGAAGACACCGCGCATCACAGATACATTAATGCCGGGAACTTCACGCTTTCCTGCAGGGACGGCGTTGCCGGAGAACCCTTTAAAGCGATAATCATAAGACATTGGTGTTAAACAAAAAAGATATGACGATACAACAATTAATAGACGAACTGAAAACTTATCCTCCCGATCTTTTGGTGCTCACAAAAGAGAATCAGAAAGCATTTGAGACAGTAAATAGTTTACTTCCGATGAATGTATATAAGAAGGACACAGATTATTTCTGGACTAAAGAAAATAATAAAGAGAAAATAAAAGCCCTTGTTTTAACTTTTGACCTCAAAAAACTAATAACTAATCATGACAGTACAAGAAATGATTGAAGAATTGAAAAAATATCCTCCCGATATGCCATTAGTATTGACAATGTATGAAAATTCATGGGATAGAAATAACAGAGGATACTTTAAATACGAAAAAGTATCAGACCTATATCTGTTTGACTTGATGCCGCACAGCGAATTAATGCGCGAAAACGGGAAATGGATAAACAAAGAAGTTGAAGGAGAATATCAAGAACTCGGAGGAAAAAGACCTTCTGACTCTTTTAAAGCATTATTAATCGAATAAAACAAAACAACCATGACAATACAAGAATTGATTGAAGATTTAAAGAAATACCCTCCCGACATGTCAGTGGTGGTATATGACTATCAGGAAGACCCCGCCTCTTTGCGATACAGAGGATACAAAACCTACAAAGATTTCAAACGCTCCGAAGAAATTGCCTTAAAACGCACAACCATATTAAAAAACGTAAACGGCAAATACAAGGAAGAAGAATTTGAAGGAGAATATCTCGAAGCCGGCAAAAAGAACCCTGCCGATTTTACTGCTGTTATATTAATTTAATCCCCGCAAACATGGAATCATCAGATAATATCGACAAACTGTTGAACTTGAACCAAGACTTAGACTATATCACGGCAAGGTCAAATCAAATCACGGAAGAAATGAGAGAACTTAAAAAATTGGCGGAATACATACTCGAAAACCCGGACAAAGACAAAAGCAAAGACGCCAAAAAAATGAAGGAAATCAAAATAACCGTCGATGAAAACTCCAAAATTATGGAGAAACTCACAAAAAGAGAATTTGAAATTTATGCCGAAATGGAAAAAGTAGAAAAAGAAATAGATTTAGAAACCAAAAACCTTTAAACAAATGGAAGAAGAAAAATCAGGAGGACACGAAGAAGCGAGAAAATTAGAGCGTGCCATAAAATTGGACGAAGAAATGAAAGAACTGCTCAGACTCGCCATAATCCAAAACAAAATGTTGAGAAACATAAAAGACAAAGTCGATGCCATTACAAACGAAAGAGAACCCAATATCGAAGATTATCCCGAGCTGTTAGCCTCCGAAAAAGAAATGGAGGGATGTATTAAGGCAATGAAAGAACTCGAAAAAAGAGGCAAAGAGATAGAAGAAGAAGCACGGAAACTCAACTACAACGGAAAAATATGGAAGCCATGACAAACAAAGAAGTAAAAGCCAACATAAAGGAAGAAGTTACTCTGGGAATTTTCTTTCTGGAGTGCAATGCCTGCGACAAGAAATTGTACAACGAGGGAACTGAAATATCCTCCGTGCTTTGCGAACAGATGGAATACACCGGCGAAAAGCACAACTGGCACAAATACAAAACCATCGACGGAGAAATGGCTCATTGTTGCAACGAGTGCAAAAAATGGGTAAATATTTTCGGACTTCAAACCAAACCTTTTAAACTAGAAACCAAAAAACCATGAAAACGTACAGAGCAGGATACCTGCAAATAATCAGATTTCGGGAATATGTTTTAGATAACGAACTTATGACCAAAGGAGAATTTAGCCGCATTGATTTCTCGCGGATAAATTTTTACGAGTTGCCTTGCGCCCTTTACAGAGCCTGCGAAAAAAAATTCGACGATTTAGGCAACAAACGCGCTTACGAAGAAGCACATGCTTATGTCGCCGTCAAAGACAAGAACATGATAGGCTGTTTTATCGCCGCAAAACAAGTGAAATTGCCGGAAGACGATTTCAACTTGATAGAATTGGCAAATTGTCATTATTTCTATTATGACAGAAAAGAACTGAGGTCAGACGCGATTTACGAACTGTTTGAAGACTAACCTTAAACCCTCAAATATGGAAAATGAAAAAATTCAGGAAGGAGAACATATGGCGATTCTAAAAACGAAGGACAATGCCAGACAAACGGCGGGAGATTTCTCCATATTGTCCGCCGGAAAACATTCCAGACAGGACGCCGGAATTAATTCATGGCTTTTTGCGGGAAGAAATTCGATGCAACATGCGTCGGAAAATTCCCGCGCCTTTTCCGGAATCAATTCCGACGTTTCTCTGGGAAGAAATTGTTATTGCGAAACCGGAGACAACTCTTTGGTACGCATTAAAGGCAACAGCGCGATAAAAACAGGAGACAACGCCAGAATCCAAATAATGATGAGAACAGAGGGCCGAGTCATCGTAAAACCCGGAGCAGGTTGCGTCATAAGCATCGAGGACGAAAATGCAAAATTGCTGAGAATATTTTCAAGAACGGAAAAAAACGTCGCGTATTTAATTTCTTTCCCCAGTGACGGCGGTCTTCCTACGGTCAGGAATTATTATCGGGACATCGAAACCGTATACACGAATGAAAACCTTACTTTCCGCAACTTCCAATACGGAATAGAATGCGAAGTCAATGCCGTGTATCGGTTTGGGACAAACAAAACCGTAAACGACGATTTGGAACAAACCCTTAAAAGGTTTAAGGAAAACCATTTCAGAGATTATTCCCTCATTGCAAGAACATCGTGCAAAGAATACAGAGCATTAGACGACGAAGACATGAAGATACAGATTTTCAGGCTGTTCAAAACCTGTTACATGCACCCTTTCATGATTTTTATCTTAAATGAGCAAGGAATTCCTTGCGACAGAGGCAAATTAAGAAAATGGCTCAGAAATTCTCCCGCCAATTTAGTAAAACCGAAAAGACTCTAATCCAAAGAAAAATGAAATTTGAAAATTGGGAAAAATTAATTCAGTCCGCCGACGAAAAAGACGTCAGACAGAAATCGGGAATGTATTTCGTTCAGAAAGCGAGAGACAACGCCAATCAAATCGGTTTCCGTCACGGGTATCAATTCGCGGAACATTCTTCGGTGCAATACATGATTGACAACGGATGGCAATTTGCCGGAAACGACAGCCATCAGTCGGGACAAAGCAACATGAGGCAGTTCGGAAAAGACAGAGCGCATCAAACCGCCTATGACTATGCCTATCAGGAAGCGGGAGAATACGCTCATCAATTTTCGGGAATAAATTCAGTCCATAAGGCGAAAAGACATTCCGAGATAAATACGAAGATGAAAAAATGCTCTACGCTTATCGTAAGACTCGGAAGCAATTGCCGTCTTAATATTTACGACGAAGATTACATGATAAAATCGAGCTACGAAAGACTGAATCCCGGAATGACTTATGTGTTCGTCAAAAATTCCGAAGGAAGCATTTACATTCCGAACCGCTATGACGGAAGCAGATTTGAAACGGAACACTACAAGCAAGAAAGACAGGATTTGGAAATACAGGTAGTCGGAGTAAAAGAAGGAGAAGAAGAAACAGAAGGAAATTTCTTCTTCTCCCGCATATTGTCCAAAAACAACAAAGACGTATATCGTTTTATCGTAATGGACAAAGACGGAAAAATGCTGACGGAGAATCAGTTCAAAGCCGAAGTTTTCAAACTTTACGGCTATTGTTACAGATATACCTCCAACATATTTGTGTTGCAGAGCATAGATTCCGATTTTGAAATGTACGGCGGAAAATTTCTGAAAAGAATGTTTTTATTCGAAAACAGACCCGCCAATTTTGTAACCATGAGCTACCAGACGCCTTACGACTATTAAACCAAAAACAATAAATATGGAAACACAGGAAGAAATGAGAAAACTGAATCTCGGAGAACAAGAGATATTGGTCATGAAACGTTGCCGCGAAGGCAACAAAGGCTATGACGGTTTCGAGTATCCCGAAGCCGGAAAGTACATCAAAGCTCCTCATTGGGACGACGATTACGACTGCGAAAACGGACTCTTCGGACTTGCCATAAATGCGCAGACATATGACTGGACTGAATATTCCGGCAATTACGTCATCCTCTTGGTAAACAAAAAAGAAGGATTCGTGGACATGCGCGAAAAAGTGAAATTCAGAATCGGGAAAGTATTGTACAACGGCAGTTCCCTCGAGTATGTCAAACGCTTTATGCAATTGCATTATCCGACGATGTGGTTTCACAAAGACGTGCAACATTCCCGCAAAGACGACGACTTTCAAAAAGCAGGAGTAGAATGCGAGCAGAAAATGTTCGGCGACGCAGGAGTACAGATAGCCATGAAGAAAAGCACGCAGTCCGGAAACTCCAAAGTCATTCAGCAAGGCGACGGATATATGATTCAAAAAGGAGGCTTCAACTCTTTGCAAAACGCTTCTTACAACGCGGAACAGACCGCACTGGATTACTCTTTGCAAAACGCCAGAGAAAACGCGAAGCAAGTCGCGCAAGACTCCTCCGTTCAGAAATCCGGAAACTTCTCCAATCAGAGAGCAGGGAGAGGAAGCATCCAGAAAACGTTGCAGAACGGCAGGCAAATAGGAGAAAATCACGTCATTCAATATGCCGAAGGATACTCTTGGCAAACGGCGGAACAGGACTCCGTGCAGGTTATTTCTTCTTTCGGGTACGGCACTCAGGAAGCCAAAGAAAATTCCGTTCAGATAGGAACGGGAGGAAACAGGCAAGTCGCGGAAAAAGCCTGCATCCAAATCTCCGAGAAGAACAGCACCCAGATAGCGGGGGAAAGAGCCTTGCAATCCGCCGGTACTCGTTCTTTGCAAAAATCGGGAAGCAATTCCGTGATTGTGGTCAATATCAGACAAGACGAAATTAATTTGGTGAGAACCGACAAAAATTCCGTAATCGTCATGATAGATACTCTGAGAGACATTGCCGCCTCTGAAATCACTATGGAAAACGACATCCTCTATGCCATCGACGGAAACGCCAACATCGTAAGCCAATATATAGGCTCGCCGACGTTGGAAAATCTTTTCTCCCTCAAAAGCTACGAAATCTACGTGTTTGACATGGGAGAAGGGGAACACGACGAAATCCCCGAAAAGCTCTTAAACATCAACAAAGATTACAAAGAAAAAAGAGCATACAGAGGACAATGGAACAGAGGACTCAAGGGAGGCATCTATCGAATGAGAACGGAAAAAATAGAGGACATCAGAGACCAAATAGAAGACCTCTATGCCTGCGCCAAAGTATATCAGAACGACGTATTTCTTTTGGACAGAATAGGAAGAAAGTCTTCTTGGGCTACCGACAAATTTATGACCGAACTGTTTAAAAATGCGCCTCCCAACATCGTGAAACCCGTAGAATGGCAACTTAAAAGATAAAACATAAAAACCAATGGAAAACACAGAAAGAGAAGAAAACGCAATGAAAACGATGATAACCCACGTAATAAACGCGACGGCGGAACTGGGGCTTATCAAAACCTTTGACCCTCTCGACGCGGAGGGAATAAGGGATATTCTCTCAAGAGTCATCCCTTCGGGAGGATTTTTCAGGATTAAGGACAAAGTTTCCCGTGCCATATTTCTGGCGACGTTCTTTCCCGTAGGACAGGAAAACGAAGACGCTCAAGTAAATTTGCGAAGCGTGGTGCGCATTTCAGAACTGTGCATATATTCCAAATTTAAGACGAAAAAGCCCGCCACTTACGGAATTGTATGGGTTTACGACGACAATTTGGAAGACGAGAAAACCAAGAAAGAAGCGCAGGAAGCAGTAAACCTGTTGGGAGAATTTATCGAAAAGATTTGCTCCCCGAATGTAAATATCTTTACTTTGCACAAGAACTAAAATCAAATCAAACCAAAAACAAATGAAACTTTTATTGGCGTTAATGACGTTTATGCTTTCGTTTCAAAAAGCAATTCCTTTGCAGGCTCAAGCCCGCAACATGGCGGAAACGCGAGACCTTGAAATCCCGCGACGCATCGTGCCCTTCGAGGATTACCACAAAGTAATCGTCAAGTTTTACCTCAAGCACGAATTTTACAGGCAAAAAGAGCTTGAGGAACAGGGTTACATTCCGGAATACAAGATAGCCGACGAAGTAGAAAACTGGACAGGGATACAAGCCGACAATGCGGGAGGAATAATCATATCCGGCAGAGACAAAAACGGGAAACTATGCGAACCCTATAAGCGAATACAACTGGCTAAAGACGGACTGTATAAAAGGGGAATAGACATCTATGTGTATAAAGGAAATCCCCCTTTCCCCGTAAGAGTAATGCAACTGGATTTAGACGAAGATTAGACAAACATAAAGAGTTCGGGACATATAAACCCCCGAACTTTTTTCTTTTTAACCCTGCGAATGATGACAAACCTTGAGAAACGCTTTATTTACGACTTGGAAATATATCCCAATTTCTTCTTGATTTGCCTCAAAAGAGTTACAAAAGAAGAGATAATTGTTTTTCAGGTAAGCCGACACAAAGACGAAAGACCTCAAATTCTGGAATTTCTCAGAACCGAAGTCGAAGAAATGGTGGGCTTCAACAACCTCAACTACGATTATCCTTTGTTGGATTATGCCATTACTCATTGTTGGAAAGACAAAGGAAGCGTATTTTGCCGCAAGCTGACAAAGAAATCGAAAGAGCTGATTGAGTCGCAGAATCCCAACCATTTCGGAAACTGCAAGAAAAAGCAAATCGACCTGTTTAAGATACACCATTTTGACAACCACGCCAAAATGTGTTCCCTTAAACTGCTTCAATTCAACATGCGCATGGAGAATATCATGGAGACTCCTTTCGATTTCGATTCCCCTCTTGGAGAAGGGCAGGACAAGGACGTAATCGAATATTGCAAGAATGACGTAACGGCGACTTCCAAACTGTACGAAATGACGATACCCGAAATAGAACTCAGGGGAAAGCTGACCAAAATGTACGGCATGGATTTCACCAATTTCAACGCCGCCAAGATAGGAGAGCAAATTCTGATTACCGAAATCGTCAAGAAATTGGGGTACTCCGCGATATACGAATACGTCGAAACCGCTCACGGGAGAAAGAAAACCGTCATAAACACGCCCAGAGAAAATATTGTCGTAAAAGACATACTTTTTCCCTATATCGAGTTTAAGACAGAACCTTTTCGCAAGGTTACGGAGTATTTCAAAAAGCAAGTCATTACGGATACACTGACCGCTTTTTCCAGAATACCTTTTGAAGAATTGGAAGACCTGAAACCTCATTACAAAGAGATAAAAGTAGCCGAAACGCAGAAAAATCTTAATGTAATTTATAAAGGCTTTCAATATGATTTCGGAGCAGGGGGAATACATGGCGCAATCCAAAGCGGGGTTTACGAAGCCGACGATACCCATAAAATCATTGACATCGACATTTCTTCTTTTTACCCAAATCTGGCGATACAGAACGAGTATTATCCTCAGCATCTGGGAAAAGAATTTTGCGAAATATACAAATCCGTATATGAGCAGAGGAAGAAATACGCCAAAGGCACGGTAGAAAATCTGGCATATAAACTGGCATTGAACGGAGCATACGGAAAAAGCAATTCGATGTTCTCTCCGCTCTATGACCCGCAATATACCATGACCACTACCATCAACGGACAGCTTCTGATTTGCATGCTGTGCGAAGCCCTTTGCGAGCAAATCGAAGATTTGACCATGCTTCAAATCAACACCGACGGCATTACCGTAAAAGTGCATATCGACGAAGTTCCCAAACTTAACCGCATCAACAAAGAATGGGAGGAACTGACGAAACTTCAACTTGAATATGCGTACTACAAAAAAATGGTAATCAAAGACGTAAACAACTACATGGCGATAAAGGAAAACGGGCAAATCAAGCGAAAAGGAGCGGCTTTCATATACGAACAGTCTCCTTCCGAGCTTGAATGGCACAAAAATTTCTCTATGCTCGTAGTGCAAAAAGCAGTCGAGGCATGGTTTACAAAAGGAATTCAGCCTTCTGAATTTATACGAAAACACGATAACATACACGACTTTTTTAAACGTACAAAAATAAATCGGGATAGCGCCCTGACCGCCATTGACAGAGATGAGGACGGAGAAGTAAACATCGAAATAGCGTTGCAACATATTACGAGGTATTACATTTCCGGCAAAAGCGAATACAATAGAAAACACCGAAAATTTATTCAATCCGGCACCGGAATGACCCTTATTAAATCCATGCCCTCTCGGAAGAATGAGAGCGGACTGAAAGAGATAAATGTGGATTCGGGAAGCCTGTGCTCAGAGTGCAATGACTTGTCCAAAACTTCCGAAAAGGAAATAAGGAACGGGCTTTGCTATGACTATTATATCGAGGAAGCTCAAAAAATAATAGACTCGGTAGGGATTGTCTCAGAACACCGAGAAAAAAAGAAAACACCGATAACACTGCAAAAAACAATTTTTGACCAATGAAAACAAGGCTAAGTGCCCCTCACATCAATTAAATTATGAATACTCAAACCATCGACAGCAAGACGCGGCTACAGCAAGAAATCATCAGACTGTTGCCCGCAAAGCCTTCCGGAAGGCTTCTTCTTGCCCCCAGATTCGGGAAAACAAAACTGATGATAGACATTATTAAAAGAGAAAAACCGGATTCCGTCCTGTGGGTAAGTCCTTCTGCGCAACTTTGCCAAATCGACATCCCTACCGAGTTTGTGAAATGGGACGCGACGGAGTTTCTGCCCGCCGTAAAATTCGTCACTTACGCGTCGTTGCCCAAATACGGAGGGCATTATAAAATGGTAGTGCTCGACGAGGAACAATGCCTGACGGAACGAAATGCGGCAAATCTGCTGAACAAGACCCTGACCTGCGAATACATGCTTTCTATGACCGGCACGGCAACGGAGCACGGAGAGAAGCATGGTATATACTCGAAGTTAGGGCTTAAAGTACTTTACGAGTTGGACATCAATGAGGCTGTAGGGCATGGAATACTGTCCAATTATCAGATTAATCTGGTAAGAGTAGCCATGAGCGACAAGCGCGACCTTCTCATTAAAAAGCCCGGCAAAAGCTGGTGGACTTCCGAAAAGAAGAACTATGAATATTTGTCTGACAGCATCCGAAGAGCATCCGTCTTGGGAAGCCAAAGCAAAGACGTCATGTTTCGTATTTTTGCACGGATGAGGTTCATCGGAAACGCGCCGAGCAAATTGAGAGCGGTTAAGTATATGCTCGGACAGCAGATTAAAGGCAAAACGTTGATATTCGCCGCCAACATCAAGCAAGCGAAGGAATTATGCGAACACACTTATCACAGCAAGACCGACGACAAAAGTTTGAGGTTATTCCAAGAGAACAAGATCGAGAGAATTGCGATGGTAAATTCCGGAGGAATCGGATATACATATAAAGGAATCGACAACTTGGTGGTGGTGCAGGCGGACTCCGACAGGAACGGAACGGTTTCTCAGAAGATTGCCCGCACTTTACTGGTGCAAAGCGAGTACAAAGCCAACATCTGGATTTTCTGCCTGCAAGAAACGCAGGACGAAAAATGGGTGAATTTGACTCTGGAAAGATTTGACAAAAGCAAAGTGCGGGAATTTTCTTTCTCTTTGAAATAACGTCGAAATAGGATTGTTATGTTAAATTTCAAATCAAAAATGTAATGGAAATAAACGAGAAAATCTTGGAGATATTTGAAGAATTTGACATTCCCAAAGACGACGGATTGTGTTATTTGATTTCGCTCCATTTCGGGCTGAACCCGTCCTTCATACCCGACTTGCTCAAGAAGAAAGTAAACAGCTCTCAGATTGCGGAAGCCGACGAAGACGGTTCGCTGAAATGGAACGCGGAATTGTTCAAATCAAAAAACATGAACACTCCCTTTGACTGGGTTAAAACCGAGTACGTGAAATTATTTTCGGAAAGAAACCCCGAAAAGGGAGGGAACATCAAGGAATCGACCAACAGAATGAAAGCCTTTTTCGCCAAAAACCCCGAAGTGAGGAAAGACGACGTATTGGACGCGACCCGCTTATATCTGAGCAGGACAGACCCCGCATACATCAGACTCCCTCATTATTTTATCGAAAAGGGGGCAGGCGCGGCTAAAATTTCTGACTTGGAATCATGGCTCGAAAGACTCAAAGAAGAAAAGGAACAAGTCGCCATGAGAAGCAGAAATCTAACCAATACTCTGCAGTGAATTTCATTTTGGAATACAAAAAGGGACAACAGGGGGGCAATATAGGAATCCCTCTGGGCAAAGGATTAGTTAAACTTGCGGGAGCAATAAACGGACTCCAACGCGGAAGAATTTATTCTATCGCAAGCGGAGCAAAAGTCGGCAAATCTACATTGGTCGATTATGCTTTCCTGATTAATCCTTGGCTGTCTTCCCTTGAAAACAAACTCGACCTCGAATGGATTTACAATTCATACGAAATAGACCGAGTAAGCAAAGAGTTCGATTTCGTCGCTCACTTTCTGCACGAAGACTACGGAATAGAAAATATCGTTCTGGAAGACGGAGTGAAGAAAAACGGCGAAAGCACCATACCCTTGTCCCCCGATTACCTCAGAGGAAGGGTATTGGACGACGAAGGGAAAGTAATACTGGTAAAGGAAAGCATATTTGAAGCCGTAAAGCAAACCTACTCCAAAAGGATAAAGCCGCTGTTCGGAGAATACAACGAATACGGGCACATCTGCAAAAAAGGAGCAATTGATTTCAAAGAGGAAAGAAACAATCCCACGGGGGTGTATAAATTCTTGTTGGCTCACGCAGAATCAAACGGTCAATTCATAAAGACCAAAGCGGGAGGACAAGGAGAACGCATCATAGGTTACAAGCCGAACAATCCTCAAAAATACGTGATAGTCATCACAGACCATTTGAGGAAGTTTATACCTGAACAGGGATTTACGCCGAAACAGCTCATCGACAAATTCGTGGAATACAGCGTAATCGTCAGAAATTTGTGTCAATATACTTTTGTGCACATCATTCACACCAACAGGAGCATAGTAGACCAAGACAGACTGCGGTATGCCAAAGACATGCTCTACCCTACGGCGGAGGACGTCAAGGACACCAACAATTTGTCTGAGGACAGCGACTATCTGTTTACGATGATGAACCCGAATGACGACAAATATCACCTGAAATCGCACTTTGGAATGAAGATAAGAGACGGGTACGACAATCAGTTATACCCCAACATGAGAAGCATTCATTTAGTGGAGAGCAGGCATACGATATATCCTCAGCACTTTAAGGTAAACATGTTCGGAAACTTCAAAACATTTAAACCTTTGACCGAAATTATTTAATAGATTGCAAGCCCAAAACCAATAAAAAGCAAGAAATGACAGAAGAAGAGGAAATGAAAAGGGAAGCGCAAAAGTTTCTGAGACAAGCTCAATGTTATAGACTTATGCCTATCCCCCATATTTGTTTGCACAAGAAAATAATGCAGATAATGGGAAGGAAACTTATAGAAATGGGACTTTCTGCGTCGAACTTTTATGACCTAAACCGTAAGAAAAAACTGGATCTTGAAAGAGAAGCCATAGAAGAAATCGCGGGAGAAGGAAACGTTGAAATAAGAATTCCGTTGTCGGAAATGGCAAGACCCGCTCTGGAAAGATTAGACATTTACAAAATGGGAGTACTCCATACGAATAGAAAAGTGAGAATGCAACTTTCGGAAATGGAACGAATCTATGCGGAAATGTCCGAAGAGGACAAAGCCTTCTATAAAGAAGAAATCGAAAAGAAAAGATTATTGTACAAAGAAATCCAAAAATCATGACATCAGAAGAAATGGAACAAGACGCCTCGAACTTTCTTTCGAGGAAACCGAGAAGACCCAAGCAAGCCGTAATGGCGAAGGTCTGTCAAATGATAAACAAAAAAATGAACGGCGCAGAGTGGTCGGCATTGAATGAAAGAGAACAACGCGCTCTGGAAAAAGACGCTCTGCGAAAATTGGCTGACGAGGACGACTTAAAACCCGTCCTCTCGCTTTCCGAAATGGCGACGCCTATACTGGAAGATTTGGGATTCTACAACCTCGACGAATATAACGTTTCCAGAAAAGCGAAAGCCCAGATTTCGGCGATGGAACATATATACGACATGATGACGGAAAAACAAAAACTCCTTTACAAAAAAGAACTGGAAACCAAGAAAAGGCAATATTTAAGGTTCGACAAAGAAATGGTCGCCTATTTATACTTTCTTAACCTTCCGTCGGAAAGAGCAGTAACGATAGACAAGCATCTGGCAAAACGCAACATGACCAGATACGACTTTATCGAGAAGGTCATCTATTCCTTGAGACGAGAAGGATATGCCATAACGGCGGAATGGGATGCCGAAAAATACAGGGAAAATCCCATAATCACCAACTTCCTGATGGCAATCGCTTTAAACGGAATCCCGAAAACATGGGAGAAAGAAAATCCTTATTGGGAGGTTAAAAAATTCACGGAAAAAACAGAGAAAAAACAAAAATCAAAAAAACAATGAACACTTATTTTTTGCACATACTGTCCTATTCGCTGGAACCTGTTCACGAAATGTTTATGAACATAAAAGACGCAATGGAAGAACACGTAATAGCCGCCGAAAAGGAATACGGAATAGAGTTAGAACATAAACTGATGTTCGGGGCAAACGCGCCGAGCACTTTCGGCGAAGCAATCTATGTATTCAGAAGCAACTTCTCCGTCGCGGAATTGAATACGCTGATGCGAGACAAAGAGAGAGACGCGGAATTTTATCTCATCTCTCTCAAAGAACCGGACATGATTGTGCACAACATGAAAAGTCCGTCGCTTCAAGAAGCAGTTCAGATTTTCTTCAATACGACCGCCAAAAATTTGGAGAAAATGCTTACGGACAACGAAATCATGTTCGTTTTCGCGGTATCCCAGTTGTCGGAACGATACATGTTGCGTCAGATGAAAAAACAAAAACCGAGAAAACCATGAAACCAAAAGTCAAAGAAATCACGAGAACCTATTTTTTGAATTGCCATTTTAAATCGGCATCCGCCAAAATAGGAATGTTGTCCGCTTTAAAGGATATTGTCAAATATCCCGTCTTTTACTGGAAACAAAAATATTTTCTGGAAAAACCATATCGCGGAAAACGTTACAACTCGGTGCGAATCATGAGTTTCTTTTTCAATGTCCAAATGTCTAAATCGGAATTTGCAAAACATGTTTTTAAAGCCGACGACAAAAACGACAGCGTTTATTTTATTCTGGCGGCAAAAAACTTGTTCGGAAGCAAAGAGACTTTTATGCTCGGCGACACGAGGGATTTCCGCAAAAAGGAAGACATCGAAGAAGAGATAGAAAAAATGCGAGAACTTATAAACTTAAAAGACAAACGACGTGAAAACATATCTTTTTGAATTCCATGCCTGCGAGTCGGAAGACAAAGCAGAAATGTTGGAATTTGTCAGGGAACTCATAAAAGAACCCTACATTTACCTCAACAAAAAATTGCGCACGGAATGGGACGCCTTCCATGACATAAATATCTTCGTTTTCAGAACCGACGCGCCCATAGAAGAACTGGCGGAAAAACTGGACTCCGGAGAAAAAGTCGAAATCTTTCACATATTGACCGAGATAAACAGAGAAACATTTCTAATTTCGCACCCCAATAAAAGCGGAATAAAATACTCGGTCAGAAAAATAATGGAAGGAAATCCGTATTTCAGCGGAGTGGTATTCAGTCCCGAACAGCTCGACGACGAGATAAAACGGGTAAAAGGCGAAGAAGACGACTGGTAAAACAACGAAAATAAACAATAAACTATGGAACAAGAACAAGAGAAACCGAAAACCAAAGTCAGAAGCATCTGCGTGGATACGCTTACCGGCATTCAAACAGAAATGTACATGACATCCGTAAAAAAACCGACTCACGACAAATGGCGGGACTGGGGAGTGGACATCTGGAGTTTTAACTCCGATTTGCAAAATATGGGATTTAACACTATCTTGGTGTTAGGAGAACCCGGAACGGGAAAAAGTACCTCTATGCGCAACCTTCCCCATAAGAGCAATATCTGGTTTAACGCCGACAAAAAAGACCCCGTATGGCTCGGAGGGAGAGAAGAGTACGGAACAAAAAGGAAACCCAACTATCCGTATCACATGATTCCCAAGACCTACAAGGAAATCATAGACCACATAGCCAAAGCGTTGGAGGCGGGAGCTTTTGAAGAGGACAGGTTTGCCTTTCTCACGGGGCATACCGAAGAGTTCAAAAAAGGGAATGACGTGAGGTATCGACTGAAAACCATCGGGAACGTAACCACCAAAATGCAACTGGAGGGCAAATTTGAAACGGTGCTTTACACAAGGGCAATGAGAGACGGAAGTTCCACCAAATACGTGTTTGAAACCGAGAATGACGGCTTCAATACCGTAAGGAGTCCTCAAGGTCTTTTCGACCCGATTATCGAGAACGACTACAATTTTGTGTTGCAGAAACTTTTAAATTATTAATATGATACGAATAGAATTGAATAACGTCATCGCCTTAAACAACACAGGCAAAACAAGGAAAGAAATCGGAGAGCATTACGGGCTTTCCAAAACAGATTGCGCAAGACTTTTCAGACATCCGAAACTAAAGAACCTGAGACCCAATTTTGTGGGTCTCATCAAAGAAAGCGAAGTAGTCGACCTGATAGAAAAGGGTCTTACCCGTCCTCAGATAGCGGAGAAGATGGGCATAAAAATATCCTCGCTTAATCAATTTTTTAAGGAGAACAAACATTTGCGTTTCAAGAGAGCCAAGAAACAGCCCGCCTTTGAACTGATAGAGTCGGAAGAAACGGCAAAAACGGAAGAAACAAAAGAAGAATATGTGCCGATGCAGTTTGAACTGACCGACGAACACGGAGACGACGTTACTCCCGTCGACGAAGGAGAAATTACCGGTCAGACCGACGTAATGGCGGAAGAGCTTCCTTTCTTGCCGGAGGACAAAGTTTCTCCTCCGAAACCGCATGTTCCGCTTCCCATTTTAAAAGACGCAAAACATGCTTGGATTCCGAAAGAAACGAAGAGAGGAGAGACAATTGACAAAGTTTCTGAAATTCTGATTGCTGCTTCTCATTCTGAGCCTCCGGTTCAAGAAGCATTGCGCAAGGAAGCAGACCAAGCCGCACTGGAACTGATAAAAGAAGTAGAAAAACAAGCCGAAGAGAAAAAAACGGAAACGCCTGCGCCTCCTATTAAAAACATCTGGAAAAATTAATCAAAAACAATAAATAAACAATTAAATTATGCTAGAAGAACAGTTAAAGTACGGGTTTATCAGCGACAATGATGACTCGGTAAAAGGAAAATCCGGAGGTTACGGTCAGTTCGGACTGAATACGGGAAATATCTCCCATTTCGCCTTCAACCCCTATGCGGGACGAGACGGCACGGAAATGAACGCCATCGACGTAACCATTAAAACAGGAGAAAAGGAGTATCGCAAGCGGTTCTTTGAAATCTCCCGTCTTTACGGAAAGGGAGGAGAAATCGCAGACAGGTCTTCCGCAGAGTACAAAAACGCTTATAAAGACGCAATGGGTCAGCTTGTTGCCGTGATGGTGCATTTGCTCAAAGCCGTCGGAGTAACGGAAACAGCCATATCCAATGCCCTTAAAAACGGTTTTTCCGATTTTTCTTCTTGGGCTAAGGTGGTTACCTCTCTCGCTCCCCTCAATTATGCCGAAAAACCGGTAGATTTCTTCTTGGAATACCAATGGGAAATTCAACAGGGGCAAAACAAAACGTATCTGGAATTGCCCAAGAACATGAAGGGCGGAAAATTCCTTTGCCCTCATATCGAACCCGTAGGCGGCTCTTGGACGGAGCAAAGAACATGGCAGTCCGCAAATCCCAATAACATAGCAAAAATTGAAACAATGACGGGATTGCGGTATATCGACGCAGGTCAAAACATACATCCCTTTAAACGGGATAAAATGTATATGGAAAGTCGAAAAGCCATTCAGCAAAACGAAGAAGCGGCTCAGGCTCAGCCCCAAAATCAGGGCAACCAGACCTATGCGACAAAACCCGCCGAGCCGAGACCCGTATCTCACCATTCCGCAGGCCCGATGGATTGGTAAGAAGCTCGCTTAAATATCTTTCTGATGGAATCAGGCTATCAATATGATGCCCGCGTCAAATTCCTCGAAAGAGGAATAGACAAGCGCGAAATATTAAAATACGTGCAAGAAGAAGAGATATTTGAATTGGCATTTAATTATAAACCCCAGCCCGGAGTAAAGGTCATTTCTCCTTTCAGAAAAGACAAGAATCCGGGCTGTTGGTTTGAACAGTACAGAGGAAGACTCCGTTTCGTCGATTTCGGAAACTCTCAGACTGGTTCCGGCGCAAGCATCGATTGCTTCGACGCCGTAAAATTCAAGTTTGACTTTGACAATTTTCGCGAGACGTTGCTCTTCCTCTATAGTTATTTTATGGCGGACAAAGACGGTTCGCTTATTCCCCTTCCTCCTTCCTCTTCTCTCTCCGAAACTCAATTCGCTCCCAAACCCAAAGTGTATATACACACCAGAACGAGAGAATATGAAGCGAGAGACAAAAGGTACTGGAGCAAGTACGGAATAAGCCGCAAAAACCTTCTGGACGACAAAGTATTTCCGGTCAAGGAAGCCCATATGATTAACGCAAAACGAGGCACATGGATATACAAACCATGGCAAATATGTTATTCATTTTCGGATTTTCCCGAAGACAGGAAGAAGATTTACAACCCGCTGTCAAAAGGCAGAGGAAGGTTCTTCGCCACCTGCAAAGCGGAAGACGTGGGGGAAATCAAATCCCTCCCGTCTTTCGGGGAGCAGTTGGTCATATCCAAGTCCTACAAGGATTGCAGAGTGTTGAGAAATCTGGGAATTAATGCGGTATGGTTTCAAAATGAGGGAATGTTCCCGTCCAAAGAAACCCTGAAAAACCTGTGCGTAAGGTTCGAACAAATCGTGGTCTTTTTCGACAACGACGACGCCGGACTCTTTGCGGCAGAAAAACTAAAGGAACTCTTAAACGGATGCGTTTCAAACAAGGCGCGTGCTTTCCATATCCCCATAGGCATGGAAAAAGACCCTGCCGACCTCAGAAGATACAGGGGAAACGACTTTTTGAAAAATCTTCTCCATGAAAATCTAATTAAATTTTAAACGGAAACCAAAAATGGAACAAATCTTTCAAAACCAGTTTCACCCGGACTGGAAGCCTTTATTCGGTTTTTTGACCGAAGCCCCTTTGACGCGATTATTTGAAGAATGGCACATAAGAGGAATGCTCCCCGAAAAGGAGGTTCTCTTCAAGCCTTTTTCGATGTCGCCCAAAGAAATAAAGGCAGTCATCTTCGGAAATCAGCCCTATTTTATTCACAATCGCAACAACGGACTGGCTTACGGTATAAAAGAAGGTTTAAAAGTGCCTCCCGCGACATGGATAGTGAACAAGGAAATGCTCCTTGACAACGTGCCCATGAAGCAGGGCAGAAACGCGAATACGTTGGAACATCTTCCTCCGCAAGGAGTGTTTTTGCTCAACCTTTCGCTGACCTGTCAGATGAATTACGAAATAAACCATCTCAGCCATTGGCGGTATTTTGTACGACGGACGGTAAAAATCATTACTGACCAAAACCCCTGCATCTGGATGTTGTGGGGAATAAACGCTCAGCAGATCAAGCCCTATCTGAAAGACAGAATAGACGCCAACGCTTACAACGAAGCGGATTTATTCGAGATACCGTCCAACTCGGATTTTAACTACATTCTGGAGGCGGCGCATCCCTCTTCCAGAACGGGCTTTTCGGGATGCAAACATTTTTACAAGGCAAACGAGATATTGAAAAGGACTAAATCTTGCATTATCGAGTGGTAAATTAAATCTGAATAATATGAGAAAAATAAGGTTTTATTCCTCCGCGAGAGGAATGTATGAAGTAATGTCCGATGCCACTACTTGGGGACAGGCCGAAAAAATCATCACGGAACATTGGAAAGGCTTTATGAATTTTGAAGCAGGCGTGAATAAAGGAGAAGTCTTTATTTACAAATACGGAGAAAATCCGGAAGCCCTTATTCCGAAAGGAAACGTGACATTTTTTGTCCGACGTCCCTCAATTAAATTTACTCTTTTGTCGGAAGAACAGAAACAAAAATTAATTCTAAACAACCAAATCTAAAACAATGAGAACAATCATTTGTTTTTCCTCGATAGGAGGAAAAAAAGTAATCGAAACAGACGCGACCACTTGGGGAGAAATCAAGGAACAGGTCGGTCAGCACTATGACCTGAGCAACTTGCTTCCTACGGAGGCGACCAACAAGACTACGCTCACCAACGACAGCGACAGACTTCCCGAAGGAGACTTCAAGTTATTCCTCCGTCCCGAAAGAACCAAATCGGGGGCTTTCGACCCGGAGGTAAAAAAAAAAGAGGACTTCTCGAAAGAAGTGCTGAGCTTTAACGGAAAATTATTCTCCCTTTTGGGAGAATTTTTCCATAACTCGGCTCGCATAGCCACGGCGGAAGGAATAGAGGAAAGCAACCGCGCCATGGCAAGAACGGAAAGCGAGACGGAAATCGAAAAGTTAGCCAGAGAGATGGCTGAATTGGAGACGACCATCGCGTTAGAAGCGGCGGAAGCAGAAGCTGAGGACGAGGACTACGAAGCGGAACAAGACGCGGAACGCGAAGCGCAAAGCCAAGCAGAACGCGAAGCGGAACGTGACAGAGAACGCGAAAAGGAAGAAGCGGAGTCCGTATCCTCTTTCAACGAAACTCCGGAAGAAGCCGAACTTCGCCAATTGAAAGCCGAGTACGACGCTCACGGAAGCAACTAGGAAGCAGTCAAACCATGAAGAAGCAGGGTCAAAAGCCTTGCTTCTTCTTTTTAAATGAAACCCAAATGAATTTACACAAGTCATTAAGAGACGGAAGCGAAAGATATAAAAAATTGTATGAAGATTACGTCAAAGGGGAAACTCGAAAAACGGAATATATCTACAATATGGCAAAGAAAGGAAACATATATTCCGTGCCTTTCGAAGACGCCGAAATTTTTGCGGAAGCCGTAGACGACCTCATAGACGTGCTCAACGGAGTGTATAAAGACCGTTGGGAATTTTATTTTCAGGAAAACAGTTATCTGGCAAGCGGAAAAGACGGAAACTGTTATTTCATGTACGTCGCGGTGCATTATCCCGAAATAAAAATCACCAACGAATTTATGGACGAACACCTCATCAGAGACATGTACGTGTTCTTGAACATGAGATTTAAAGAAACCGGAAACATCTATTTTCAGAATACGATAAAACCGACCAGAGCCACCGTGTCTTTCGAAGAATACGCCATGTCGTATATTCATTCTCATTCCCCCGCAAGAGGATATGACACGGACAAAATATTTTTGGTCGAACCTTATTTCTGTCTGGGAGAAAATACCGAAATGGTCAGGATGCTCAAACGTCTGGAAAGCGGCTCCGACAACGATTACATGGAATTGTTCTTTCATACTTTGAACAGCTACGTGGAATGGGAATCGACGGAAGGAGTGCCTCACATGACCATGCACAAACTGCTTCCCAAGAAAGGACTGCACGACGGAGACTCCACCACTATGGCATACGGTTATTTCTGGGAGGAAATGCAGAAGATCATCGCAAGAAACCCGCCTCCTCCGAAACTGAATTTTGTTTTTCAGGACGGACATTACAGACTGTCGGCGGACAACTTGTTCAAAGATTATCTCAAAACGCTGATGAAGCAAAACCTTTCGCTGTGTCACCATAATCTGTACATTTTGGACGGAGAAAGAAAGAGACGGTGGTTTGCCAACGTCACGCAAAATTTCTCCGACCCCATAAAGAAAATGGAATTGGTCAAACAGAAAGACATTCACTTTTGGTTCAGAGGCAAAAGAGTCGATTTCAACATCATTATTTCAGATTCAAACAAAGACGAACTGGAACTGACTCACTTTGAAATAAAAGAAGAAGTCCTCGATTATGCGAAAGCAAGGATAGAAGAAAACATATTTTTTAAAGGAATCATTAAACGCAATGAAAGCAAGATTTAAAAACAAAATAAAAAAGAACATGAACAAATTCGCGGGAAACAAAACCGAAACCGCATTGCCGGAGCAAAGGGAACTCATCAAAGTAACCGTGCCTCTTTCCGTGCTTGAGAAAATAGAGTACCTCTGCCGTCTGATATACGACGTGGAATGGTCGGGAATACTGCTCTATTCCGTAAAAGGAACTATCCGAAATCCTTCCGAAATGGAGATATGCCTTCGAGACATCATTCCCATGAACAAAGGAACTCAGTCTTACACCGAGTACAAGTTCAACGAACCCAAAAGGAATAATCAAGGCGCAGACGACAAAATGATAGACTATTTCGAAGCCGTGCCCGAAGCGTTGGACGACAACTGGAAAATAGGGCTGATACATTCCCATAACAGAATGTCCGTGTTTTTCAGCGGGACGGACAACGACGAGCTGAAAGAAAATTCCGCCGCGCATGATTTCTATCTTTCTTTCATCGTGAACAACGCGATGGACATGATTGCCAAAGTCGCCTTCAAAGCCAAAATGAAAAAGACGGGAAAAGAGGATTTCTTCGCCAACGACGAGTTCGGAAATCCGTATCGCATCTTTGAAAAGAACCTCATATTCACTAGCGAAGAACTCATCGTGCACGACTGCAAAATAGAACTGCCCGAAAAAGTAACTCCTAATTTAGACAAAAGGTTCTTGGACTCCGTCGAAGACATCATGAAGAAGCCTTCTCATTCCTATTCCAATAACAACTCCTATTCCTATTCTCCTCCTTCAAGCAATTCTCATTGGCTCAGAAGGCACGACGGCGACGAATGGGACTCTTCGATTAACTTGGAAAAACAGATGGAACAACTGGAACGGGAATCGAAAAGACCGTCTCCCACTCTGTTCGACGAAGAGCCGGCTCCGATGAAACACGACGGCATCACTCTGTCCAAAGAAATGGTGAATTACCTGTTCGACAAAGCGGGGAAAGACTATGAGAAATACCTCGTATTGTACAAAGAGGAAGTCGAAAAGATAAAAAAAAAAGAGACCAAGACTAATAAGACCGGGAATGACGGGGAATCTATGGCTATCGAAGATTTTTTGGTCGATCTTTTGCAAGACCAAGAATCTTTCGGAAAGCATCTTTCGCTGAAAAGTCTGTTAAAACGAATAGAGCAAAACTATAAAAACTCGCCTAATCTCTTTGAAAACAGACTTAACATAAGAATCACGGAAGACATATTCGAGAAATTTTTTGAAGAGCATTTTTCGAAAAAGGAAATCACGAAAAACGGTTTTCCGGCAACCGATTACGAAAAGAAAAATATGGTGCTCAAAGCCTGCGCGAAAATGTTGCGCAGAGACCAAAAATCGTATTCTTTGCCTTATAAAATCGCGAAGAAGCTCGAATCTTTGAGATTTTTCGAATCCACGGTCAAAACGATAAGCGAACTTTCCGACGAAACCGAAAGATATTTTCGGTCAATGACGGAAGACTTTATGTATGACCTGTTTAAAGACGATCACATGACGAATGCGAACAACATATATCAGGTGTTCAGATTTCTTCAAAGCGACGGGTTCGGAATAATAGACGACGACGTCAAAGTCTTAATGGAAAGGATAAAGAAAAACTTTGACAAAGAGTTTCGTTTTCATTTTGAAGACTCAGGCGTAGAGGACATAATCGAACTTAACTTAAAAGAAGTCAGAAATCTTGCAATAGACATGTGCATAGACATTCTCGGCGACGTCGAAGAAAACGAGTATCCCTTCAAAGAGGAAATGACGGAAGAATTTAATTCATTAAAAATTTAAACGATGCAAACGACAGAAAGATTTAAAGACGCTCCTTGGTTCGACAAGGAAAACAAAATAGCCGCCATGATAGGAGGCGCGGGAGGAATAGGAAGTTGGCTCGCCTTCTTCCTTTCCCGCGCGGGATTCAAAACAATCGTATATGACGACGATTACGTGGAAGCCCACAATCTGGGAGGACAGCTCTTTACCCGAAAAGACATAGGCACGAGAAAAGTAGCCGCCCTTTCCAAAATGATAAGCATATTTTGCGAGAAAGACATCCATGCCATAGGAAGCAAATTGACTAATGCCACCATGAGCCATATATTTTGTTTTTCCGCTTTCGACAACATGGAAGCCCGCAGAATGATGTTTAACGTATGGAGCAAAAATTGCATTGACAAAAACTCATGCGCGTTGCTCATAGACGGAAGGCTTCTCATGGAACAGATGCAGATACTTTGCGTAACGCCGAAAACCGCCGAAGAGTACGAAAAGAAATATTTGTTTTCAGACGCGGAGGCGGAAGACGCTCCCTGCACCATGAGGCAGACTTCTCATACCGCCGCCATGATTGCCGCCTTCATGACCGGTTTCTTCACCAACCACCTGACCAATATTGCGGAAGGAGACGCGGTAAGAGACGTGCCTTTCTACTATGAGTATTTTCTGCCCATGAATTTGAGCACGGAAAGAAAGCCGAAACCGAAAGAAAAGCCGGAAAATGAGCCGGAGAGTCCGCAATGCGTTCCCGAAAAAGAAGATTTGGCATTCCTCAAAGCAGAAAGAGAAAAAGAAAAAAATCCGTTTATCTAAAACCTCAAAAGCAATGAATGAAATTGAAAAAAGCATAGTAGAAAACCTGTTGGGAACAAATCGTCTGCACGGTCCCGTTCCGGCAGGTCTTCGTTATGACCCTATGACGGCGGGAACTTACAGCATAAGAGACTTTCCGAGAACGCACCATCCCATGTACACGGAAATATATTCCAAATATTCGAATTCTGACGACAAACCCGTCAAGACAATAGGAGGACTGACAATTTATTTCAAACTGCTGTATCCGATGTATTCGATTCGATACAAGAAAGAATCCGTATTCGACAGTTTGACGGGAAGAAAGGGTCCTTACCGGTATAACAGCACGGTGAACAAATACGAATTTATAATATCCGTATATCCGGGTTGCATACTTTCGGCTTCCGACCAGATACTTCTGATGCTCACCACGACGAATATGTCTAACGTAAACGAGTATGAGTTCGGAATCAGGGACAGTCCGGAAAATTATAAACTGTGGCTGTCCAACGAGTTGATTTCAAACGAGCTGTACAAAATTTTTCATAAGTTCCTCAAAGTTGTTTATATTTCGATTTTCGAGAAGTACGGAGCGGAAGTAGCTTATTTGCCTTCTCGAAAAATAGAAAGCGAGCTGTTTCCCGAAAGAGAACTGGCAAGAGAAACGGAAATGAACGAATTTAGAACGGCGGAGAAATTTTTGACTCACCTCGACGATTTGAAACTGGAAACGCAAATAAATTAAACATGGGCAATACGAACAGAACGAAAGGAAACAACGCGGAAAGACTGTACGCGAAGGAATTCAAAAAAATGGGTTTCGAGGACTGCGTCACTTCGCGGTACGGAAGCAAACAACACGACGACGCGGGAATCGATTTGATAAACCTTCCGTTCAACGTTCAGATAAAAGCGGGAAAGCAGACGGAGTTCCGACCTCCGTCTGTCCTGCAAATCACCAAAGAAAGGGTGAAAACGATGTTCTCCAAAAGTTCGGCGGAACAGAAAAAAACGACGATAGCCATACTCCACAAAATGTACGGGAAAGGAAAAAAAAGAAGAACGGAGTATGACCAATTGGTGTTTATGACTTTTGAAGATTTTAAGAAACTTTTAAACAAAATAGAAAAATGGGACTAATGGAAAAATCAGGGTATAAATCGCACAGCACGAAAGAAGAAATTCAAAAGTATTTCGACACGGACGCGATAAGCCAGAGCACGTTGAAAAAACTGCTCGCAGGCATGGACAAATACGTGAGGAAGGAGACTTCCGAAACAGACCAAAAAGAAACCGAAGCCATGCTGATAGGCTCTGTCGTAGATTGCGTTCTCCTTCACGAAGAAGGGGACTTCGACAAAACGTATTACATCTCCGACAGGGAAATCGACCTCAGCGACATTGAAAAAACAATGGTGCAGTCGGTGTACGAAAAAGCAAAAACCGCTCCTCCCGGAAAGAGAAATATGGAAGAATACGCAAACGAGATAGGAGAAACCGTGTGTCAATTTAATTGGCAACCCAACTGGAAGCCGGAAACCAGAATAAACAAACTGACGGAAAAAGGACGAGAATATTTCAGAGAGCTTTTCGCGACCGAAGGGAAGAAAATAATCACGAGAGACGTCATGAACAAGGTCGATAAGGTAGTCGAGTCTCTGACTACGCACCCCAGAACCAAGAACTATTTCGTCAGAGACGCCTCTCCTTCTTCGAACATCGAAGTGTACAAACAAAAACCTTTGTATTTTTTGATGGACGGCAAAGAGTGCAAAGCATTGTTGGACATTATGATAATAGATACTTCCGACGAAAAGAAAATCAATGTATATATCTTTGATTTGAAGACCATGAGCGAACCTGTTTCTTACTTCCCCTCTTCCGTAAAGAGATTCAGATACGACATTCAGGCGGCATGGTATCTCAAAGCCGTCGAAGAAGTCATAGAGAAGCCTTTCAAAAAACTGGGAGGAAGAGAAGACATCGTATTTTCGTATGCTTTCATAAATATCGTAGAATCCGTAAACTATCCCGGCAATCCCGCATTGTATCAATATTCTTCCAATCTGATTAAACTGGGAAGATTCGGAGGCGACGGAGAAAAAGGATATGAAAAATTATTCAAAGAATTTATGTTTTACGAACTTACCGGATGGAAAGAAGACCTTTTTACGGCGAAAGGAGACATTATTATGTTAGAACCATGAAACTGCAGAGAAACAGAATATATGTGAACAAAACTTGGCGTTTTCTCGCTCCGTGTCTAAGAGATCACGGTTCGGAATTTGTCAAGAAGTACAATCCTGCGGCAAAGTTGGCGTTGGGCATTTACGACGAGCTTTTGAGCAAGGCGAGAATTACGACGGGAAGAAACATCTATACGGTGTTCGACAAGAAGAAGAATGCGACGGCTTTCAGAGCATTGATGGACTATGTGCGAGGTCAGCCCTTCTTTAAAGGCGACTATTGCCCCGACTCGGACATGATTAACACTTACCTTCATTGTCTGGTCATAGAAATCCCCGAAGAATATTACGACGCCTACGACAAATTTTTGCAGTCCAAGTACAGCGAAATGTACACGCCCCGTCAGTTGAAATATTTGTTTTCGAGCAAACAGAGACAAGAGGAATACTCCATTCTTTCCAAGACGGGAGAAGCGTTTACCAAATTCAAAAAGACGATAGAAGAAGAGTTCGGAGAGAAGGCAAACGAAAATTCCGCGTATAACTCGGAATGGGAACTGCCTTTGAAAAAGAAAGAAGAAATATTCAATTGCGAGTCGGAAGACAGAATATTCTTCGACAAAGATTTAGACAAAATATGGAAATAAACAATTTAAAATAAACCAATCATGATACGAAGAGACGAATGCGGCAAACCGGAACATCTTGAGCCGACGGTAAATTTCATACACGCCGACAAATGCAAAAAACTCGCCGCAGTGATGACGATAGAAGAAATGAAACGTTACAGCGAAGACTTTTGCAATTTTCTGAACAACGCGGAAATTGAATTTTTGGATCCCGCTTTGCAACAATGGTATTTGAAAACTTATCATGATAACCTCGAAATGCTTTCTCAAATCGAAAACAGACGGAAATGAAAGTCGAATTTTTAATCGAAGAGGGGGCAGAAGCTCCCTCTTACGGTTCTGACGGAGCTTCGGGAATGGACATAAGAGCCTTTCGTACTTTCAACGAAGGAGACCGTTTTGAAAAATACGGAGAAGTAAGCGTCAAAGGACACGGCAAAACCGTTTTCGGAACAGGGGTGCACATCAAACACATGGAAGGATGCGAAATTCAGGTCAGACCCAGAAGCGGGCTGACTTCGAGAGGAATCATCGCCTCCTTCGGCACGGTGGACGAAGATTACAGAGGAGAGATAAAAATCACTCTTTTCAATCACAGCTTCTATTCCATTCTGATAAAGAAAGGGGAACGCATCGCCCAATTAGTGCCCATGCCTATAATCAGACCCGAAGTAAAAATAGAAAAGTACGAAGACGAAAGCCATGTTCAATCCACCAGAAGAGGAGACAAGGGGTTCGGAAGCACAGGACAATTTTAAAACCAAACGCAATGACGGCAGAAGAATTAATCAAAGAACTAAAAAAACTTCCCCGATATACTCCGGTAGTCGTGGAAGGATACGAAGGAGGGTACAACGACATCACGATTTCGGACACCATTACGGTCAGACAGAAAAGAGACTCGCATTGGTACGAAGGGGAATTTGAAAGCGTCGAAGACGCGGAGAGAACGCCGGGAAAAGATTTAATCGACGACGGGTTCTATCCCGTATTCCGACTGGCGGGAAAGAACAACAACGCAAAAGAAAGCATAAACTAAAAAATCATGACAGTAATAGAATTGAAAGAAGCTCTGAGATACTATCCGAGAGACATGAAAGTAACCATTTTTAACGAAAAAACAGGAGTGTCAAACATAACAGAAGCGCGTCAAGGATACGTCTTTTGGGAAAATCAAGAATGGAGAGAAGTGAACAAAGACAATGAAGAAGTCGGAGAAGTCGTAGTATTTTTGCGTTGAAATGGACAAAAACAAAAAATATACCTTTAGAGAGCTGAGAAGCTCGATAAACGCCTACAAGACGCTGATTTCAGACGACGCGAAATGCACCATCTGCGGAGAATGGAATCCCGAAGAAATAGAAGAACGGCAGTCTTGGATAATGGGAAGAGTGCATTGCGGCGGCAAAACGATTTACTATTCCTTTTGTCCTTGCTGTTCTTGGCATCTCTTCGCAGACGAAGAACCTCCCGACGAAATTGCTTTAAAACTAAAAAAACCTAAAACATGATACGAAACATTTTAAATCGCTCTTGGGGACTTTTGTCCCTCTTCATTGTCCTTGCGGCGGTGTTCTTCATTTTCCGAAATTGCGGAAAAGAGAATCCCGTCGAAGCAAAGAAAGACGTCATGCTCGTCAAACGAGACTCTGACTCTCTGCTTATATACAGAATGAACTCGCTCGTAACGGAAAACGCCAAGTCGTTTATCGCGCTCAAGACCAAAGACGAAGAAATCAAAAAACTTCAAGGATTGGTCAAGAAATACAAGAACGAATTGAGATACGGCGGAAGCGCGGTTCTGATTAATCAGAGGTCGTCTTATCGAATACGAAGAGATTGTGTGTCTGTGGTTTCCAACGCTGTCTCCCGAAAAGGGGACAGCGTCTTTGTGTACCCCGCATATAAATCTGATTTTAACCTAGACAAATGGATACGGGGAAATGTCTTGATGAACGCCGACTCTGTAAAAGTCGATGTAAAGGTGAGGAACGAGTACGAGGTTCTCCTCGTGCCGGGTTCTCATCGATGGTTTAAAAGACAAATTGCATATATCCAGATTAAGGACAAAAACCCCTATTCCGAGATTGAAGGAATACGCTCTTACCAAATGGCCGTTCCGAAACAAAGACGTCTCGGATTAGGGGTTTTTATAGGTTACGGGATAAGCTCCGCAGGCTTCGCGCCTGTAGTAGGAGCAGGACTAAATTATACCATAATTCAATTTTAAAAATGACCATAGGAGAATTGATAAACATTTTAAAGAGGTGTCCGCAGGACGCTTTGGCAATAGTGCCCGCCCGTGAATCGGGATATAAACTCGTCAATAATTTTGCGATTTACAGCCTTAAAAAACGAGAAGAAGAAGGTTCTTGGGGGCAAGGAGATTATGACGGAGAATTAGTTCCTTCCGACAACATCGAAGACGTAGAAGAAGGATGTATTGCGGGAATTCACATCACCGCTTACAATACCTGATTATGAATTGCCTCGAAACAGCCGTCCTTGTCCATCTGGCGATAATAATGTGCTTCTTCCTTATTTTAAGAAACAACTCTAAATACAATGAAAAAAATGAACATCGAAATGTGGACGATAGCAATCGTCTTGGGATACGCCCTCCTTCTTACCGCCGTATATCAGATAAAAGACTGGGAACGAAGGAAAGAGATGCAGTACATGTACGACATATTCACGGCTCAGAAAGAAAAGGAGTTTTCTGAAAAATTAGCCGACGTGAAGAAAAAAGTCATGCAAGGATACATTAACGAATATCACCTAGACTCTCTGTTCGACAAATACAAAGTCAAGAACAGGGACGTGGTCAAGGCTCAGATTATTTTGGAAACCGGAGATTTAGGAAGTTCCGTGTATCGTTGGAGTTGCAATATGTTCGGCATGAAGTATGCCTATGTCAGACCTACCACCGCGTTGGACAAGTTGCCGAGGACAGGTTATGCCGTATATGAAAGTTCCGAAAGCAGCGTCATAGACTATGCCCTCTATCAGGCAAGGATACGACAACACGACATGGACGACGAAGAATACATCAAACTGTTGAGAGAAGTCAAATACTCGGAGGACGAGAAATATTCCTCCAAATTGAGAGAGATAATGAAACAACGACAAAAACAGAAAGAAAATGAAAGCTGACATGCGATTATGGCAATTGTGTCCCAAGTGTAACGGGGAAAGAATGATTCATCCGTTTCCCGCCAAAAGCGCGGAACTGGTGATTTGCGACGTATGCAACGGCAAGAGCATCATCAGCTCGTTGGACGGGTTGCCTCCAGACGGCAGGGTCGTCAAAATAGGAGAAATGCTTCATATCCAAACCGAGAGCGACAAAAACAGAGACGCCAAAGGATGGTTTGATTGATTATTAACGAGAGGCGGGGGATTCTTCCCTCGCCTTTTTAAAAAAATTTGATCGCGGCTCTTGGTCATTAATCAAAAATTTCTTCTCTGTCTTTCTTTTGAAAATCCTTTGCCATGATCCTCAATATGCGAATCGTGTTATTTATGATTTTTTTCGCTTCTTGTTTCCTTTCGTCTTCGGGCAAGTCTTGCAACTGTCTGACTTTTATCATGGTCGTCAATATTTTAAGCCCTTCCGTGTTAATCAGCTCGGAATCCGACAATCCTTTTATTTTGTTTACTTGGTTCTCTCCGAATATTGTGTTGAGACGATTTATTTGTTTATGCGACAACTGCGCCAGTTTTCCTTTTCTCTGAATAAAGAACTTGGCGTCGTAAGCCATATTTATTCTTCTGTTCACCGATTCGCTGTCGAAAGTAAGTCCTTCAAACTTGTCTTTCATCTGTTCGTGATAATCCTTTTTCTTTTTCGTATTCAGTTTCTTGTACTGTCCTTCTCCTTCGTCTTGGAATATCTGAGCGGTCTTTCCTAGATAGCCGTATTGTCCCATTATTCCTTCTCCTCTCATTTCTGCCAAATTCCAAGTAGGTCCCACGGCATAGGAAAAAGGACTGTGCACGCTTTTCGGAATAGGCGAAAGAGCCAATAGCTTGTCTCTCGATTTTTCAAATTCTCCCTCCATAAAAAAGGCTACGCATTTTACCGAGTCTTCGATTGTCTTTACCAACATATTTTCCCATACGTCGTCGTAAATGCCTACTATGGACGTGGCGGGATCTGACATAGTTCCGAACTGAACCAAATTGTTGGTAAGCTGATTGTACATTCTGGCTTTAAAAGTGTCTTCCTCTTCGTCGTCTCCGGGTCTCAGTAATGCGTTCACCAATATCATGGTCAAAAACATGGTTATTTTTGAAGCTAATTCCGCCGTGCAGGCTTTAATGGCCATAATCTCGTCCTTGTTTTTTATGAGCTGTTGTCTGTCCTTGTTCATTACCAGACTTCTGTCTATCATTATCGCGTTGGTAACCTTTTTTCCCAGAATACCGGAAAGAAAGCGAGGATAAGTATTCCATGTCTGAGTAACCATTTGTTCCAGAGAATACATAAATTTCAGCATTTGGTGACCTTCCGTCACTATTTTGTCTCTTCCCGCGAAGCGTTTGTAAAGCATGTATATTCCTGCCGCTCCCGCCGCGGCCATGGGAATAGTGCCGGCAGAAATTATCGCCGCTCCTCCGTATGCCGCCATTCCCGTCATTCCGCTCCCCAATCCGCACATGGCTATCGCCGTATGAAGCCATCCCGAAGACAATCCTATGCCGACCAACATGTGGCTTGTAAACGTCATCGGGTCGCTTTCCAACATCTGCGCATACCTCCCCTTCTTTTTTATCCCCCTTGTATTAATATCTACGTTTATCGTTTTTTCGTTCTCGGACATAAATCCGGAATATCGCGAATTGATGTGTTCCGGCAAATAGGTTTTGAACAACAGGCCCATTCTTCCCAAAATGCTCGCTTTTCCTTTCAATCCGTCGTGTTTGGCAAAATTTCCCTGCACTCTGGACACTACGTTGGTCATTCTCAAACGCAAATTTTTCATTTGCTCTCCGTACAAATCAAACTTGCCTTCGTATTCGTCTTTCAGTTTAAGCTCTCCGTCTTTGATGTGATACAAAGTAAACTGTTGCGTCGCTTTGTCAAAGAAAGGCACTTTCGTCGTGCCGCCTTTTCCGTCGGGCACTTCTATCATTTCGTCCATCATGAGGCACAGCACCACTTCTCCCTGATTTTTTCTTTCCGGAAGATTAATGGCCAAATCAAAAAGAACGTTTGCCACCTTGTCGTCGAAGGTATCTACTCCGCTTCCTATGGTATCGTATTTTTTATGGAGCCCTCCGAAGCGTTCCAACAGTTTTTCAAACACTTGAAGCTGTTCTCGTTTTTTGGACAACGGCTTGTTTTTGTTTATAAATCTTTCTCTCACTTTCATGAGATTTGAGTATCCCATGAAATCTTTGGCGGGCATGTAATTCCCCGGCGTCCAGTATTCTCCCGACATGTCCGCCGCCGTATTCGTCAATATCCCTTCTCCTCTGTTCTTGGCTCCGGAAATCGGATTGAGGGCGAGTCCTCTGTATATGCAGTAAGCCATTAATCCGTTCATGGCGGAACTGATGGTTATCGGAGAACCCATATGGTTCAAATTCAATTCTATGAAGTATCCCAGTGCCGTATGGAATTGTTCTTCCGTTACGTCCTGCGAGTCGTTTATGTCGGTTACTTCTTTGTTTAATTCTCCCGAAAAATCTATGGCCGGAATCCCGACCCCGTTTTCCTTGAGCATTTTGACGTTTGTTTTGTATTTGAATTGATGGGTTACGGGATCTTTATATACTTTGAAATAAAACTCCTTGCCGTCTATTTCCTGAATTTGCTCCATTTCTTGTCCGGGAGTAATTCCGTTTTCCACGATTTGCTTGTATTCTCTGGCGATTACCCGTTCTTGCTGAGTATATCGTTTCAAATGGCTTTTGCTTACCAATTTTCGGGTTCTTTTATTTGTGGTCTTGTCCACGTCTGCGATTCTCGAATACGCTTTCTGTATGGCTTTTAAAGTTTTAAGCTCGTCGGTGCCGAGAGCCTGTTGAGTGATGCCGTCTTCCCAAAGCGGATTGGAAATGTTATACACGTGTTTTTGTATCCAGTAGTCGAGTTTTGCTTTTCCTTTGGTTCTCTCTATATTGACGGAAGTTTGTCCCGTTTTTAAATCTTTCTTGGAGCCAAATACATTTTCATAGGTATTGTACATGGCCATGATTATGGGTTCTGACATGTGTCTCGTCCTGTGCACGGAGGCGGCGGTAAGCATTTGCTTTATGGAAGAATCGATGTCCCCGAAATAGAATTTATTTACTTCTTTCCTTGCCGCTTTCAACGCTTCTTGTTCGTTCATGCCTTTGGTCAGCATATAATTTTTGGCAAGTTCTTTTATCTCTTTTGCCGAAGAGTCGTAGTTGTTGCTGACTATTTCTCCGCGTTTTTTGTATCTCTGTTTGCTGAAAAAGTTTTCGGTCATTACTCTCCACGGTTCGGAAACGAAGAAGGAAGTAATCGGGTTTTGGACTCCTCTCGAGGATTTGTCTTTGTTTTTGACGTCTCTTCGATAACTCGCCATCTTGGCAAAGAAGCCGGTTTTTACCATCGGAATTTTAACCCTTTCCGAAGATGCCATTCCATATACGTTGTTTATATATTCTCCGGCTTCGTGATAGAGTTTCCACAGTTCGCTTTTGTTTTCGTCGTTCTTTATGGTTTCAAATTCTTCGGAAAAATGGTCTTTGTTGTCGTGCTTCGGCACCATCGGGAAATTCTCGAAGTCGGAAAAATATATTTTTCTCGGAGCAGAAGTGTATTCTATTTGTCCTTTTTCGAGTTTGTCCATGACTGAATCCGCATATTCCTGCAACATCCCGAAGCCTTTAAACTTTGTCAGCTTGGCTTGTATCTCGCTTTTAAGAGAAGACATGGAAGGCGTTTCGAGTCCGGTCGTATTGTTTTTTCTTTCCAGTTGATATTGTTCTATCTTTCCTTTTATTTCCAATAAATCATTTTGCATTTCTTGAGTAAGTCCTCCCGCGGGCTTAATGGCTCTCGCCATTATGTCGTGTTCGTTCTCTCTTTGGTAATCTATCGGGTCATAAACTTTTTTGTTGATGTTGTCCATAAACTGCCAGATATTTCTGGACGCCAGAGACTGATTTGTAATTGTTCCCGTCAGTTCGCTTGCCGAAGAATGATAATTTTGCAACGTCGCCATGATGTTGTTTTTTATGGCGTGAAGCTGAGGTCCCAAAACGCCTTCTAATTTTTTTTCATAGGCTATCGCGTCCGCTTCGTTGTAACCGCTGAAATATTGACTGTACTTCGGGTCTTTTCCGTACTCGTCGTACACGGCTTTTAAATTGAAAAAGTTTATCGGTTCGGAATTATTGAGAATCCAGTCGAAGGCGATTTTATACCTTGCCGTTCTGTTTGCCCCGGAAAACGAATTTTTGAAAGACCTTACTTTTTCTCCGAAAGCCTTCGTCATGCCGAACCATGCTTCGCTGAAAGCGTTTATCAAAAAACCGTCTCTTTCTCCGTCTTCGTCTTTGCTGAAAAATATTTCTTTTTCTTGGTCGGACATTTTATGTTCCGAGTTGAATTTGTCCATCCTTTCCATCAAATCCATGGGGTGTTCCTGATTTTCGTGCAAAAGATTTTCAAATACTTTATAAATGTATTGAGGGATTACGGTATCTCCTTTAAAACTCGATATAATGCCCAGTATGTTTTCGCTCAGCACGTCTATGTCTCCTTCCGCCGTGAGCAAATCTTTTACCGTAAAGTCTTCAAATTTGCCTGCCGAAATTTCCTTTTTTCCGGCTCTCCGCTTTATGTCCTCTCTCGAGTTCATTTCTTTCAGCACGTCGGTTATAATTCCGTCTTTCTCTAATATCGCCAATACGATTTCTTTGTTCTTGTCTTTGAATATTTTCGTCAGCGTCGTTTTCATGGCGTTGATGGCGTCCACCGTCTCCTTGTTCTTTTTTGCCAACTCGATTTCTTCTTGAGGCGCGGTTCCGTCTTTCGGCACGATTACTTCCGAAAAATGAATGTCGTTGTAAAATCTGAGTTTGTTTCCCGCCATCAGAATCTTGTCTTGATCTCCGGATTCGAGAGCCTGTTGTATGGACTTTAAATCCAGATAAGCGACCGTAAATTGACCGAACTCTTTATTTTCGAAAAGGTATCTTGCCTGACTTTCCAAGATGTCTCTTTCTTTTGCGAGCAACGCTCTCTTCTGTTCTGCTTCTATTCCTTTTACGTTTTTCAGCGTAAACTGCTTTCTTCTGTTTTCCTCAAGCTGTTCTTTTTTCCATTGCGCCAGTTCGGCGAAATTTTGTCCCAGAGGAGCTCCGTTCTCTTCTCTTATCTTCTTTATCTTGGCGTCGAAATCCGCCTGCGTCTGACCCTGAGAAGGAAAGCTGAGTATTCTGGAATTATAGGGCACTTGATAAGCTCCTCCCCTTGCGTCGGACATTTTATGCTTGTCCGCGGTGCATATCGCGGAAGTTATGATTCCTTTCGTGCCTTCTATCATTTGTATGGCCAATATCCTCGAACCTATCGGAATTTCTCCTGTTCGCTGTCTGATGAGTTCGGCATAGTGAGACTGTTGGCTGACGTCGGATTCGTGAAAGTTTATGGTGTCGTCCAATACGCGGTCTTTGACGGAAGTTTTTAAATCTATGATTTCTATCCTTCCGTTTCCGTCGATGTTTATGATGTCCACCGTGCCCGCTATCGTTTCTCCTCCCACATTGCCCCACAATGTCGGAATGTCGGACACCAGATAATTGTTTTGATTGGAGAAGTTTACGAATATGTCGTATATCTGTTTAATGGCGGCAGAGTCGAACTTGGGAGGAAGCACCCCTTTTTCCGCCGTTACTTTTGCTTCTACGTCCGTTACATGCTGTCTGAACAACGTTTCAAAATCTTTGACGGACATGACGCGAGGCGTGACTATTGCTTGCGCGGCATTGTTTTTTTGGCTTCTGTCATTCGTGTCCGTCACAAAATCCCTCAATGTCAAATCCACGATATTTCCTCTTGCCGTAGCTCCGCTGTCGGCTATATGTTTTTCCTTGCCCAAAGAGGTAACCCTTCTGAATGTTTCTCCTGTTTTAGGATCTATGTATTCCGAAGATTTGGCGGGGTTCACCGTCAATGCTTTTACGCCTATTTGGTCTTTGATTGCTTTGGCGTGAACCGCAGGGTCGGAATGAGGGGAATAGTGTCTGTTTGCCCCTTCGCCTCTGTGTTTTTCGTTCCAGTCTTCCAAAGATCTTTTTCCGTTCTTGACTTCGTGAAGTTCTTCTAATCTCTGATTGGCGTTTACCCTTATTCTGGCTTCTTTGAGATAACTTTTATCGACGATTGCGGGTTGTTCTTCTTTCGGAAGGAATTCATATCCTTTATTGGCGGCGTCTGCGGCTCTGTCTGCGAGGAAATCGCATTTCGCCTTCGTTCTTCCTCTTGCGACGGGAATACGGTATCCGCCGTATATTTTCTCCGCTCCGGAAGTCTTTTCTATCTTTTCGTTTATGCTGTCTATGAGGCAGTGCATGTTATTTGCAATTTATTTCGGGTATCTCTCTTATGTCCGTCAAAGATACGGTTCTTGGAGTCGAATGTTTCCCGGCGTCTCCTTCGTCTTCGGCGGCGGCAATTTCTTCGTCTGTAACGTCATCTATGTCAGTGGGTATTCCCGTCTCCAGTATTTTGCCGATGGCTTCGACGACTTTGTTTTTCTTCTCCTGAATTTCGGCTTGCAACGGAGTCTGTCCGGAAGAGATTTCTTCTCTTACTACGGCATCTCCCATGCCGCTCATTATCTCCTCCGGCTCCGTCGAAAGTTGTCCTTGATTGTCTTCTCTGGCGGTTTTAGTAATCAGCGCATGCACCGCTTTATGGAAAACGATTTTATAATCCGGCGTTCTCTTGTTGGGATCTTTTTCCCAGAGGTAAGAAAATACGGCTCTTATGGAATTTGCGAAACGACGCAAGAAGGTTTTGTTTTTGGTCTCTAAGTTTTTGCGATATTGCTCGGATACGAACATGCCCGCCACAAATTCAAATATATTTTTCGAGTAGTATGTGCCCAATTTGTCGTATTCGCTGTAAGGAACGGCTTCTCTCGCATCCTGAAACATGGTCACGAGCATGGTCACGAAGTTGGGAATTTTATTCGGGTCTTTTTCTTTGTATCCGAGAATATTGTTGTTCTTGTCGACGATAATATGTTGTTTGAGACGATTTACGGTAATCGAATGAATTATTTCTTCAAACAGGATTTCTTTGAATACTTTTCTCACTTTGGCAAGGTCTCTGTGCTTTTCGGCCAAAGAAGACCATATGGTCGGGCTGATATATACGGTGTTTGTATCTTCGTCATAATAGGCAAGCTCTCCGTTTTCGAGTTCTTTGATTTCAAGTTTCGATTCTCCCAGATAAGGATAAACTTCATCGAATATCATAGCCTCTTCTTTGGACAACGGCATTCCTTGTTTTACTACGTCCGCCAATTCTTTCAGCGTCTTCATTTTAGATATGAGAGCGTCGGATTTAGCCACGCTTCTTTCTACTCTGACCGTTTTGCCGTTCATTTTTTCGTAGGACACCAGATAAGGAACGCCTTTGTGGGTCACATACTTGTTGAACAGATTTTTTTCGTCGCTTACGGCTCTGATTTGCACTTCTTGCTGTGCGTCGTAGGACTTGTACATTTTGCTCTTCGTTCTTTGCAATTCCACGAATTCGTGATTTCCCGATCCGCGAACTATTACTTTATACGTTTTGTTTTTTATGTTCGCATATATTGCTTCTTCGGTGGCAGGTCCGTAATCGCGAGCCAATCTTTCTACGACCTCGTCCAGTTTTTCTTTAGAGTCATAGGTTTTAAGCAAATGGCTGTTATGTTGAAAATATTGCGTAATGAAGAACTCCATTTCTCTCTTTGTTTCCGGATTTCCTTCTTTGAGATTCTCGAACTGCTTGCGTATGGTTGCAGATATGCCCAATTCGTTTAAGTAAGACATCGGTATCATTTTCTTGAATCCCACCACGCCTTTTCTGTCGTCTGACAAATAAGCGTATCGTATCAAGTCCATCGCCAAGTCGCGGGGAGTCATCGTCTTCCCGTTAAACGTGCCGAGCACGGTTTTATTGTCTTCCATCAGTTCCGCGAAAGCATTTTGTTCGTCGGTTTCGTTGAAGCGCATTTCTCCGGGCGTTCTGTGTATGGCATGTCCGTTTTCTTCCGGAACGTAATTGATCTCCAGATTTTCGACGAATACGTTCCCTTTCAGTTTGTTCTGCTTTTTTATCTCCTGCAAAATCATTCCCAGAGATTTGTGTTCGAGGGCGGCATTATTCAAGAACAATCTTTCCTTCTCTTTGGTCGCGTTTCTGTTTCCTAGTACTGCTTTGGCGTTTACGAAGTCCACCAGTTCGGTGAGAATGTCGTATTTCTGCTGTACGGAATATCCTCCGGTATCTTCCGTGTCTAATCCTCTGTGAATAAATATGTCGTTTATTACGTTTTGCACCGTTTCCGCTTCATAGGGGAAATACGCGGGCAAGAGAGCCTGTTCCGCTTTCAAAGAGTGTATCAATACGATGCCTTCGGTAGTAGTCGGCTTCCACCAGAAACTCCCTATTTTGACAAATCCTTCTTTCGCGCTTATCGATACTTCTCCTATTAAATAATGCGCATTTTGTATTGATTTGTCCGTGTCGAAATTAACATTCATCCCGTCCTTCCTCATTTGCATTATTTGTCCTTTTATGGCTTCTCTGTGCAATGCCTTTCTGCCCATGTCGTTCAACTGCGATATTTTCTGCAGAGTCTCGAAATAAGAAATGCCCAGTTTGCGAGAACCCATCACATTGACGAGTTGTTGTATTTGAGAAAGTTCTCTGGCTTTTTTCGACAAATTCATAAACAATTGCAGAGCCGCCATCTGTTCCCATGCCGAGTCTTTCAATGCCGCGTCTTTGTTCAGCATATTAAACAATTTCTGACCCGTCAGCTCTTTTAGCGTTTCTTGAAAAAGACCTTCCGACATGCGATACCTGTCTTCGTCGTCTATGTCTGTTTCGACTTCGACAGATTCCTCTTTTTCTTCTTCTTCCTCTAATTCCTTTAATTCCTTTAATTTCTTTTTCTTTGCTTTTTCTTTGGCATATTCCTTTTTTTCTTCTTCTAATTTATTCTTGTCTGCCTTTGCTCTGTATTCATTCATCAATTCTTTGAATATCTCTTCTTCCGCGTTTGCCTGATACCCCGAACCGATGCTTTTCCTCTTATTGAGCCTTTGCACAAAATCTCTTATGACAGGCTGAGACATCAGCAGAGAAGGAATATGAAGAGGGGTTTTTACTATTTCGCCGTTCTCCATGATTCCCGTGTCCACCGGATTCTTTGACATGTCGAAACCCATGTGAGCCATCAAAGAGAACACGGGCATGGTTACGGTGTTCTCGTTCCGTTTTCCCATGTTCTGCTTGTTCACGTCGTCCACCGCGTTGTTTTGGTTTTCGGCATGAGCGTCGTTAATATTTCTCCTTTTGTCCAACGTTTCTGTTTTAGCTCCGAACTGTCCGCCAAAGGTCAAATCGCCTATGGTTAATTTAATCGGTTTCCCGTCTCTGTCCGTTCCCCATGTCAGGTGAACTCCTTGCGCCACTGCTTCTATTTTTTGCAACTGAGCCTCGAATACTATCGAATTGGAATAAATTCCCACGCCGGTCTGAGAAGCCGCTCCGCTGAGGAAAAGCTCTAATTGAAATATGTCCGAGAAAAGAGAAATGTCGGTCTCGTCTCCCTGACTCAATACCTTGTCTATGATGCGGGAAGTTTGGTCTGCCGCGTCGGTGTTGAGGGATTTCATGATATTTCTCTGTACCGTGGGGTCGGTGGTCATGAACACCGATTTATACAAATCTGAAAGCGCGTTTTCGAGCAATTTTAGTTCTTTCCTTCTCTCATTTTGTTTCGGCAGTTTTACCAACAATTCTTCCAGTTCGATCATCATTTGTTTTTCTGCCGACGCTTTGATGCTTATTTCTTTGAGCCTGTCGAGAATTTCTTCTTTCTGTTCTCTGTCTAATTCTTGAACTTCTCCGAAGAAATAATCGAACATGGAATTTTTGAGATCCTCCGGCATGTCGTCGAAGTTTTTATGCGCTTTGACGTACATTTCGGCCATAAGCTCCGCAATTTCTCCTCCCGACGCATTATGGAGCATATCCAACTCCTTGAGAATTTTTCCTATCTCCCGTTCTTTTTTGGCTGCTCCCATTCTGGCCGTATGATAAGCGTCGTTTACTTTTTTCTCCCCTCTTCTCTCCTTATAGTTGTTTCTGTTAAGTTTGACTATTTTTCCTTGAGCGTTTAACTTGTAATGGGGTTTGTACAGATACCGTTTGTCAAAGTCATAGTCCTCTCCTATTTGTATCAGATATTCTTTGGGGGCAAACATTAAATCTTCGCACTCTTCCGGAAGGAAGCCCACGACTTCGGCGATAGCCCCCGATTGATGCGCAGAGGTGGGTATCCTGAAAGAAAACATCTCCAGAAGCTCCGGGTCTATCTTGTCCATGCGGAGCATGAGGTTTCCGTTCTCGTTGATGTACGAATATTTCGGGTCTCTCAAATCGACGTAATTGTAGTTGCCGTTTTTGTCGATGTATTTGAAATGAGACTTGACCAGAATTTGAGATTTGATAATTCTCTTTTCTCCGTTTTCGGTCGTTACATAAGTAGAGCCGAGCTGTCCTCCGGTGTCTTTAATCCATACGATGCCCCTTCTTTCTTTTTCTCTGAGCACTACGGGAGGAGTGAAAGTGTCTTCTTTTTCCTCTTCGTGTATCTCTACTTTTTGAACATTCGACTCTTTCTCTTTTGCTTTTTCCAAATTCTTCCAAAGAATAGCAAGTACTTTTTCTTTGTTTTCGGAAGGTCTTTTTGCGTTGCTGTTTTGCAGAATTTTTATGTTCTGCTCGATATACTCCGCGTCGTTTTCAAGCCTGTCGTATTCTCTGTTTTTCTCTTCTTCCAGTTCGTCTCCTTCGGTAGCAAAAGCTCTGCCCGCTTCGGAAAGCACGAGATCTCTGTTGCTCGCTTCTTTGACTTCTGTTTTGTCCATGCGAGACAATACCCGGAGATTTCTTTTAATGGAAGAAAGCACGGACTTGGCTTCTTTAAGAAGTTCGGGGTCGGTAATTCTCTTATTAATCCTGTTTTCCAGTTTCTCTATTTCCGTTTTCAGATAAACCTTGTCGCTCGTGATTTTATAAGGGTCATATCTCCTTTTATTAATCTTGGAATCGTTTGGAATTTTTATGAGTCCCAGTTTCTTCTTTTCCTCGATGACTTTGTCTCTGGCGTCTTTCTTCTCGTTGTAGGAGAATACCATTCCTTCCGCCGAACCCAATACATGAGAGTTGCCGGGAAGTTTGTTGGTGATTAATTTCGTCGCAATGTAGGCTTTCAGCAAAGCCTCGAATTTATGCCTGTTGGGATTGAAAAGCATCGGAGAGTTCATGACTACTTTTCCGTTCTCGTTCATCAGTCCCACAGAGTCTAGCAAAGCGGCGGAATAGCCCCTGATTTTAATCTCTCTGGTGATGACCTCCTGCATCTTCTCGATAATGCGGTTCTGCTCCTGTCTGCTTAAATCGTCGAAATGAAGGTTTGTGTCTATGCCCGAACTTTCTTCCAAATCTTTCAACAGCAATTCGTAATATTTGAAATATACGCTGTTCTGCAATTTGTTGAGTTCTTCTCCGGTGAGCATTTCGGTATCCTCCACTCCCGCGTCTTTGAGATGCTGTGCGTCGAAGAAGTTGGGGAAGGCTTTGTCTTTGACGCGGTGAATGAAATTGCCCATCAATATTTTGAAGAACTGACTTGCCATTCTGACTTTGGCGTCGTGTCCGGCGTTGAAACCGTCTTTCTCTTTGGAAGGAGACTCCTGCTGAATTTTGAATCCGCTCATAGGCAGTCTGCTTGTGGATTCCGCCATCCCTTTCATGCTTTCCGGACTGTTGTTCTCTATGTCGAAATCATATATGTCGTCCATATTCATGGCGACGCTTGTAGCTCCCACTTTAAAACTGGATTGATAGGAGGCGGTTACCGGCAAATACTTTCCTTTGTTGCCTTCCGTTCTTTCCTTCTCCAACTTCTCCATCGTCTGACGAAGCTTGTCAAGTTTCATGCCTTTGGTCAAATGAGGAAACAGAGGGAAGAAAGAAGATTTGATATACACGGGTCTGAGCACATTGTTCTCTTTGTCCATCACGTTATGGGCATATATGGGCTTGCCCGGATTCATCGTAATTCTTTCTATCGTTTGGAGATCTTCTTCCGACAGCTCCATGTCGCCTTCTATTTTCCGTATTAGATTTTTTCTCTGTTGTGCATCGATTTCCCCTTTGCGTTCCATGATTTCGAGATAGAATTGCCATGTAACATATTGTTGGGAGTCCGTGCCCGTAATCCTGAAATACGGCTTGATGTCGGAGAAATGTCTGTCTATTATTTCTTCGTTCTTGTTTTCGAGTTCTTTGACTTTTTGTTCGTATCCTTTCTTCTTCTCTTCTTTGAGTTTTTCGATTTCGGCTCTGTTTTTTTCTAATCTGTTAAAAGCCGCGCTCTGAGTTTTATTGAGCGGTTTGCCTTGATGCGTCTCCATCAGTCTGCGCACATTGGGAGACTCGTCTATTCTGTCTTTGAGCAGAATGTGAGTAAATTCCTGAGAGTATTGACTGTTGGGGTTTTCGCTGTCGGCAAGTTTGTTTCCCGCCGCCACCGCGTTCACGGCTCTTTTCTGGAGCGTGTATGCCGAAGCCTTTATCGTCTCTCTCAAAAACTCCGGAGTCATCACTTTGGCGACGTCTATCTTTTTGACGCTTCCTTGCATGACATAAGGGAGTTTGGCTTTGGAGTAGAAAGCCACGTCTCCGTAAATGATTTGCTGTTTGGCTACCTGCGTAAGCAAATTGTTTATCGCAAAGTCGGCCATGGAGTGATGCAATTTTCCGTACTCCGTCATCTTGCTCTTGTCTCCCGCGTTCAAAAACTCCGGATTCAAATCCTGCGTGACTTGAGCTTCCGCGTTATATATTCCCGACTGCGTAAGCTGACTCATTTTCTTGTTGGTCTCGCTCAAGAAGTAATCTTTCAGCTTGTTTTTGGCTTCGGCTATGATTTTTGCTCTTATCTCTTCGCTTATCGCTCCTCTCGAATCGTGAAGCAATTCATGGATATTTGACTTTATCGGTTTTCCCTGTTCGTCGGTTTCTCCCATTTCTATTTGAATATGGTTGAAAGACGAGACGTTGTAAAACACTTTGGAAGCATTGTCGTAATTGGCGTAAGGAGAACCTGTTTTGCTTTGATAGGAATCTACGACCCTGTCCAGCTCCGTTTCAAATACCTGTTTGGTCAGGAAATTCAAAATCTCCTCGTCTATTATCAGCTCTCCGGTGTTTTTGTCAAACTTGAGGTTATTAGTATCGAACCTTATCGCCGGCATGGGCATATATACCGTCTTTCCCTTGTTGCTCGCGGTGATGAGGGGAAGATGCACCATGCGAAATTTTATCTTGGAGTTCGGAAAAGGACTGTCTATTTTTTTGTTCCTTTCGTACATGAATAAATTCAGCAACAGTCTGAGTTGGTCGGCTTCGGTGAGTTTCCTGTATTCCGAGTTTCCCGAACTTCTTTTTCCCATCTGCAAAGCCTCCAACGAAGGCATAGGCAGATTTTTGAGCATCTTGAGAAATTCTTCGTTTTTCAGAAATTTCAGGAAGTAGTTGTCTTTCGCATAGTTCGTGTTTAACAGTTGTTCTACAAAAGTCGGGTCTTGACTTATGCGTTTTACGATGTCGCTTACCGAAGAAGTCTGAGCTACGCTGTTCACGGTCTTTCCTCCCACGTACATGCTGTATCCCAAAAGTACGTCGTTGATGTCCACTTCGAGAGAAATCAGGCGGTTTAAAGGAGTGCTGATTTGATTGAGAAAATTTTCCTTCCCTGAATTGGTGATGGCGTCGGGAGAAGAGTCGATTACTTCTTTTAATTGTTTTGTCAGAAGCGTAATCAATCCTTGCGAACCATATAAATTATCTACGAATTCCCCTGTTTTCGGATCTTTGGTTACGGCAAAATTTTCTAACGTGTTTCTGTTTATCGGTTCAAATCCTATTTGGTCGAGAAGAGCTTTTATTATTTCCGGATCTCTTTCGTGCACGTCTAACGTTCTTTTTGCGCCGAGATTGTTTTCTACTACAATCTTGTTTTCTGTTTTTGCCAAGTCTTCCAGTTCTCCCAATATTCTTTTCGCGAAAGATTTATTGAAACTTACCTTTCCGTCTTTGTATATGCCGAACTTTTCGACGAAAGAATTTTTGATTTTTCTCGATATGCGAATATTGGACCTGCCGCTGTTTTCGTCCACTATCGTTATTCCCGCCGTTTCATACACCGGATTTCCGTCTTTGTCCGTCACTAATTTTCCGTCTGCGCCTTTGAGCTGTCGGTCTCCGTAGTTAATGATTATCTTGTGCATGGTTACCTTGTCGGTAATCATTTTGTACATGATTTCGTTTTTAAACTGCTGAGGCAATGCCTTGAGTTTAATTTGCAACATTTTATAGAATACGTTTCCGATAAAGTTTCCCGCTTCGTCTTCTATCGGCAACGCATTGTACTTTCTGTCCATTTCCGCCATCATGGCGTCCCAGTTGGAGTTCATCATGCTGGCGACGTCGAGAAGTCTGACGTAAGCGTCTTCGGGAGAAATGTATTCCGTCATCCCCAATTCGTTTACGACGGTTCTTCCAGTAGTTTGGTCTGTTCTGGGCATCCCGTAAAATTCGAGCATTACTCTCTTGCTGAAAGAAGAGAGGATATTGGTCTCGAAAGAGTTCTTGTCATAGACTTCGTTTCCTTCTCCGGTTTCGTCCATGTCCAGATCTTCTTCCGTGTCTTTGCTCAAATCCACGTCGAGAAGGTTAGACCAGAAACCGTTGAGTTCGTTCTTTAATTTTTGAGTTTGTTCTTTGACGGCTTTCCATTTTTTCAAAGCGTTTTGCTGATCCTTGACATATTCTTTCAAAGCGTCTAAGGATTTCTGCTGTTCGTCGGAAAGCGTTGCGTCTGCGGCGGGAGTTTGTTGTTTTAGAAGTTCGTTTAAAACATCGAGAAGTTTTTGCGCGTCTTCTATTTTTTGGTCTATGGCTTTTTCGGTCTGATTTTCGATGACTTCTTTCACCGCCTTTTTCGCCTGCTTCTTGTCCGTGATTTTTTTCAGTTCTTCTTTGATGACCACGGCGGTCATATGTTTCAAAGACTCGACCAATGCTCGTTGTTCCGGAATGGTGAGACCCTCGACTTTGCGATCATTTTCCTTTACGACTTTATTTTTTTCTTCTTTTGTTTTCTTTGCTTTCTCTTCGTGTTTTTTCTGAATTTCGGCTATCATGGCGGCGCGGTGGACGGAAATCATTTCGTCCGCCATTCTTTCCGCTTCTTCGGAAGTATATTTGTTTACTTCGTTTCCTTCCGCGTCTTTTGTTTTTTCGTTTTTGAGATGCTCGGCCATCCTTCTTCCGTGTTCTTGCAAGATTTCAAGTTCGGCTTCTATTCGTTCTTCTTCTTCTCGGGCTTCTTTTTCTTCCTGCGATTCTTGCGTTTCCTGTTTTACGGGGGCACGGGAAGCGGGAGGAGCCGTCGGAGATGGCGGAACTGCGGGAGCAGGGGGCTTAGAATCGGGAACGACATTGATTTGCTTTTCAAACTCCGAAGTTTTTTCTTGCCATTGACTCAATAATTCTTTTTGATCTTGTATTTCTTTTTTTACATTTTCTATTTTTTTATTCATGTGTTTTATAAGTCCTTGCAATTCGACAATTCTTTCTTTCGGAGTCCATTTGCTGTTTATTTCTGCCTTATAAACATTTATCCTGTTTGTATGAAGAGCTAATATTTTTTCTTTGTGAAGAATCAATTGTTTTGCGTTAAGAATTTTTGCTTCTGTCGTGTCATCTTCTTTTTTTCCTTCCGCTCTTAATTCTTTTAACCTGTCGACTTCCCTTCTTTTTTGTTTTCCTTTTTCGATAATTGATTTCAGCTCGTCTTCAAAGTGTTTTATCCATTCCGTGCTTTTGTCTTTTTCCGGTCTGTCTGCTTCTTGTTTTTTTGTAAGTTCTATTTCGTTTTTTACTTTTCTTGCCTGTTCCCTGAGATCTTCAAGTTCTGCTTCCAGTTTTTCTATTTGTTCTTCTATGGGAAAAGGTTTCCCTGTTTTATTTTCGAACTTAAATTCTGCCGGAAAAGTCGGATTCTGAGCCTGCTGTTGTTGTTGCTTTTGCTGTGCTACCTGAGCCTGAGAAGACGGGGCTTCCGGAACGAAGATAGGCTTCTCCTCTTTGGGATGAATGATTTCCTGCTGTTTGGAGTCGGTGGCGGTCATCTCTAATTTAGGAGACACGTCGGCGACCAGTTTCTTCTCTCCGTCTATGCCCGTCACCGTCTGCAACGACTTCTCCGTATAGTAGAATTGTTGCATGGCGCGGTTGTAATTCATGCTCGACGCTGTTCCTTTTTCATCCGTCAAAACCGCTTCTCCTTTTGTCGAATCGAGTTTGAACGAAACCCCGAATCTTGAAATCTCCCCCGTCTTCGTCGCATTGCCGACAAAAGCCTCCAGTTTCTGCAAAAATGCGTTTTGGCTTTTAGCCTTGCCCGCCAAAGAGAATATCTCGTTTAACGTCGCTTCCATTTGTTGCGTCTTCTGTTCCGCGCTTCCCGTTTTGGGAGAACAGAATTTGCTCATATATTTTACCAATTCCTGAACCGACCCTAAATTGAGACTCATCTTGGTTTTTACGCCGTCTCTTAACGCCTTCGATTGGTCGTAAGAAAATCCGAATCTTGCTTTTATTAACTTTTTAACGGCTTCAAAATTTACATCGTTTCCTTGTTGTTCCGCGAGAGCCAATATTCCCGACAATACGGCATGTCTCATCGAGTTCTGCAATTTCGGATCTAAAGGGAAACTTCCGTCCTGCGCTTTATAGGTGGACAGCACTATGGGCATGTAAAACGTTCTTCCGTTCTTGTCGGTATGCACCGGAACCATCACCGCCGTGACATACCTTCCGTATCCTCCTTTCGAGTCTTTGAAACTTTCTCTGAATTCCAGTTGAGGATCGACGTATCCTCCGTCTTTCACCCTCTCCTGACGGTCTGCGTTTATCTCTCCGTCGAATTTTACTTTTTTCCCGTTGTTATCGACTCCCGTAACATATTGTATCGCTCCGTCTGCTTTTCCTCCTTCCAGATAAACCAACGCCAATACCGGTTCTTTTCCCTTCTCCAATTCATGGGTGGCATTTGAAAGCTGTTGAAGAGGATACTGCTTTCCGTCTCTGTCCGTTTCTCCTTTCAGCGTTCTGAGCATCCCGAAATCCCTGCTTTTGAAACTGACGGGAGTTCTCTTGTCTTTGTTCCTTCCTATGGCTCTCCTGACATTTCTGGTTTCTTCTGCGGCTTTGCTTCCCCCTGCTCTGACGTTTTCCCGCTCTTCGTTGTAGAACTCATGATTGCGAAGAGTGGTCAGAATAACCCCTTGTCCTTTTCCTATCGTCCTTGCCGACTCCGACGTGTCGTGTTTGGCGGGATTATATTTGCTTCCGTTATATACTATGCCTACGGGGACGTATTGGTCAAACCATTGCTGATATAAATCGTCTCTGCCCGCAAATACTTTCTTTGCCTGATCTTTGGCTTCTTTCCAAGTAATGCCTGCTTTGGGCACTCTCACTACATAATTTGCATATGGACTGTTCGGGTTTTTGGGGTCATTGGTATTTCCCTGTTCGTCCACAAGCGTCATGGTGGTGGAATTTGTTTCCGCCGTAGGCATCACGTAAGTGTCGTCGTCTATCTGCCTTGCCGTGAGCGCAAGAGGATTGCCTTTGATTATGTTTCCCTGCGCGTCGTATTCAACCTCGATTTCGTTTTCTATATGGGCGGTGAAGGCAGAGTCCATGATGAAGTGATTCTGCACCAAAGAGTTCAAGAATTTGAATATGCGGTCTATCAGCTTATAAGTGCCCTTGTCCTGTCTCTTTACCTCCTCGGCGTAGATGGGAAGCCTTATGGAAGGAGACACTCCTCTGCGGTCGCTTTTTTCATTCTCTTCTATGGTCTCGTTTATTTCTGCCGCTTCTTCCGCAACTACGACGGCAGGCTCTGGAACTAATTCTTCCATAAGCGCGGCGGCAGAGAAGTGAACGTTATAAATTTGTTCTATGCTTGGTATAACGCCGTTTATTTTTACCCATCCTTCCGCCAAAACCGGAAATCTGGCTTTTATCTTGTCTTTTTCATAAATCGTCAACAGTTTTTCTATCATGTCGTTGAACGTGGGAGTTCTTCCCAATTCTTGTTCGAGTTCTTTGGTTACGGCCGTGATAAATTCTTTCAGTTTTTTTTCTGCCTCCTGTTTTGCGGAAGAGGTTTGTCCTCCGGTTTGAGGAGAGAAGTATTTGTGAGGATTTGCGTAGTCAATGACATTGGGGTCTTCCTGCGGAACGAATCCGGGAGTATCTCCGGGATGCTCTCCTTCTCCTTCTGCTTGCGGCATTTCTTCTCCTTCTTCTTGAGGAACTTCTTCTTGCTGAGGAACTGTTTCCGTATGAGGAGCTATTTCCGGAGGATCGATTTCTTCCTGTCCGCTTTGAATTTCTTCCGCGTGTTGTTTTTGTTCTTGTATCTCCTTCTCTTTGGCTTCTATCAATTCCGTATTATCGACGCCTTCCTCTTTTTTCAGTTCGGCGAGTTCTTTTTCCGCTTCTTCTATTTCTCTGAAAAATTCTTCCGCGTCTTGCCGTTGTTGCTGACTGTGAGCAACGGGGGGAGTTTGTTGCTGTTGCGCTTGAGTTTGAGGGGCGGTTGTTTTCTTGGGTTGATTTTTGATTTTCTCCGCCTTTGCTTTTTTGTCCTTTATCTGTTGTTTGTTTTTTTCGACTTGCGCTTCGAGTTGTCCTATTTTTTCGTTGATGGCTCTGATTCTTTCGTCTCTTATTCTGTCGATTAATTCTTGTTCATCTCGTTCTCTTTGTTCTCTTTGTTCTTTCGGAAGTTTTTGTTGCTGTCTCCGTTCTTGCAGTAATTCTGAGGCGGCAAAGGGAAATTTCTTGTCTATTTCTTCTAATATTTTTTTATTCTTGAGAAGTATTTCCAACTCTTTCTCTTTTCTTTCTTTTTCTTTTAAAAGCGGTTTTTTATACTGTTCACGCAATATCGTCAAATCTTTTTCGAGAGCTTTGATTCTTCCGCGAATTCCGTTTATTTCGTTGTTTATGGCATTTATGCTTGAAACGGTAGAATTCAAGCCATTCAATATCACCAAATTTCCGGCGTCGATTTCAGCTTGAATCGCCGCTTCTCTGTTTACAAACTGTTCTTCTACTTCATTATCATTATTATTATTATTATTATTATTATTATTATTATTATTATTATTATTATTATTATTATTATTATTATTATTATTATTATTATTATTATTATTATTATTATTATTATTATTATTA